ACGACGCCACCGATCACGTTTTCATTGCCGGGTACGCCGCCTTTCGCGCCGAGACACAGCCTGCAGCCATCCTTTTCAACAGTTGTTGCCGCTTTGGCTGCGCCCTGCTGGGCGGATACCGGGGCAAGACTGGCGCGGGCTTGCCAACCTTCCCATGCCTCTTGGGCATGCAAGTACCGGCTTTCGTCGCGACTGCTGCGGGCGAGCCAAGTATCAGCGTCGTCATCACTAAGCGTCCGCGATGGATCGTTCGCCTGCTTCCGTGCAATATAGGCGGCCTCAAACAGCGCCCGCTCGTCTACCGCTTCTCCAGCCTGTACAGGCTGGGCTGCGCAGTCAGGGCACGGCACTCGCTCAAATTGCCAGCCCATCGGGTCAGAAATCGATTCGGAACCGCCGCAGGTTGAGCAATCACCGCTCGCGCTATCCGTGGTATCCGGCGCATCGGGAACAAAGCGCCGCGCGAACTTGCCCATCGGCTCCCAATGTCCATTCAAGACTGAGTCAGCAGGGGCCAGTGCAGCTCGGCGAGCGAGAGCGATCAGTTCGTCAGTTTGGCGGATCAGGTGCTCGACATCGTGCCGCCGATTAATTTTGCATAATCCGAGGCGCAGTGCTTCCAGCTTATCCAGGTCAAAGCCTGCTTCTGTGCCGGTAGGGGCGATAGTTTTGGTGTGGCTCATGGTTCAGTCCTCGAACACGCGCTTGATCTGCGCCTTGGTAAATCCAATGAATTCGCAGCCTTTGACGGTCGCGTGGTAGTAGGTCATGCGCGCGCTCGACGCGCCTTTCACGGCCAGGCCGGCAGCAACCAGGCGCTCCATCGCTTCCATAGCCGCGCCGCCGCTGGTGGCGTAGTAGTTGCGGAATCCGTAGTTGCTTGGCTTGTACTGGTCCGTGGCGCCGAGCATGTGGCGCAGCTTCTTCACATCGTCGGGCGCGATGCTGATGATGTTGTTGCTCATGCCTCGACCCCGCCACTGGCCTGATTGCCGTTGACCTCGGCCTTGATAGCGCGCACTTCAATTTCATACGCTGGCTTGCCGTTCTCGTTCACGCTGATTATGTTGCCGACGCCGACGTATTGGATGATCGAGCCGATCACATCGCTGGTGACGTCATATTTCTCGCCCTGCCACGCCGAGTCAGTCTTGTTGATACGCCCGGCGTAGATCGTGTTGGTGAGGGGTGATGGCTGGACGCGGATCTTACCCATGATCGCCTCCCTTGCTGGCTTCGCCAGCCGGTACCGGCCGCAGAGCACGCAGCTCTTCGATCATCGCAAGGATTGCGTTCGGGTTGGCGGCCTCGACGAAGGCGAGGGCCGGGTGATCCTCGCCAGCGAGGGCCGGGTGATCCTCGCCGGCGACGGTTTCGAGCAGGTACTCCATGCCGCCTTGGTCGGGCGCCGCGATGACGACGCCGGTGGATTCCCAGTCGCCCTTGATGGTGCCGCCGCCGGCGGCCTTGGCCAGTGCGGCCAGGTGGTCGAGGTTCACTGTGATTTCTCCTTCATGTGGTTGATGCGGTACTTGTTGACCCAACGCTGCACGACCTTCTCGCAGCGCGCCAACGCGCGCTGCAGCGCGTCGACAGTCGGCGCTTCGAGCAAGAAACTCACACCGCCGTATTCGCTTTTCTCACGCACCCGGACATCTTGGGCCTTCTTGAACTCGGCGCTGAGCATGTCCCACAAGGTCTCGGTGTAGCTGGTGAAAGTGAGGGCACTTGGGTGGAGCTCGGCTCGGGTGGGCCGCCTTGCGCGCTTATCGGCATCATCGAGCACGAATTCCAGCTGGCTGCCGTGCACGGTCTCCACGAAGAACAGGGCCTGGTAGCAGACGACATCAATGGTCGATTTCATCGTGGGCCCTCCGGAAAATAGTGAGCCCGCTCTTCGGGCGTCAGGTAGCGCCGGTAGGAGCGCGGCAGATCGGCCGGCTTGGCCCAGACATAACAGGGCCGACCGTTCGAAACGACGTGCATGCCGTTGTGGATCTCGGGCACGCGGATGCGCAAGCCGTGCTTCTTGGTGACCTGGCGGTCGCCGGTGGCGGGCTTGGGTCGGCGTGGGCCGGTGGTGATGTGGATTCTCACGATGGCTCCTTGCGCGCCGGTCTTGGGTCCCGGTACGTGTAACCGGGCTGCTGCCGGCTGATGCGGATGAACTCGACCTCGCTGTCCTCGAAAGGACCGAGCTTGTTGGCGTTCGGCCAGATGCCCAGGGCCTCCCGCCCGTCGAAGGTGCGCACGTCATGCGCCAGCTTCAGCCTGTACCGGCGCGCATCAAGCTGGTAGGGCACCCACTGGAACAGGTAGAAGGCGTACGGGCTGTTGCCGATCAGGATCTGGGCGAACACGTCGCGCGGGTAGCCGATGTCGTCTGGAGGGACGTGCAGGCGGCGCGGCGCGGCTTCCAGCTCGGCGATGCGCTGCTCCTGGCGCAGGATCAGCTGCTCGGCTTCCGCCAGGGTGTCGCGGCGCAGCGCGTAAGCCAGGCTGCGCTGCATGTCGTCCAGCGCGTTCAGCAGCTTGCCGTGCTGGGACTTGATGGGCGCGTCCTTTGGCGGATCCTGCGGGATGTCGAAAGTCTGGGCGCCGGGGCGTTCATGGGCGGTCATTGCGTTTCTCCTCACCCTTGGCGGCACAGACCAGCGTTGCCACGTTAGCGGCGCCGGCGTCGGACTGCCGGCGAATGGCGGCGGCAGCAGCCTGGCACGCCGGCTCGGAATCGAACTCCACGGCGAGGGCCGCGCGCCCGGACAGACTGGAGCCGTAGGCGGCCCAGAGGACGATCAGGATGTAGTGCACGCTCATTTTCTTCCTTTCTTGGCAGGTTTCTTGGCGTCGACCTTGGCGTTCCAGTCGGCGCGCTCCTGGTCGGCCGTGCGCGGCGCTGCGGTGGCGCTGCCGCGGTGGTAGGGCGCCGGCAAGCGGTCGGCCAAGGGTGCCCGGCCGGTGCGTGCTCCCCAAGGTTCGCGAAACGGCGCAGGCAGCCCAGCTGCCGCATCGGCTGGCTTGGCCGGCTCGCCGATGTACTGGACGTTTTTATTGCCGTCATAATGCGTCATGTCGTAATTCATCTTGTTGCCGCAGCTTGGGCACCAGAAGCCATAGCGGGTGCGCCGCACGCGGCCGCAGGTAACCTCGACCAGGCAGTACGGTACGTAGTTCGGTTCTTTCATCTTCTCCATCATGAAGGAATCCATCACGACTTCGGGGTGGACGATGTCGGTCTCGGGAATGATGTGCTTGGCGGCCAGCTGGGCGGCGAGAGCTTCGAAGTCGTTCATTTCTGCTCCTTGCGGACCTCGATCCAGGTTTCGCCGCACTGATTTAACCCGCACCAATTAGCAAACCAGTGCAGGCGAATTCGTAGGCGCGCCTGCCAGATCCAGCGGTAGGTGCCAAGTTCGTAGGCGGGCCACCAGCGGCGCGCCCGCACTTCCTTGATGCCGCAGGCGGCGTACCTCATTTCCGCCCTCTCAGCAGCGCGTCGACCTTGATCATGAACAGAATCTTGTCGTCGCTCAGCATGAAGCCGTGCGCGAGGTCCTGGATCTGGTCGCGGGTGAGGCCCTTCGAAGCGCGCAGGTGTTCGATCTCGCGGCGCAGCACATCTGCCCTGTGCATGCCGAGCGTGTTGAAGGAGAAGCTGTCCCTCTGCTTCTGCACCCAGTCGGTCTTCTTGCACCACTCGTCGAGGGCGAACTGCAGCTGATGGATGTCGGGCTCGGGCGGGCTGCCGGCGCCGCGCCAGTATTCGGCGGCTTCCTGCAGCTGGGCGACCAGGTCCGGCTTGGCGCCCAGGTTGAACAGTTCGTCCGCCGCAAGGGTGAACAGATGGCGGTCGGCGGCGCGCGGCTCGCCGCGCGAACCGATCAGGCCGAGGATCTCGTCGGGCGTCTCCTTGACGTACCAGATGCTGTTGCCGCCTGTACGGATGACGGTACAGGTATGGCCGCTGCTGTTGTCCGTGGTGATGCCCTCGATGCTGCTGGCGAGGACGTGCAGCGGCTTGGGCTGGCGCGGGTTGGTGATGCTGGTCAGGGTGATGAACATTTAGGGCCTTTCGATGTCGAAGATGAGTTTATCAAGCCAAGCCATGCGCATCAGGGTGCGCATGCTGCGCCGGGTTTCATAGTCCGCGTCCCAGATCAGGAGAGGGCCGAGCCACGCCGGGTGATCACACACAGGGTATCTGACCCTCACCCAGGCGACCAACGTGGGCTCGCCCTCCAGCTCCGCCTCGATGAGGCAGTCGATATCGTGGACAAGGTGTTGCTCATCCTTGCCCGCGGCTGCGTAGACGGCGCGGCAGATCAGGCACTCGCGGCCTTCGTCGAGCAGCTCGCGCGCCCGGCGCAGGATGGGGAGGTGTTGTTTACCCAGCATCTTTGGCCTCGCGCCTGCAGTGGGCGATGAATTTCCTGGTCACGATTGTTTCTCCTTTTGCAAGTCGTTGATCATCCTGTCGATGAGGGCAAGGCGGGCGGCCTTGACGTCGGCAAGGTTCTTGGGTTTGCCGCCGGAGCCGCGGGGCGCGCGGCTGGAGGCGGTCAGCCAGTCGCCGATCGAGGCGTGCGGGGCGATGCGGTGCTGCACGTCGGCCTTCAGCTCGTCGCACATGGTCTGGATGTTGCGCCGGTGGTCGAGCTCCTTGATGTCGTCCAGCGCGAGGCAGATGTAGCTGGCGTGCCCAGTCTCGACGCGTTGGCGCACGTTGCCCATGATGCGGGCTTTGATGGCGTTGCTCATAAGTAATCCTTGACGAGGAGAAGGGCGTCGAGGGGCAAATTGCTTATCAACAGGCCAGCGTCGCGGATAGCGCGCTCGCGGCGGCCGTCGGGCTCGTAGTCGCGCCAGTACACATCGTCGACGGTCAACTGAAGGCTGCGAATGCCAAGTTGCTCATCGGGCAACATGGCCTTGATCTGCTCGGCGGTCTGCTGGGCGTGTTCTTGCGGGGTCATAGGTGGTCCTTGAGGCGGGCGCGCACTTCGGTGGGCAGGGCGAAAGCGTACTGCGCAGCCTCGTGCAAGGCTTTGACGACCCGGAAGCGGCGCCAGAGCAGGGTGTAGGCTGGCACGTCGCCGACGTGCAGATCGACGCCGTCGAAGCTCAAGGGGTGGCGCTTCAGGTTGAAGGGGCGCAAGTGATGGCGGATCTCCTGCGCGGCGATCTCGGCTGCCTTGTGGTGGGCGCAGTCGAGGATGCGGCTGATTTCACGAGTGCGCATGTTCGGCTTTCAGGCGGTTGAGGCTGGTCTGGAGACGGGCGACGTCGGCTTGCTGGCGCTCCAGCTGGAGCTGGGCATCGTGGAGGGCGAGCTCGAGGTCGCGAATCGTTTGCGCGCGGACCTGGGCCAACGGAGGAGGAGCGAAGAGGTCGGGCAGCTTGGGCAGCTTGAGCATGGTAATCCTGTTGAAAATCCACGAAAACAGAGGTTTGGACGGGGCAGGCCGTTTTTTGGGATTTAATGTCGTGAATTCATGGGTTAAATTCGTGGAATCCAGAATGTTGCACCAAAGAAATTCGTGAATTCATTTAAAACGTTTCTCCTGAGACAATTTGTAATTTATTTTTGAAAATAACTTCAGGCTCACTTATGGACTATTTCAGAAACCGAAAATTTCCGGTTACGTAATTTCGCGTGTTTTTTGTGAATTACCGGGGTCATTTTCAGAAAAGGAGGGTGTTTTCCAGAAAACCCCCCCCCCCCCCCAAACGCGTTTTTTCATAGGGACGAAATAAGTTCATGAAAACGTATACGCGAAAAAAAAAGTTTTACCCCCCATCGTTCAGTTTTTTGGAGGTAAATTTTTACGGAAATGATCAGTTACTTTTTCAGGCTGGTCGCACTATGGCGCACCACTTGGGAAACACAAAATTCTGTGATATAGTTCGTGCTCAACCCTGAGGAGCCACCATGCATACCAACCTGAATTCCGTGCTGCCGCCTGAACAGATTCACAAGTACTTCGTGCTGGAAGGCTCGAAGCTGTACCGCAAGCTTGCGTCGGGCACCGCGGCCTTGCTGACCAGCAAGGATGGCTACAAGATTGTGACGCTGTTCGATGGCGTGAAGATCCATGGCACCTCGATTGCGTGGTGCCTGATTCACGGCAACTGGCCGCTGTACCCGATTACACAGCTTGGGGCAGATCCGGCGGACTTCTCGCCGGCCAACCTGTACCCGACCAGGCTGAAGCGCCTGCGCTATGCCGAAGGCCGGCGCGGCAACCTGTACACGCATCCCCTGAGCACGCGGGCACATATTTCCAGCTATGCCTGCCGCAAGGACTGGGAGACGCTGGCGAAGGACTTCTACCTGAAAGACCTTGGGTATGTCCTCAAGCTGGAGTCGCACCAGCGCGAAATGCGTGCGGCACATCTGGCCGAGCTGGCAACCCTGAAGCCGGAGCTGGTGCCTGTCCCCAAGGCCGAGCATGTGAAGCGCTCGGCGCGCCCCAGGGCGATTCCGGGCCGCGAGTGGCACTGGCACGACGAGGCGTGGATGGACATCCCGGTAGCCTGTCACGTGGCGGATGACTACCGGGTGCGCATCAAGGCGGTGCTGGCTGGCGCGAAGGCGTTTATTTTCAATGCCGAGGCTCAGCGCGTGGACGCCATCATGCCCGATGGCTCGGTTTGGGCAGGCTGAGCCAGCGTCTCCAGCTGGTTGAGGTGGTTGCGCTCGACGCATGCCTCGAACCAGGTGTCTTTGCCGGCCGCGATGCGGCCGGATTCGTGCTCGACGACGAACGGCTTGGCCACGTTGTCGCGTGCGAGCGCCTTGCGTGCTGTATAAGTCATGCTGGCTCCTGGGCAGCGTGTTCGCAGATGCCGCTGTACAGCATCAGGGCGTTGCCGGCGATGATGATCCAGACCAGCGCGCGCAGTGCGGTGCTGTAGCTGGGCAGGTGTTCCAGATGGCCATCGAGGGCGATCAGGGTCGGAATGGTGACAAGGTATAAGGTCAGTTTCATGCTGCGCTCCACGCGAAAGTTAATTTTGTTTTTTGCTGCGATTTGTCGGGGCGATTCTTCTCGCCTTTCCGGATTGCCGGCATCGCGATATTCAGCGTGCCTCTTGCCACCTGCCTGACTGGCCCCGGCTTTTTACGCTTCGGGACCTGCACAATCTCCGGATCGAACAGTTTCGACCGGGTTTCAATTACGGGTTGCGGGATAATGCACGGATGCGGTTTTGGTAAATTACGCGCATAATCCGCGATATTAATTTTTAGCTCCGTTTTTATTGGAACCGACAGCGTCTTTCTCATCGTCAATACTCCGCCCAAGGTAATGACTGCGCACTCGATACCGCGTAGCAACCCGATACCGAATGCGCAGGGTATTACCTTGTTCCCATTCGCGCCGGAACTGGCGCCACCGCTTGCCAAAGCGGTTCCATTCATCATGGCTGGGCGTTCTACGCCCAGATTAAGGTTTTCCTCCAGAATCGCCCGTCCTCATCCTGTACCGGCTTATCTCGCCCAGCTTATCAGTCCACCATTCCCGGCTGATACAAGGGTTATTTTCGCTTTCCGCCGCAGTTACTAGGCGCGCACAGATTGCCCATATCCCGGCGCATGTTATCGCTTCGTATGGGTTTTCGTTTGATTCCGTAGGCGCTGGAAACGTCCAGCGCCATTCGTTTTATGCTGATGGCCGCACAGTCGCCGAGTCCGATATAGGGCGAAGCGCAGCGCACGACGCTATCGAAAAGACGATGCGAAGCGCGCCCGCGACGAATTCAGGGATTCGGCGGTACTGGTTATTGGCTCATTGTTAAAGAGGGCCCGAAGACTTGGCGCGACGGTGGCGAATGACGCCAGCGAAGCGGACCAAAGCGACGGTATGCGCGGAACTCCTGAGCGTTCTGTCAGGCGCGCACGGTGACGCTATCCAAAGCCCTGTCACAGGGCTTTGGATAGCGCCCCTGCAGGGGCGCGACGATCAGGCGGCGACAGGCTCGGCGCTGGCGACGCGCGCCAGCAGCAGCGCGGTTTCGCGCGCCTTGACAGCTTCGATCAGCAGCGCTTCAGATTCGGTGTCCAGCGCCCCCGCCAGCAGCAGATCGGCCAGCGTGCGCGCCAGAACGGGCGGTTCGTTGGCAGCGGCAACCCGCGACGCCACCGCCGCATCCAGCGCCTTGCGCGCCTCGCGCTCGGCCTCGCGCTCGGCCTTGGCTGCCTCGGCCTCTTTCTCGGCTTTCTTGGCCTCGCGGCTGGCCTTGGCTTGCGCTGCCTCCTCTTCGGTACGCGCCGGAGCCAGCATCAGCATGGTAAAGTTGGCCGTAAACGCGTCCGCGTAATCGCTTGCCAGCGGATCGAGAATGGCGAACTGCTCATCCTTGCCGCGCGGCAAGTCCTTGACCAGTTCCGGTGCGGGAAAGGCCGCCAGCGTCGCCAGCACGGCGGCGTAGATCTTTTTGAAGTGCTTTGCGGCCGCGTTCAGGGTCTTTGCGCCTACGGCATCCTTGCACGCCTTGTTGGCGTCTTGCGTATCGGCGCCGTACATCTGCGCATCGGCCGCCAGCTTGGCAAACTGGGTCTTGTTACCGGCTTGCATGATGGAATAGGCGGCGCTGTAGACGGTACACGCGATGATGTCGAATTGCGCCTGATCGTCGCCAGCGAGGGCGCGGAACATGTCGGACATGGCGATGTTGCGGGTAAAGGTGGCTTTCATGATTGAACTCCTATGAATCGGGTTGGGCCAGCTGGCCGGGTAGAACTGCACTACTAAGTCGTAATTATGGGTTTTTTCTGAGATATTGGACAATTGTATTTCTTAATCGAATTCCGGCAGGTGATAGGTGCGAGCTATGGCGGCGTGGTAAGCAAAAACCGTACCAGCGCCAGCCTGGTCGGGCCGGATAGCGCAAGTGGTTGGACCAATCGCCTGAAACTGGTTGGACCAGACGCATTGTTGCTTTTGTGCAATGGCCCTAGAACGCGCCAAAACGACGCTGGTTGCACGCGGAAATTGTCGGTGTCGCGGTATGCGCCAGCGGCGCGCCCCGTAGCGGGGCGCTGGAAGGCTTGGTGACGGGTGTACTTTCCTGGTAGAAACCTGGTCGGCGCCGGCTCCTGGGTGCCCAAAAATTTCCGTCAATTTTCTAAACTTTTCATATAAATTACCCAAAATTCCTGATTTTTCAGAGATTTTTCGAAAATTTTTCAAATTTTTGCCAAATTCCGACAGTTTCTAGGCAAAAACATTGAAGTGTGGCACACTTATTGCATGCTACGCGACGACCTCAAACCCTACCTCGACCAGCTCAGACGCCGCGAGATCTCCGGCCGCGAAGTCGCGCGCCTGCTCGGCACCAACGAAACCTATGTCTCCCGCGTCCTGGCGCGCATGGGCGTCACGCGCGAGCCGATCGTCCGCGCCCCCAGCAGCGCCGAGCTGCGAACCCAGCGCGCCGAATTCCGCCGCAACGCGGCCGCCACCATGTCGGTGAAGGACGCCGCACGCGCCGCCCACTGCAGCGAACGGACCATCTACCGCATCAAAGCCAGCCTATGAGCACCCGACACCGTCACCCACCTCAACCCGCACCCAGCCTGGCCACCGGCACCGCGCTGCTCCTCCTCAGCAGCATCGGCGTGCCCTGCCTACTCAGCGTCCTGTGCTGGCTGGGAGCCATCTGATGGCCATCAAAGAATACGCCATGAGCAAGGTCGACAAGGCCAAGAGCGACCCGCTCGAGGGCCTCGACGACGAGGAGCTGATCGCGCTGCGCCTGCGCCTGGACAAGCGCCTGAACCTCGACCTCAAGGAACTCAACCTTGCGGAAGAGCTGGGCATGCAATACCGCTCCGGCCAGATCCTGCTCGCCAGCGTGCAAGACGACAAGGGCGTGCCGGCGAACCAGCGCGCGCAGGTGTTCAATTCCGTCGGCAGCATGCTGAAGGACATCGTCAAGCAGCAGAAGGTGGTGTACGACGCCGAGCGCCTGAAACGCTTCGAGTCCACCTTCATCAAGGTGCTCGACCTGCTGGGCACGGACGAGATGAAGAAGCGCTTCCTCGACCTGTACAGCCAATACCTAGCCGAAGACGAAACGCCAACCGAGGAGGCAGCATGAAAATCGAAGCCGGCAAGCATCCAGTCGCAATCCACATCACCGACGTGCTGGTAAGCGGCGTGCCGATCCAGCGCGGCACCTGCGTCTGGGTGGATCTCGATCGCGGCGAAGCCTGCGTGTACCGCACCGGCGCCGACGGCAAATTTCTCATCAAGAACGACGAGCTCGTCGAGCACGTCATCAAGGGCACCATCACTCTGCGCATTCCGGAAGAGCACCGCCACCTGCTGGCCTAGGGCCGGGAAATGAGCCTGACATGATCCACTTCCTTGTCGCTTCCGCGACCTTCTGTTGCTATATGGCCATGGCACTGGGCGGCACCCTGCTGCTTGCCGCCGTACTGGGCGCGGCCTGTCTGCTGACTTGGTGTCTGGGCGCTACGCTCTGGCACCGTATGCGGCGCATCTACCGCTTGACGACGATCTGGCACTACCTGGAGCAGCTGGAAAAGACCGGGCGCTACCACTTCCCGCCGCCAGACAAGGACAACCCGTGAGCCACGCCGATCCCGCACTGCTCGAGCACCTGAAGCGCCTCGAGCAGGCGCTGTTCGACAGCTACGACCTGAATGACGTCGTGCGCTACCTCGAGGAGAAGACCTTCCTCAAGGGCGACCGCTTCTCGTTCATCGACCACGAGTTCCAGAAGGACATCATCTCCGACACCAGCCGCACGGTGTATGTCCAGAAATGCGCCCAGGTCGGTATGTCGGAGTGCATGGCGCGCTACGCGCTGGCGGTGAGCCGCGTGATGCCCTACTTCTCGGTGATCATGACGCTGCCGTTCGCCAACGACGCCGTCAACTTCACCAAGACCCGCCTCGACCCCATCATCGACGAGTCGCCCGACTTGCGCGAGTCGATCGACAAGGACCTGAACAACGCCAGCATCAAGTCGATCGGCACCAGCCTGCTGTACATGCGCGGCTGCTCCGGCTCGACCACCGCGCTGTCGGTGCCGGCGGACATGCTGATCCACGACGAGGTTGACCGCTCGGACCCGGACACCCTTGCCCAGTTCCAGTCGCGCATCAAGCACAGCAAATGGAAGCTGACGCGGCGCTTCGGCACGCCGACGACCGATGGCCGCGGCATCGCGCTGGAGATGGCGGCCGCGCGCCGCATGCGCCGCGCCTGCACCTGCAACCACTGCGGCGCCCAGTTCGTCCCCAGCTTCCACAAGCACGTCAAGATTCCGGATTACGCGGGCGAGTTCCGCGACATCAACAAGCACAACGTCGACCAGCTGCGCTGGCGTGAGGCGCGCCTGCACTGCCCGGCCTGCGACGAGGAGCCGAGCCTGGCGCCGGAACACCGCGAGTGGGTCTGCGAAAACCCGCAGGACCAGTTCGAGGCGATCGGCTATTACGTCACGCCGTTCGAGGTGCCGGAGATCGTCACGGTCCCTTCCCTGATCCTCGAGATCACGAAGTACAAGACCTGGGCGGAATTCGTCAACCAGGCGCTGGGCGAGACGGCCGACGCCGGCAGCAGCCAGCTGACCGACGCCGACGTCGAGAAGTGCAAATATACCAACGGCAGCCTGCACACCGGCGACTTGCACGCCATGGGCATCGACGTCGGTCAGATCTGCCACATCGCGATCGGCCGGCGCACGCTGGACAACCGGCTACTGGTCTGCTACCGCGAGCAGGTACCACTTGCCAAGTTGGAGCTTCGCCGGCGCGAGCTGGCGGCGAAGTGGCGCGTGCTGATCACCGTGGTCGACGCCTTCCCCGAGACCAACCTGGTGCATCGGATGCAGGCCCAGGACAAGAACCTGTATGGCGCCGTCTACAACAGCAGCCTGAAGCTGGCGACCTATGAAATCGTCATGGTCGACAAGAACGAAGCCGAGGGCAAGCTGCCGATCAACCAGGCCAAGATCCATCGCGACGTCAATTTCGACGAGGTGATGAACATGTACAAGACCGGCGCCATCAGCTGGGTCGAGCAGGGCGACCATACCGACACGCTGTGGAAGCTGCACATGGTCGACATGAAGCGCACCCAGGCCTTCGACAAACACCAGGAGCTCTACTACACCTGGACCAAGTCGAAGGAAGGCAACGACCACTTCATGCACACCTTGGGCTATCTGCACGTGGCGTCACAGCTGATGGCAACCGCCTCGCGCGAGATCGCGTTCACCGGCGTGCCGCTGTTCGCCAGCTTCCGCGTAAAGCATTGACATCTGGAAATAGTTTGCCATACACTAGAGTTCCCACCACAAGGAGAACTCCATGCAAAATATTTCCTCGATAGATCTGCGCGTCGGCGGCAGCGTTAACGCCGCCCCGCCGGCAGCGCTGCAGATCCCGGTCGCCATGGCAACGCTGCGCGACGAACTCAGCTCGCTGGAGAATTCGCTTAGCGAACTGCGCACCCGCCTGATGCCGGTCATCTTTTCTGTTCCGACGGTTGGATTAGCGCCGGCCAAGGAGCCGGAGGGCGCCGAGCTGACCCAGGCCATCAACGGCCACGCCGCACACGCCAGGTACCTTACCAGCATCACACGAGAGTTGCTGGCCGGCCTGCAGCTGTGATACATTGAAGTTGCGCACCGGCAAGGTGCAGATTCAGCCAGTCGGGCCGCTCTCGGCAGGTAAGGGCTGGGGGTTCCCAGCCGAGGACGAGCCCGCCACCGCGGGCTTTTTCTTCAGCGCAAGCAAAAACCTTGCCAGCCGGATAGTTCGGTGCGATACTCGGCGTCATGTTCGATGCCGCCCGCCAACTGTTTGCCAAGCTGACCACGCCCAAGGCGGGGAAGGGCACTGGCACGCTCCAGCCAGCCACCAGCCTGCCGGCGCTGCCGCTGATCGAGACACCGAAGACGCCGAACAAACAGGTGACCCAACCCGGCTACGTGCCGAACACCAGCTATGTCACCTCGCCACTGACCAAGCAGGATAGCCGGGTCGTCACGACCGACATTGCCGCGGCCGCGCGCCAAGCGGCGAGCACGCCCGGCGCTATCCGGAGTCTGGCGCGCCTGACGCCAGACCTGTCGGCTGCCTCCAACGCCTTCCTGCGGGTCGGCATTCCGGAGAAGTGGAAGGTCAAGGCGCGCAATATCGACGGCAGTTTCAATCGCGAGGCGACCGCGCTGGCCAACAGCATCCTGCGCCAGTTCGACCTCATGCCCGACTACGCTTCCGGCTTCTCCCAGGTCTCGAGCCTGCGCTCGGTGGCCGAAGCTCTGGGCAAGGAGATCCTCGTCGAGGGCGCCATGGCGCTGGAACTGGTGCTGGACAAGAACCGCATGCCCTACAAGTTCCAGCCGGTGGCCGTGTCCCAGCTGGTGTTCGTCGAGGACAAGAACAGCCAGGGCATCAAGGCCCAGCAGCTGATCGGCGGCGAATACATCGACCTCGACATCCCGACTTTCTTCTATACCTCGCTCGACCAGGATCTGCTGACCGCCTATGCGATCAGCCCGATGGAGGCCGCGGTGCAGCCGGTGCTGACGGCGGCCGATTTTGCCAACGACATGCGCCGCATCTGTAAGCGTTCCGTGTTCCCACGCTACGACGTCGAAATCGATGAAGAGAAGCTGCGCCTGCGGATCCCGCCGGAGATCCTGCACGACACCAAACTGCTGAATGAATTCATCAACGGCACGCTCGCGAACATCCAGTCGGTCATCAACACGATGAACCCGGAAGACGCGATCATCCACTTCGACTTCTTCACGGTCTCCGTGGTCGACATGAAGAGCAACAACAGTGCCGAGAGCTTCGACACTGTCAAGGGCATCGTCGACGAAAAGGTATCGACCGGCGCCAAGGTGATGCCGTCGATCCTGGGTCACGGCTCTGGCTCACAGAACGTGGCGTCGACCGAGACCATGGTCTTCATGATGAGTGCCAACGGCATCATCCGCGTCAAGCTGCAGGAGATCTTCTCCAAGGCGATGACGCTGGCCGTGCGCCTGTTCGGCATGGACGTCACCGTCGAATTCCTCTATGACGACATCAACCTGCGCCCGACCCTGGAGCTCGAGAGCTTCAAGTCGATGAAGCAGGCCCGCAACCTCGAGCTCCTGAGCTTGGGATTCCTGACCGACGACGAGGCTTCGCTCGAGCTGACGGGCGAGATGACGCCGGACGGCTTCAAGCCGCTGTCCGGCACCGGTTTCTTCACGCCGGCCACCGGCGCCGCGGCGGCGCCTGGTGATGGCACGTCCGCCGACCCGACCAATCCGAACAGCAAAGCGTCGCCTCTGGGCAACAAACAGGGCGCCAGCCAGCAGGGCCAGAAGTCCGACGCCCCGAGCAAACCGAAAGGACCGCAAAAATGACCCCGATTTTCTGGGCCGGCTCGGAAGAGAGCTTCGAAGTCTACCTGCAGGCCTTGGCCAGTGTGAAGGTCATGGCGCAGGAACTGCTGGCGCGCGGGGGCGAAAGCCCTGAGATGCCCAAGACCTGGCAGAAGCAGGGCAGCCTGGCCATCATCCCGATCAGCGGCTCGCTGATCGAGGGTCACGCCGGCTGGCTGTCGTTCTTCGGCGTCACCGGCTACGCCGACATCGAGGACGCCCTGTCCCAGGCCGCCATGGATGGCGACGTCAAGCGGATCCTGCTCGATGGTCGCTCTGGCGGCGGCGCCGCCAGCGGCGCCCAACCACTTGCCGACTACATCGAGCAGATCAAGGCGATCAAGCCGATCGACGGCCACATCAGCACCGTTGGCGCTTCCGCCGCCTACTGGGCCATGAGCGCTGCCGACAACCTGTCGATCAGCCCGATGGGCGTGACCGGCTCGATCGGCGCCGTCCAGATCCATACCGCCTATCACCGCCAGCTGACCGAAGCCGGGGTCGACAAGACTGTCGTGCGCTCGGGCGAATTCAAGATGCTGGGCAACCCCTACGAGCCGCTGTCGGATGCCGCCAAGGCTGAGATGCAGAGCCAGGTGAACGACGTCGCCGCGCTGTTCGAAGAACACGTCGGCCAGATGCTGGGTGTGTCCGCCAGCCACGTGCGCGAGCACATGGGCAAGGGTCGGACCTTCCTTGGCCAGCGTGCCGTGACCGCCGGCCTCGTCAAGAAGGTGCAGACTTTCGACCAGGCTGTTGCCGCAGCGAAAAATCGTTGACAAAGCAAAATCCGTGCCCAATAATTGCCATCATTCAAAAGGAATGCCGAAATGAAACTTAACGCCGCACAAATTGCCGCCCTGAAAGCGGGCGCTACTCCGGAGGCAATCGCTGCGCTGGCGACGGCTCCTGAAGCAAACCTGACCGAAGAGCAGAAGCTCGCAGCCGAGGCCGACGCCAAAGCTGCAGCCGACGTCAAAGCTGCAGCCGACACCAAAGCTGCAGCCGACGCAGAAGCTGCGACGAAGGCTGCAGCCGACGCAGCGGCAAAAGCTGCTGTCGCGCAGCCGTCCGAACTGGTCGCGCACCTGCAGACCCAGCTGACCGAAGCGAACACCGCGCTGCTGGCCACCAAGGTCGAGGCCGAAGGCTACAAGACCAAGGCTGCGGCCACCGACGGGCTGGTCGAAGTGCTGCGTACCGCGATCGGCGAAAAGCTGGTGGCGCTGGGCGGCTCGGCCGACATCGCTGCGGCGTACACCGCCGAGAACATCGCTGCCGAGTTCAAACGCATCGACGGCGTGTACAAAACCCAATTCCGTGTCGGCGGTGTCGCAGCCGCGGCGTCGCCGGAAGAAAAACCCAACACCAAGGCCACCGTCAGTCCGATGTTTGCCGCGGCAGTGGAAAACTCTCTCGTTAAATAAAGGGGCGCACCATGTCCAAAGCACACTACATCACTCCGACGGGGCCGACTCCCGACGTCATGGTCGTCCGTCTGGGCGCATCGCGCACGGTCGGCGGCGTCCCGGGCACCGGCGGCTCCATGACCTTCCTGGAAGAGAGCAAATTCGTCAAGCTGGTCGGCGAGTCGCAGTATGACCTCTGCGCGTCCGGCGACGTCATCGAAGGCCAGATCGTCTCGGTCGAAGCTGCGACTTCCGACGGCTGGACCATCGGCGGCATCAAGGAAAACAAGGAAATCTACGCGACCGCCAACGGCCTGCAGGCGACCGAAGGCACTGGCAACCTGGCCGTCGGCGACTACGTCGTGGCCGGCACTCAGGACGCCAAGGGCGTGGCGATGACCACCGCCTACCCGAAGGTCCTGAAAGCCACCCAGCAACTGGGCGCCACCCCGGCAGATCTTGCCGGCGCTGCTGCCCAGATGAAGCTGTCTGCACATGCCTGGCGCGTCGTATCGCTCGGCCAAGCCGGTACCGGGGCTCCCGGCACCACCATCGTCATCACCCGCGTCGGGAGCTAATTAAAATGGCATTTTTCATCAATAAAGACGGCAACGCCGAACACGTCCAGATCGATGCGGCCGTGTATGCTGCCGCGAAGGCGGCGCAGAAGTCGGTTCCGCAGTACCTGAACGCCAAGTTCCAGGCTGACTGCGACGTCTCGCAGGGCTCGCCCTTCGCGCAGCTGTGCGCATCCGAAGGTCTGATCACCATGCCGTCGGGCAAGAACCCCTTCGGCCTGCGTTCGCCGATCGTCGCCGACATCCTGGAGGGCAAGTCCAGCTTCGAAGCTGCCAGCTCGACCAACGTGCAGCAGAAGGGTAACCCCTACGGTTCGCAGTCGCGCAACCTGTTCCCGGCCGCGCTGATCGCTGCGATCGAAGCTGCTGTCGACGTCGACCGCACCACCGACACCCAGGTGTTCGAGAGCATGGTAGCCCAGCACACCTCGATCGGTGGCGACACCTTCGAGCAGCCGCTGATCAACTACACGATCCCGGGCGAGCAGGGTCCGACCAAGGCCAAGGCCCAGCGCGTCTCGCAGCTGGCCATGGTGCCGACCATCCTGCAGATCACCACCAGCGACAAGGTGCGTCGTCTGCCGACCTACGGTATCGGTATCGAGATGTCGGCGCAGGCCATGAAGACCCAGACCCTGGATCTGCTGGCCATGACCGTCAAGCGCTACCAGGAAATCGAGAAAGACCAGCGCGTCTACAACTACATCTCGAGCCTGTACGTCGGCGACAACGACATGGTGATCGGCACCGTGCCGACCGTGAACTCGACCTCGTACGACGCCAATGCCACCGGCGGCGTGATGACCCACAAGGCCTGGGTGAAGTGGCTGACCGACAAGCGCAAGTCGCGCAAGATCACGCACGCGATCTGCGATATCGACACCTACCTGAAGATCGAAAACCGCGCCGGCCGTCCGGGCCTGTCGGCTTACGATTCGCGTCTGCCGATCATCGAAGCGCAGGCACGCGTCACCAACCTGGACTTCCAGGACGTGACCTTCTTCATCGTCGACTCGGCAGCCCAGGGCGGCCCGGTGCCGGCCGGCGAAGTCTGGGGTCTGGATGCCCGCAAGGCGATCACCTCGGTCTCGAACACCGAAGCCGAGTACCAGGCGACCGAAGAATTCATCCTGCGTCGCAGCTCCATGATGGTCATGCATTGGAGCCAGGAGGTATATCGCACTTTCGGAGATGCCGAGTTGACTCCGTTCACGAGATTGGTCATCGCGTAAGCGACAGCCTCGAAAGAAAACAGCCCTTCGGGGCTGTTTTTCTTTAACAGCAAACACCTTGCTGCTTGTCAATTTCCGTGCCACAATAATCGAACCACAACCCACAAGGAGTCATCATGGCTGAAACCCAACGCGTCTGGCTGGTCAACGAAGGTACCTTCCCCCTGCCCGATCCGATTTCCGGCACCCGCTTCGAGCCGGGTACGCCCGTACGCGCCGAGCTGACCAGCTGGGTCCTGAACCAGCCGAGCATCAAGCGCTGCGCCAACCCGGACGACAGCCCGAACGAGAAAGACCTGCAAAAGATCGCTGATCTGAATGCCGCCGACGAGCTGGCGCGCCAAGAGCGCGAGCGCTTCGCCGAGCACGCCCAGCGCCTGGCCAACGGCAAGCTGCCGGTCGAGGAAGCGATCGCCCAGGCTGTCGCGCCGGCCGCTGCTCCTGCCAAGGATGCTTGACCATGAGCTACTCGTTTAGCGCCAAGGGCGCCACGGCTGCGCTGGCGCGCGCCGCAGCCGAAGCCGAGATCGACAAGATCCTTGGCTACCAGCCGGTGCACGCCAAGGACAAGGAAGCCATCCTCGCCAACATCGACGCCGTTACCAGCCTGCTGGCCGAAGACGCCAACAAGGACGTCCAGATCAACTGCAACGGCTATCTGTGCTGGAGCGGTGTTGTCGATGGTCATGAGACCTTCACCAGCGCCGCCATCAACTGCTACGCCAGCGTTGTCGACCGCACGGTGCCGGCATGACCCAGCTCAAGCTGATGACCCTTGCCGTCCGCATGGTCTGCACCCGGATCGGCGCCGAATGGCGACTCAAGAACGGTACGCTGACCGTCCGCTGACAAAAAGCCCGCCCTGTGCGGGCTTTCTTTTATTCAAGCAATTTCTGTGCCACAATACCTCCATTCCGGAGGAACCCATGATTGAACTCGTCCCCACCAGTGAAGTGCGCGCAGTGCTTGGCGTCTCCAGCAAGGAGCTGACCGACGCCACCCTGAGCAGCTCGATTTACTCGGTGCGCCTGCGCGAAGGGCTGCGCGATATCCATCCGCAGCTACTGGCCGACTTCGCCCGGATCAACGAGAGCGGTGAGCCGTCGGACGAGCAGGAGCGCTTCCTCGAACTCACGTCCTCCTACGCCACCTACCATGTGGCCAGCCAGTGCCTTGCCGCGCTGCCGATGTTCGCGCCGCAGCTGATCGCTGACGAGAAGGCCCAACTGCAGCGCATCGCCGACCCGTTCAAGCAGGTGCGTGAGGACGTCCCGACCGTGCTGGCAATGTTCAAGGTCAAGCTGCAGGAGGCCTACGCCGCGGTCAACTCGGATGCGCCGGCGCCGAACCTGGTCGCGCGCACGTTTGTCGTGACCACCGGCCTAGCCGCCGATCCGGTCACCGGAGCCTGACTATGGAATTCGCCGACGTCGTGTCGTATTTCAACAACGATCCGGTGTACGATGCGTACACCGGCGCCTTCGTCTGTTACGGCCACTCGAAGGCGCACAACGACCAGAGTTCCGCCGGCGCCACGATCCGCCGGCGTACCCTCACGACTGAAGTCGACGCCACCCTGCCGGCGCGCGGTGCGATCATGCTGCTGGGTGACCCATGGATCGTCGGCTACAGCAACGTCGACAGCTTCCAGGGCGAGGCAATCCGCCGCGTCTGGGGCCTGAAGCGCGGCGTCGACGCCATGTACCGCCTGACCCCAGCCGAGGCCTGCGCAGGCAGCCCCGGGCTCCTCGTCTACACCCAGAAAGAGCTCTACCGCGACATGCAAAACGTGAAGAGCTTCAGCGACTGGGACCCACTGTGGAGCATCAACATTCCGCCGGCTGACGGCGCCGGCCTGCACGGCATGTTCTTCCGCCAGGGCGCGACGCTGCTCCGCGTGCGCGGCCAGTACATGGAGGTCGATGGCCTGATGGTGCTGGAGGCCGACGAATTCGAGGCCGATGCGCTGCAACAGGCAACCTTTACCACCACCGCCACCCTGAACCTTGTGACGGACAAACTGGAGAGCAGCAGCATCACGCTGCCGGTGGTGCAGGGCGACTCGATGAAGTTCTATCGCTACCGCACCCAGATCGAGGCCGACAGCCAGCCAGGCGACCGGGTGGTGTTCGTGGCCGCCGCCAGCGCCGCGCCGCAGCCCGGCTCCCAGCTGACCATGCTGGGCCAGACCTGGCGCGTGCTGACCTCGATCGTCGAGCTGGATGCGCGCGTGCTGCGCGTGAGGCCAGTGTGATCGCGATCAATGCCAGCAAGCTGGCGGCCTCGATCAAGTCCCTGAAGGACGTGCGCAAGAAGGTGGCGGACACCGCCGACGGCATCTATCGCCAGAAACTCTACTGGGTGATGGAGCAGGCCGTGCGCGTCTCGCCGCAGTGGTCCGGCGAATTCGCCAGCAACTGGGCTTTCGCCATTGACGGCGACATGCCGGTCTTCCGGCCGTGGCCGGGCAAGTACGAATCGCGACTCGCGCGCCATGATGACGCTCACACCGGCGCCGCCGCGTATCGCGTGACGCCGCACCAGGCAGGCGACCCGGAAGCGGTCGGCGTGGCGCTGGCGCGCGCGGCGAGCCGCCTGAAAGGCGTGACGCTCAAAAGCCGCGTGCACCTCGTCAACAGCACCCACCTTGAGGTGGGCGGCGAGGGCCAGACCATGATCGGGCCCGACGGCGTCGAGCGCCTGCGACCGGAGAACGTCATTCCAGGCCACGTCCGGATCGAGACCTACCTGCGCGCGCGCGCCGCCGACATCCCCAGCAACCTGAAGAGCCCGGAGGCCCTGTGAGCGAATCCTTTACCCTGACCCAGCTGCATCAGGCCATCATGGGCGTGGTCGAGCAGATCCAGGTCGACCACGCGCTCTACGCGCTGGCGGTCGAGCCCGAGAACCGCAGTGTGGTCGACCAGGCCACTCAGCAGAACCCGTACCTGCAGGTGACGATTGAGGTGCTGGACGGCGAGCAGGCCGAACTTGGATCGAAGGCGGCCGTCAAGCGCTGGGGCCAGATCTTGCTGGCCGCGGTGGTGAAGGACGGTACCGGCACCCTTGCCGCCAAGGAGCTGCTCGACTTCGTCATGCCTTACTTCAGCCAGCAAGGCTTTGGCGCCCTGACCTGCCAAGCGGCCGTTCCGGTGAAGGGGCGTGAGAACAGAGGTCTCTGGTACCAGCCGGCAATCATCCCGTTCTTCTACTTCAGCAGGCCGCAGTAAATAGATGGCAAACTATTGACACTTGGCAATAATTGCCTGCTAGACTCCGGGGAAATTTCTTCGGAGAACTGTTATGCCCACTTACGCCAGCGCCAACCGGATGCAGATTGCTGTCATTCCGGAACTCCAATTCGGTGTGATCCCGGTCGCCGGCAACCCGGTGGCCCTGCGCAACACCGGCGAGTCTCTCACGTTCAACGTCTCCAAAGAGAACGACAAGGAGATGAACCCGACCGGTGAACTGACTTCGTCGACGACCACCGGCGCCCAGGCAGATGGCGACATCAAGGTGCACGTGCAGTTCGCCGAATACGACCGCTTCCTGGCCAGCCTGCTGCGCTCGAGCTGGAGTGCTTTTGGCACCAACGGCGTGGGCGCGACTTTCTCCGCATCGGTCTCCGCTGGCGTGGCCGGCACCACCGCCTCGGTGATCACCGCCGGTGCCGCAACGAGCGGCACCAGCATCTTCACCGCGCTGCAGCCGGGCCAGTGGATCCGCGTGAATCTGCCGGACGACCCCAATGACGGCAAGCTGGTCCGCGTTTCGACTTCGGTCGCACCGACTGCCACCACCATCACGCTGGACGTGAATACGCCACTGGTCGCCTCGACCGCGGTGACCGGCAGCTCGATCTCGTCGTCGCGCCTGGCCAACGGTACCACGCTGTCGTCGTTCACGATCGAGAAACAGTTCCTGGACGTGAACCAGTTCCACACTTACCGCGGCATGTACGTGTCGAAGTTCTCGACCCAGGTCGCCTCGAAGTCCCAGACCGAAGGCACCTTCACCTTCCTCGGCAAGGACATGCTGACCAGCGGCACCGGCCAGACGCTGACCACCACCCGCCTGCCGGGCGTCGTGGCCGCGTCCAACAACTACGACATCCAGAATGGTGTCACCGGTGTCGGTCAGCTGTGGGAAGGCGGCGCGCCGCTGACCTCGACCTCGATCAAGTCGATCGGCTTCGACATCGACAGCGGTCTGCGCCCGCAAGACGCCGCCGGTACGCGGGGCCTGGTCGGCGTCGGCATCGGCACCTTCCTGGCCAAGGGCAAGCTGACCGTCTACTTCGCCGATGGTGCGCTGTACGACAAGTTCAAGAACGACGCCTACACCAGCTTCACGGTGTCGACCCAGGACACCGCCGGCAACGGCTACGTGATCACGTATCCGAAGGCGCAGCTGACCAACGCCAAGATCGTGGCCGGCAGCAAGGATACCGACATCATGGCCGAGTTCGATTACACTGCGTACTCGGACAAGGGCAACGCCAGCCCGGCGCTGCGCAAGACCATGTTCATCGACCGCGTCGGCGCGGCCGTGGCGCCGTAACAGTTCCAGGGTGGGAAGTGGGTTGGGCGCGGCCTCGGTCGCGCCCTTTTTACTCTAGGTACGCCAGCGCTGGCATGCCTGCCGGCGACCCCACCTTCAGCCACCTCGACACTGTGGCATGTGGCCGGCCGATGAATGTAATTGCCTGTCTGACCTCAGGGAACTCTATCGGCGTCAGGCTGCCGACAGGCCAGACAAGTACCGCGCGCAGCCGGCTCGCCCGAATAGCCGCGCGGGTACCGTCTGGCATCCGCCTGCCCACGTTGGCCTGTCGAACAGCCTCAACTACGGCAGCAGATATCTTCCTGCCTCTTAGCGAATCAGACAGCCGCTGCCGCGTCAGATCAGATCGCTTTCTGCCCAGGTGCGTACGCCTAGCTGTTTCAGCTGCTTGCGCCCTGCGCTCTGCGGAGTGCGTAGCGGTATGGATAACGCCTCCACCGCGGGTCAAATTGAAGCCGTTCGGTGTGTAGCTGTTGCGGTCTGAGATTGCGAGAATCTCGAGGCTGGGCAGGTCGTCCACGCTGCCTGCGCACCACACAGCGGCATCGAAAGCCTCCAGACCATACACGGCAATTGCTCGGTAGAGTCGGGAGTCTTTCGCCTGTCGAGTTCTGTGTCGCATTACCCGCTGACGCATGTCTCTACTGATGCCTACGTACTCCATCCCACTGGCGCGATGCCGAATGACATAGACGCCCGATGACTTAGCGATGTGCCTGTGAGCTTCCAGAAGCGGATACCAATCCATTAAGTCCTCCGAAAAAGTCCACTATACCACAGAGACATTTCCAACAGGATCTTGACTTCTGGCAAGCTCAGCCTCAAACTGGCACTTCCCTACTACCACCACGAAATGGAGAGACTCATGGATTTCTGGAGCGAATATGCGACCGACCCTCAGGCCGAGACCGAAGGCAAGTCGATCCCCTGGGGCGGCGGCGTCATCCTGACCATCGCGCGTGCCAACAATCCGGCATACACCCGCCTGCTGGCATCCCTGTACGAACAGAACAAGGAAGCGCTGGACAAGAAGACCACGGCGGAAGACATGGCCGCGGCGGAAGCCCTGTCGAACAAGATCATGGCCGAGGTCATGGCCAAGACCGTGCTGCTGGGCTGGACCGGCCCGGTGACCTACAAGAAGCAGCCGCTGGAATACAGCACCGCCAACGCCCAGAAGCTGCTCGAGCTGAAGGACTTCCAGGCCGAGATCTCGCGCAAGGCCGCCGACTTCCGCAACTTCCGTTACGCGGTCGAGGCGGCTGACGCAAAAAACTCGCCGACCGCCTCCGCTGGGACCTGACGTGGGGGCCGCAGCTTGAGTTCCTGCTTGAGCTGCAGGCGGAGGGCAAGCAGCCAAAAGCACTTGCCGACCGCCCGGAACTGGACATACGCCAGAGCTTCTACTACACCGCCTACCAGGCGGTGTCCCGTAGCCGCAACATGAGCATGGCTGGCCCGCTGCCGATCCCGATCTCCGAGATATTGTCGTACTGCATCATGTTCCAAATCGATAAACTGACAGAACGTGAGCGTATCCTCAAGTACGTGAATCAGCTCGACAGCGTGTACCTTGACCATATAGCGGAAAAGCAGAAACAGAAGTAATTTCCTCACGGAACTTGCTTCACGGAAGCCCCCGATAGATAATGACAATCTAACGGGGGCTTTGTATATGGGCGAAGGTATCGATCTTCCAGTAACAGCGAGTGGCGACGACGGTGTCAACCGCTTGACGTCAGCTATCGATCGTCTCACCGAGTCGATGACGCGCCTCGGCGACAATTCGGCGCTGAACAAGCTCTCGGAACAGATGCAGCTGATGCAGGCCACCATGGTGACCGGCTTCGCCAACCTCGCCGCAACCGCTGAGAAGACGCTGCAAGGTCTGGCCCTGCGCCAGGTCAGGGCCATCGAGGAGGGCGGCGAGAAGGCTGCCAACGCGATGACCGAGGCCGGCCTGAAGATCAAGGCTGCCGACGCCCGTACCTGGGAACAGATCCAGCGCGGGTCGAGTGCCAACGTCACTGCCGCCTTCAACCAGCTGGCACAAGGGATCCCGGTCGAAGCCGTCGAAGCGCGCTTCGGCAAGATGGCCGCGACCACGGCCGCAGCACTTGATGGACAGCTTGCCCGGCTGCGCCAGTTCCAGGAAAACGCCAAGTCCCTGTTCCAGACCGCGTATCGGCCGATGGCGGGTCCGACCGAAGCCGAGATCGATCGCGCGCGGGCGATGAACACCGCGCGCGACGCCGCGCTGCGTACGAAGTCCGCGTCGAATGTCGACGCCCGTACGCTACTGGGCCTGCCGTCGCAGGCTGAGACCCGTACGATCGGACAACAGATCGCCGCGCAGATGCGGGAAGCTGTCACTGCCGAAAACCTGCGTGCGCGTTCGGCTTCAGCTGTTGACGCCCGTACGCTACTGGGCCTGCCGTCGCAGGCGGAAGCCCGCTCAGTCGGCCAGCAAATCGCCGCGCAGCTGCGCGAGTCGGTGACTGCAGAGAATCTGCGTGCGCGCAGCGCGTCGACGATTGATGCCAGAACCTTGTTGGGTCTGCCGCAAGAGAGTGAAGTCCGCGCCGCCGGGCGCCAGATCGCCGCGCAGCTGCGCGATGCTGTCGCTGCTGAACAGGCCGCCGAACGTAACCGCGGCCTGAATGCCAACTTCCTGTCTGCCAGCCCGCTGTCCCAGCTGAACGCGGCCGGCCGCGTGCAGGCCTACCTGCAGCAGCCTGGCTCGTCGAGCGAGGGCGCCGCCGCGCGCTTTGGCAGCGCTGCCGCCAGCGCCGACATCAACGCTCTGCGCGCCGCCTACGAGGGCCTCGCGCCAGCCGTGACGCGCTCGTCCGCTGCAGCGGTCGAGCACAACCTTGCGATGAACGAGGCCCACAGCCTGGCGCGAGGACTTGCCGGCTCGCTCGGCGGTCTGTGGCTGACCTACGGCTCACTTGTGCCGCTGGCCGCCGGCGCCGCGATCGCCGCCAGCCTGAAGAGCGTCGTTTCCGTTGGCGCCGAAGTCGAGCATCAACTGACCAACGTACTGGCGCTGACCAAGAGCAGCGTCAACCTGGACACTTTCCTGCAGGTGTCGGAAGGCTCGCTGCGCTCGCTGGTCGAGGGCTCGAATGCGATGCGCATGCTGGCCCAAAACGGCCTGAATGCGGTGCAGTCGCTGCAGGTGCTGCCCTCGATTCTCGACCTTGCCACGGTCGGCGAGATGACGGTCGGCCAGGCGGCGCTGGCCGCCACTGGCGCCGCCAGCGCCTTCGGGTTGTCGTACAGCGAAGCCGGGCGCATCGCCGACATCTTTGCCCTGACCGCGGCGAATTCGAACACATCGGTGCTGGCCATGACCGAGTCGATGAGGCAGGCGTCGACCGTCGCCTCGCTCTTTAAGGTCTCGATCGAGGAAACTGCAGCGATGCTGGGCCTGCTGGCCAAGATCAACGTGACCGGCGGCGCCGCCGGCACCTCGATGACCAACATGCTGACCGGCCTGTATGAGCCGACCGAGAAGGGCAAGAAGGCGCTCAAGGAGTTGGGCGTCGAGACCCAGATGGCTTCGGGTGCCCTCAAGCCGCTGACTTCCCTGCTGGAAGAAATGCGCGGCGCCCTGTCGCGCTACACCGACAGCGCCCGGGTCGACCTGCTGGGCAGCATCTTCACGGTGCGCGGCGTGAAGTCCGCGCAGCTGGCGCTGGACAACATCGACGACTTCAAGCGGAAGACCGAAGAAGCGGCTGGCGCTACCGGCTTCATGGCGAGCGTGGTCAGGAAACTGGAAGACGATTCCGCCGGCGGCTTCGAGCGCCTGGGTGTCGTGGTCCAGAACAGCTTCGTGCGCTCCTTCCGCGAGGCGTCGCCGTTCGTACAGCGTATCGCGCTGGATCTGGGCGACGCCTTCAAGGATGGCGGCACCGCCTCGACGGGCCTGCAGAATTTCTCGACCAACGTTGCGCGCCTGACTGGTGTGCTGGTCGAAAACCTTGGCATCGTGACGATGCTGGGTGCCGGCTATGTGGCGCTGCGCGCGCTGGGGCCGACCGTCGATACGGTCTGGAAGGCCGTAGCCGCCAGCGCCGCGCATACGACGGCTGTGGCCGCTGAGACTGCCGCACTGGGCGCCGTCACCACAGCAAACCTCGGCGCTGGCGCCTCGGCCGCCGAGGTGACGGCTTTCGTGACTGCGCAGACCGCCGCGACTGAAGCTGCCACTGCCGCCACCCTGGCGTGGGAAGCGACTCTGCTGCCGGTCCTGACGGCCGTCGGCATCGCACTCGGCGTGGCCGGGGCCGCCTGGTTGCTGTTCCGTGACAACACGAGCGAGGCTGATCGCACCAACCAGCAGATCGCCAATTCACTGCACGTGATCAACGAAGCCCTTGAGCGCGAAATCGAGCAGCTGGAAAGGGCCAACAAGCTGTGGGACGAGAAGAACGGCAAGTATCGCGCTCCGGAGACGGTCACGCAGAGCGACATCGATAAGGCGCGAGACGCTGTCACCAAGCTCGAGAATGAGGCTAGGGCCAAGGGCAAGAATCCCGCCGATCTGCGCAACCCCCAGATGCTTCCGACCGGTACGCCAGGTATCATGACCAGCTCGGTCACTGGCTACACGCAGCTGTCTGCCGCTCTGGTCGAGGCAGACCGCAACCTGAACGGCCTGCTCCAGACGCAGCGGCGCGTTGAGGAGGAGCTGAACCCGGCCAAAGCCGTGAAAGGTGTGCACGACGCTACCGCGCAGCTACGCGAAGAGCTCGACAAGTTCTATGCCGACGGTAACGGGAAGAATTCGAAAGAGGAGTTCTACCAGCAGAACGCCGCCGTCCGGGCGGTGCACGAGCAGGCCAAGGCGTTGAAAGAACAGCTGCTGGATCCGACCAAGGTCCTGCCAGACGTGGAAGCTGAGATGCAGCGCATCAGCGCGCTCAAGGTCGACCTGAAGCAGCTGAACGACCAGGCCAATTCACTGCTGACCTCGCATACCGACAAGGGCGACAAAGACGCCGCGCGCACCCGCATCGAGCAGCTGCAGGAGGAGCTGCGCCTGAAGCAGATGGTGGCCAAGGACAACCTTGACAATGATCGGTCGTTGAACAAGCGCGGCGAGCTGGGAGACCTGCAGCTGATCAACCATGAGCTGGAGACCAAGCACCGCCTGAACCTGGAAGCGCTGAGCATCGCCCGGCAGGAGCGTGATGCGGCTGGCCCCCTGAGCGGCGCCCAGCGCGAGAAATTCAACAGCAAGATCCGGACGATCGAGCAGCAGGATCGCAACGACACCAACGCCGCCGAGCGCGCGCGGAAGGACTATCTTGACAAGGCGGCTACGCAGGAGTTGAAGGCACGCGCCGAGACCCTGACCAAGCGCGGCGAGCTGGACAAGGCTTTCGAGGCGCAGTGGGAGGCAGACTACGGTCGGGTCCAGAGCAGCATCGAGAAGGATCTCAAAGACGCCCAGAATGAGGAGTACCGGGAGAAGCTTGAGCAGCAGAGGGACTTCCTGAAGCAGCTGCACGACGAAGGCAAAAAGACCTCCATCTTCCAGATGGACACGAACGCCTTCGACGCTGAGCTCCAGAAGGTGAAGACCAAACTGAACAACCTGAAGCTGCAGAACGGCCCGGGCACCGGCCTGACCACGCAGATCAACAACCAACTGCGCGCCGGTGACACGATGCGCGCTGCGCTGCCGCTGATGAACGCGGAATACCAGAAGATGGTTGCCGACGCTGGCGACGATCCGGTCAAGCTCAAAGCCGCTGACAGGCGCCTGAAAGAAATCCAGGAGATGTCGGCCGCGCTGCGCAACGAATGGGTCAACATTGGCCAGACCATCGGCCAGGCCCTGACCGACGCCTTCGGCCGCGGCGGCACCGCCGTGGCCGGTCTGATCGACGCGGCGACTTCCTACGGCGCCAAGGTGCAGGACATTAGGGCTGCGTACGAAAAGAGCGACGGCGGTACCGAGGCGCAGCGCCAGGCGTCTGAAGACATGGCTGCGGCCCAGGTCAAGGCCTACGGAACGATGGCGTCGGCCGCCAAGGGTTTCTTCGACCAGAATTCGCACGGCTACAAGATCCTGCACGCCACCGAGCAGGCATTTCGCGTCTACGAACTCACGACGGCGATCGGCAACGCTGCCAAGAAGATCGCACTCGAGGGTGGCGTCACCGCTGCCCTGATGGGCGGCGAAGAGGCGCGCGCCAGTGCTGTGTTGGCCGGCACCGAGGTGCAGGTGGCTGCCGACCAGGTCAAGGGACAGAGCGCTGCTGCCGTGGGTATCGCCAACCAGGCGCAGGGCGACCCCTACTCGGCCTGGATCCGCATGGCCGCGATGGCGGCCGCGATGGCTTCGCTGGGCTTTGCCGTCATGGGCGGCATCGGCGGGGGTGGTGCGTCGGCTGCCGACCGCCAAGCCGAGAACGGCACCGGCACCGTCGCCGGCGATCCGAAAGCGAAGAGCGAATCGATCGCGAAATCGCTGGAGCTGGTCAGCAAGAACACCTACAACAACCTGAACGTGTCGCTGGGCATGCTGGCATCGCTGCAGGCGATCGAGGCCAACCTCTCGAACTTCGCCGGCTTGCTGGTGCAGAACACCAACATCACCAACCCGGAAGTCCAGCTGAACAAGAACAACGGCTTGGCCACGACGCTGGCCGCCGGTGGCGGCCTCATGGGTGGAGGCCTGTTGGGCGGCCTGATGTCGAAGATCCCGGCGGTCGGCAAACTTGGCACCGCGATCTTCGGTGGCAAGCAGACGCTGGACGACTCGGGCTTTATGCTCTCGAAGTCCACGCTGGGCGCGATCGCAGCCGGCGGCGCGCAGGCGCAGACCTACGCCGACGTCACGACCGACGGCGGCTGGCTCCGTTCGGACAGCCACGATACGAAAACGACTGCACTGTCAGCTGAAGCCAACCGCGCGATCACGCAAGTCATCGTCGGCATGGGCGATGCTGTCAAAGCGGCCGGCGGTGTGTTGGGTCTGTCGGGCGCCAAGTTCGAAGCCGACCTGAACAGCTTTACCGTTGACCTGGGCAAGATCAGCCTGAAGGACCTGAACAGCTCCGAACAGCAGGCCGCCATCCAGGCCGCCTTCTCCAAACTTGGTGATCAGATGGCGCAGTCAGCCATCTCGACCATCTCGCAGTTCTCGAAAGCCGGGGAAGGCGCACTGCAGACGCTGATGCGTGTCGCAACCGACTACCAGGCGGTCGACGCTGTACTGTCCTCGTTCGGCATGACGTTCAGCCAGGTTGGCGTGGCTTCGCTCGCCGCGCGCGAGCGCCTGATCGATCTGTCCGGCGGGCTGGACAAGTTCCTGAGCCAGGGTGAGTACCTGATGCAGAACTTCTACAGCGACAAGGAGCAGGCGGCATCGCTGGCGGCCCGCATCAATCCGACGCTCGCGCAGTATGGCATCTCGGCGTCCAGCGAGAACCTTGGCAAGCTGTTCCGCAATCTTGTCACCGGATTCGACACCACGACCCAGTCCGGCGCCGAAGCCTACACGTCCTTGATGAACATCGCGCCGGCGGTCAAGCAGATCGTCGACGTGCAGAAGGCCGTGCTGGACGAGCGCAAGGGTCTGCAAGACCAGCTGGACGAGCTGACGATGACGTCGACCCAGCTGCTGGCCAAGCAGCGTGACGCGCTGGACGAATCCAACCGCGCGCTGTTCGACCAGATTCAGGCGCTGAAGGCCGTCAGCCCGAGCGCCCTGCTGTCGACCGTCGACACGGCATACTCGACGCTGGAAGCGGTGATCCAGCGCGAGAAGACCGCGCTGCAAAAGCGCATCGACACCGAGTCGGAGGTGGTGGGCAAACTCAGCAGCATCAGCAGCTCGGTCAAGAGCGCCCTGTCGAGCCTTGACGAGCCCAGTGAGGCGATCGCCAACCGCAAGGCTGCGCAGGACACCTTGGGTCGGTCGCTGTCGCTGATGCAGTCGGGCGCGCCGCTGTCGGACGCCCAGGTGACGGCACTGCAGGATGCCCTGAACACGGTCACCAAGGATTCGAAGTCTCAGTTCAGCTCCTACGAGGATTACTCGTTCGACCGGCTCAAGACGCTGCGCCAGGTTCAGCAGCTCGATACCGTCAGCGCCAAGCAGAAGACCGACGCCCAGAAGCAGCTGGACGAGATGAAGGCCCAGTCGAAATCGCTGGACGATCAGCTGACCTCGATAAAGCAGCAGGTGGATCTGCTTAAGGGCATCAACACCTCGACCCTGACGATGGCGCAGGCGATGCAGAACTTCGAGCTGGCGATGGGCGCCGCCAAGGCGAACCCTGCCGTCGGCGCTACTTCGGCAATCACGCAGGCGTACCAGAACTCCCTCGGCCGGGCAGCCGATGCGGATGGACTGTCCTTCTGGCAGAAGCAGGCGGCGAATGGCACTTCGGTGGACGAAGTGGTCAAGGCGATCAGCAACTCGCCCGAAGCGCAGGTGCAGAAGCTGTATCAGAGCCTGCTGGGCCGGTCCGCAGACGCTGCCGGCATGCGTTTCTGGCTTAGCGGTGGCGCTTCCATCTCCCAGATCGAAGCCGGCATCAAATCGTCGAACGAGTACAAGTCGCACCAGAAGGCACTCGGCATCCCGGGCTTCGCCGGCGGCGGCGATTTTGGTGGCGGCGTGCGCCTGGTCGGCGAGATTGGCCCGGAGATCGAGGCCACCGGCGCCGCGCGCATCCACAGCACGCAGTCGCTGCTGAACGCTCTGCGCACGCCGGACGCCCAGACGAGGTCCGACACCGCGCTGTTCATCTCCACGTTTAACACGATGAACCAGACGCTCGACCTGATGCGCCTCGAAATGCGTGCGGTGGCCACGCACTCCGCCATGCTGGTGCGGATCCTCAAGCGCGTGACGCCCAACGGCGACGCGATCGTATTCCGCCAGGCCGATCCTCTCCCTGCCCCTGTCCCTGCCTGATAAAGGACCACGATGAGCAATATGAAGGTGATCAAGCCGGTGCCGATCACGACCGAGATGTTCACTTACTGCACCGTGACGCAGCCGGCGCCGGGGGAGACACTCTGGGATCCGCTGCAAGCGTATGCGGTTGGCGACACCTGCATCCTGACCCAGACCCATACCGTGTACAAGCGGCTGGTGGCCGGGACGACCGCGACGTCGCCCGACCAGGACACCGCCAACTGGAAAACTTACGGCTCAACCAAGCAGTGGGCGATGTTCGACCGCAAGATCGGCAGCAAGACATCGACGCAGGGTGACCTCGTCATCGTGCTGACGCCGGGCCCGATCGACAGCCTGGCTATTCTCGAGGCAGAGGGTCGCTCGGCCAGCGTCGTCATGAAGGACCGGCCCGGCGGCACCGTCGTCTACAGCAGGGATATCGACCTCGATATCAGCACGGTTGACAGCGTCTACGATTTCCTGTTCGGCGAGCCGGAACAGAAGACGGATTTCGTGCTGACCGATCTGCCGTCGATGTTTATGGCCTGCGAGCTGACGATCACGATCTCGTCGACCACCACGGCCGCCATCGGCGTGCTGCAGGTGGGGAAAGTGTTTGAGGTGGGAGATACCCAGTACGACCCCACCATCGGAATTGACGACTTCTCCCCGAAGGTCCCCGATGAGTTCGGGTACCTCGACGTGGAGGAACGTACCTACAACAAGCAGAATACCTTGTCGATCCGGATCAAGAAGGCTGACTTCAACAAGATCTACCGGCTGTTCGCCAGTATCCGGGCAACCCCCTGCGTCTACATCGGGGTGGACGCAGAAGGCTTCGAGCCGATGCTTGTTTATGGCTACTACAAGTCTTTCTCTATTACAATACCTTACTACGACGGCTACCTCTGCGCACTTGAAATTGAAGGGTTGAACACATGACCACCGCTATTACCCCTATCCCTCCCCTCGATCGGCTCGCCCCGACGTTCAAGGCTGATCTGGAGGCGATGTTCGCTACCTACTTCCCCAACCTGACGGTGGAGCTGACGGCATTTCTGTCGGCGCTGTCGACCATCGCGTCCGGCGGCGCAATGGACATCCCGTTCAAGTTCTCGACCACGACCGCGGCTGGCGATCCGGGCCCGGGCTTCCTGCGCCTGAACTCGGGCGCCGCCGGCACGGTGACCACGATCTACACTGACGTCCTGGGCAGTGACACCAAGGACTATACCGCGCTGCTGGACACCATGAGTGCGTCATCCAGCGCCGTCCTTGGTCAGGTCAGGCTGGTTAAGCTGAACGACCCGACAAAGTTCATGAACTTTAATCTGACGCTGCTGACCGCGCAGACCGGCTACCGGCAGCTGACGGTGATCCCGACTGCCTACAGCGACGCCATGCCGTTCCTGGATAACGACATCGTGCTGTTCCGCTTCTTCCGGACCGGTGACCGCGGCTCGATCGGCCCGGCCGGTACGATCGTGCGCCGCACGACCTCCGTGGCGTCGAATACCGCCCCGGCGCCGGACATCAGCACGACCGATCTGTACGCAATCACGGCACTGGCCGGCGCCGCGGTGGTCGGCGCGCCGACCAATTCCGGCGCTGCAGCCGCCGACGGGCAGGGCCTGATGTTCCGCATCAAGGACGACGGTGTCGCTGCTCGCGCGCTCAGCTGGAACGCCGCCTACCGCGCCGGCTCGGACGTGATCCTGCCGACGACGACCGTGCTCGGCAAGGTCCTGTACGTAGGCTTCATTTACAATGCGGCCGCTGCCAAATGGGACCTCGTCTCGACCTTGGGTAACATCTGATGGCTACCTACTACGCCCGTCCCAATCTGATGGATCTCGGTGACGTCACCGGGTGGTCGCTCACGTCGGGCGGGCCGAGCGCGAATGCGAAACCCGGTGACATCAGTCTAGGCACGGCTATCTTCGATAGCAACTCCGGGCCAAGGCGTACGATCACCGGAGGATTTGGCTACGCCGCCCAGGTGATCATGAGCGTCCCTATGGACTTTGCCGCCACGCTCAAGCTGATGGGAGATTGCATCCTGAAGGGAACAGCAAAAGGTGTCCAGCTCACCGGCTATGGCGGCAACGACAACAACAGCAACATATACACTCTCGACGCCTCGCAGTGCGTGATCGGCAGCTCGGGGCTGGATATGTGGAGCATAGAGTGCTACTGGAAGCTCGTGGGTAACCTCACGACTACAGGGCAGATATCTATAATAGATACGACTGACAAGCACTACCTGTATAGCACCCCTGGATCCACTATCACCTGCAGCTACATCATCTTGAGCGGGACCGACGGCTCAGGCGTGCCCATGGTTGTCCTGTTCACAGGTGGCAGCCTCAACCTGGTCCTCACTGGAGCGGCCAACAGCAACCTTCCGAACGTCAATTCCCCGGGCACGATCACCGTCACCGTTACCGATCAGAGCGCTACGGTGAAGACCCTGAGTCTGGCTGCCGGCACCTCGTGGAGCATCATTAACAACACCGGTAACGGGCAGGGGACAGGTGGGCTGCAGCTCGGCGGCGGTGCAACCAGCTTCGGCACCTTCGATTGCGGCAAGAACGCCGCAGTGACCATCTTCCCGACTGGCGTCACCTACGCGGCGACGAGCTGGATCATGGACGGCAGTGGGCAGCACAACCTCATCAAGTCGATCACCACGACACCGGCAACGCTGGCCAAGACTGGTGGTGGCACGATTGCCGCCAACTTCTGCAACTTCAACTACATCAACGCCGCCACCAGTCCGGCGACGGCAATCCGGGCCACCAACTCCAAGCTCACCGGCGGCGGCACCGGCATCACCCTAGTCGCCCAGACCTCCCGCTTCATGCCATTTTTCTGAGGACCAGCATGTATATCCATAACGGACAGCCCTTCGACATTACTCTGCCGCAGCTGGTGGGCGACGTGCAGTATCCGCCCGGCTGGTTCTTCGACGCCGAACAGCGCACCGCCTGCGACATTATCGAGGTCGCTGATCCGGTGGCGCCAGCGATCACCAGCACGCAGACTGCGACCCTGGTCGAGTTCCAGCTGACGAGCGGCACCTGGCGGCCGTACTGGAGGATCTCCGAGAAGACGGCCGAACAACTTGCGGCCGAGGCGGCATCGCTCCAGGCCGACATCGAGGCGGCCGTGCGCAGGTGCTACCCGGATGTCGACGCCGTCACCCGCGACGCCGTCGGCGAGCGCACCGAGGAGTACCGTGACGCCGAGGCCGCGGCGCGCGCCTTCGTCGCCGCTGGCTACGAAGGCGAGGTAGACGGCGATGTGTCATCGTACGCGCAGCACAACCCGACTGGCGCGGCGCAAACCAATGCCTGGGCGGCAGATGGGATCATCGCGCGCGCCGATGCTTTCAAGGTCGCAAAGAAGACGATGCGTAGTCAACGCTTCGCCAGCCAAGCAGCGATGCGCGCGGCGGCGACACCCGCGCAACTTGCCAGCGCCATCGCCAATTGGGATGCATTCATCGCAGACACGCGCGCAACCCTGGGATTGTAGCGTTTCGCAACCTAGCAGAAGTGCCATAGGAAATCCTTGACGCATGTGGTATTTTCTGGTGGAAACTTTCCGCCAAGAACTGCTGCAGTACAGGGACCCTATGGACTACGCACTTGCCCGCGAATCGATTCAGGACGGAGACCTTATCGGGGTCCGCGATGTCCACGGCCTACTGGGCAGGGCCACGACGTTTTTTACGCGAAAGCCTTATACGCACACCGGGGTAGCCGTGTGGCTTGACGGCCGCCTATTCATGGGTGATCTCAACTCCGGGCGCAATCATCTGACGGCCCTGTCCTGCATCGGGCAGTTTGATGTGTGCGACCCGCCGCCAGGCGTCGAACGCAGCTTCATCCGGCGCGCCCTCTTCGACTGGTTGGCCACGCCAATCAGCTACGGCGCCATCGCTTTCCTCGTAATCGGCCTGCGCTGCTGGCTAGGCCTGAGGACTTTCATCCACTGGCGCCAGGTCGTCGTTTGTTCCGGCGGATCGGTGACGATTTTTGAGATGGCGGTCGACCTGATGCAGGCTGCCGGCTTGAACGTGCCGGCAGCGTGGGAGGATCACAACCGCATGCTGTCGCCAGGCGAGCTGGTAGAGGAGCTCGGCCCTCCAAAGTTGCGTGTAGGATATTGACCACTGGCACAATTATTGCTGGACTAGCGGAACAGCAAGCTCTAAAATTCCTGTGATCAACTATGGAGGTGCGTCAATGTACCGAATTCTGGCGATTGCCTGCAGCCTCCTGGTTTTCCTCGGAGACCTCGTTTCTGAGCTATCTGACAACGAATACGAGGCATGCGAATGACCCTGGCCGAAGCCAAGCTCCACTGGACCCATCTGCGCGCTGTACTCGAACCGCACAACCGCGAAATCGACAATTCCGTATTCGTCATGTCCGTGGCGGCATTCTTCGGCTGGCTGCCGCAGATGACGATGCTGGTCACCTTCATCTGGTCCTGCATCCGGCTGTACGAGACGCAGACCGTCCAGAAACTGCTGGCGCGCTGGCGTGTACGGAAGGACCCGAAATGACACTCCAGCACCTGAAAGCAGCTGTCTGCGTCGAGCTGAAGAGGTGGCGCACCTACGTCAGCTTCGCGCTGCTCGCGGCGCTGCCCTGGGCCAGGGAGATCCAGTCCGAGCTGACCAACAGCCTGCCGGCCCTGCAGCCTTACCTCCCTGACAACGTCTACAAATTCATGGGCGGCGCCGTCGTCGTCGCCGGCATGGTCCTGCGCCTGGCGATTTCCTTCCGGGCAGTGAAAGCTGCAAATGACACCTGACCAACTGCGCCACGCGGTGCCCCGCATGCCGATCGCGATCGCGCATGACGCGGCCGTTGCCATCAACGCCACCTGCGCCCGCTTCGACATCAGCACCACCATCGAGCAGGCGCACTTTGCTGTGCAGTGCCTGCACGAGTCGCAGGGCTTCATGAAGATGACCGAGAACCTGAACTACTCGGTCGAAGCCCTGCAGCTGATCTGGCCGAAGCGCTTCACGCGGGAGCTTGCGGAGATGTACGGCCGCACGCCCACACGCCCGGCGAACCAGCAGATGATCGCCAACGTCGCCTATGCCAATCGGATGGGCAATGGCTCGGTCGAGAGCGGCGACGGCTGGCGCCATCGCGGCCGCGGCCCGGGCCAGCTGACCGGCAGGGAAAATTATCAGAAGTGCGGCGCCGCACTGGGCCTGAACTTGCTCGCCTCGCCTGATCAGGTCGCAACGATTCAGATCGGCACCGCTGCCTTCGGCTGGTTCTGGATCACGCACGGCTGCAAGAAGTTCGCGGCCTGCAACAACCTTGCGGGCGTGCGCTGCGCAGTCAACGGCGGCAGCATCGGTCTTGACGATTGCAAAGACCTGTTCGACCTGTTGATGGAGGTCCTGTGAGCATCCTGACCGATGTCATCGTGCCGCCCTGGGCCCGCTGGGCCGCGATCATCGCGCTGGCAGTCGCCAGCTACGGCACCGGCCGCCTGCAGGAAGCGCACCATGCGCAGGACCAGGCGGTCGAGAAGGTCATCACGCTGGTCAAGACCCAGGTCAAGACGGTCACGAAAGTCGAGACCGTCTACAAGGACCGCATCCAGAAAATCTACGTCCAGGAGAAGAACCTTGAGTCCCTCGTCCCAAGTGTCGTGCCACCTTCTGTGGATGAGCACTTTGCTATTCCTGCTGGCTTCCTGCGCCTCGCCAGTGCCGGCTGGTCAGGTGCCGCTGCTGGACCCGCCAGCGACGCTGACGCAGGACCCAGCGCCGTACGCTTTTCCGAGCTCGCAGCCATCGAGCTCAGCAATGCCGCCAGCTGCCGTGTCTGGCGCGAGCAGGCCCTCGGCTGGCGTGACTTCTACGCCCGCCAGCAAGTGACCTTCAACGGCCGTGCCGGCGACTGGTACCACCCCGATGACGGAGCTGAACGTCATTAAGCTGCGTCCTGATGCTGACGGGGCGCTACGCCCCGTCAGCATTCCCATCTGCTCCGTGATCGACGGACGCGCCATCATCCCTGATTCGCAGGAACCCGATGAACATACTGATGATTCCTGATTCCCAGGTACGGCCCGGTGATGACCTTGAATTCCTGCGCTGCATCGGCCGCATGATCGTGGCCGAGAAGCCCGACGTTGTTGTGCATATCGGGGATTTCGCCGACATGCCGAGTTTAAGCTCGTACGACAAGGGCAAGAAGTCGTTCGAAGGGCGCCGGTACCGGGCTGACATCGAGGCCGCGCACGCCGGCATGGAGGCCCTGCTAGGTCCGCTGCGAGAATACAACTTACGTCGCCACGCCAGCAAGCACGGAATCTACCGCCCGCGCATGGTGCTCACGACGGGCAACCACGAAGAGCGGATCCTACGCACGATCAACGAGGAGCCGATGCTGGCCGGCGCGATCGGGCTGGAGGATCTGGCTTACGAGAAGTACGGCTGGGAGGTGCACAAGTTTCTCGAGGTGGTCGTCATCGAGGGGGTGGCGTTCTGCCACTATTTTCAGACTGGTGTGATGGGCCGGCCGGCGTCGAGCGCGCAGGCCCAGTTGAACAAAAAGCATCAAAGCTGTGTCGCCGGCCACCAGCAGGGGCGCCAGATCGCTTTCGCCTACCGCGCTGACGGCCGGCGTGTCACCTCGATCATCGCGGGGAGCGCCTACGAGCACGAAGAGGGATACCTTGGCCCGCAGGGCAACCAGCACTGGCACGGTGTGGTCTATCTGAAGAACGTCGAGGATGGGTGCTTCGACGAGCAGTTCATCCCGCTCGCCGAGGTCAAAGAAAAATACGCCGGCTGATCGCCGGCGTATTGTTACTTCACCTTCGCAAGTTGTTTGGCCGTCGCCTGCAAGCTGTCTAGGGATTTGTGGCAGAACCGGCATTGGCCCTGTCCCCACCCATCAGGCCAGCTGTGACGGCTGCCGACCTCCTTGCCGGTTCTGGGGCTGCGGCCGCCCATGCCTCCGCAAGAAGGCAAGGCCGGACGGTCGGCGCTCACGCTTCCACCCGCAGCTTGCCGTTCTCCCTCAGCCACGCCACCGCGCGCGCCTCGTGCACGAAGCCGGTGCCGCCGGACGGCGACGAGTAGAGCTCGCCGCGCGGCCAGGTGCCGTCGGTCACACGCTTGTGGACCGTGTTCTTGCGTTCGCCGTACTTGGCGCAGAAGGCGTCCAGCTCGATCCAGCCGTCACGGTTGATGGGTTCGCTCACAGGACCTCCTTGGTGGCGCACATCGAGACGACCGGGTGGCTGTCACCATCATCCACGAGGCGCACACCCAGCTGGATGGCGCCGCCAGCGGCCAGGGCTTCCAGCTCCTGGCCGCTGGGCTTCCAGTAGGAGCAGGCCCAGTGGCCGTACTCGTTCGTCACCAGCACGACCGGCAGGCTCTCGCAGCTGCCATCCTGCATGTCGGCCGGCGCGCCGAAGTCGTGGTTGGTTTTGGGGTGTCGGACGATGTCCATGTACTTCTCCTTAAACGGTGATGATGCGGTCGGCGACAGCGTCGACCAGGTCGTTGTGGCTGATCATGATGATCTGGCCGAAATTGAGAGTCGAGAGCATGCCCAGCATGGCGGTCTCGCGCGCATCGGAACATGCTGCGCCCGGCTCATCCAGCTGCAGCATGTCGATGCCTGGCAGGAAAGTGCGCGTGAGCGTGATGCGCATCGCCAGGCCCAGCATGTCCTCGGCCGAGCCGGACAGGCCCGAGACCGGCCAGCCGTTGCATTTGAAGATGCCGTCGGCGCGGGTGATACGCGACTCGGTACCGCGCACCTCGCTGAAGTGTTTCGAAACGCCGCCCAGCACGATGTTCCACAACTTGTTCGTGATGGCCGGGCGCGCCGCGCGCACCTTCCTGATCAGCAAATTGTATTTCTGCATCTCGACCAGCTCGGCCTCGGCGGCGGCCAGCTGCTGACGCGTCAGCTCCAGCTGGCGCTGCTGCTGGACGGCCAGTGCTTCCTTAGTGGCGAGGGAGATCTGGCGGTCCTGCAGAGTTTGCTGCAGCGCCTGCAGCTTCAGCTGCCGGTCCTTGATGATAACGTCGAGATCCGCAGCATCCTCCAGCGTTTCCCTCGCATCCTTCAGCGGCAGCCCGTTGCGCGCCGCAATCGCGTCGCGGCGCTCCAGCACCACCTTGTCGCGCTGGGCGGCCCTCTCCTCGCGGCGCGCCTTGTCCGCCGCTGCGTCATGACTCAGGCGCTCAAGGTGCGCCAGCTGGTTGGCCAGGTCGGCCGGCACGTGTTCCAGCGCCGGGCCGGTCCACTTCCACTGGCCCGGCACCACGCTGCGGTCGACCTCGATGAAGTCGGCTGCGCGCGCATACAGCTGCTCGACCTTGGCGTTGGTCCGGACCACGTCGTTCAGCTGCGCCAGGTATTCGAGCTGTGTGTCGAGGTCGACCTGGGAAGCTACAAGGTCTGCGTCCAGTTCGAGCTTGCGGATACGTGACTCATTGCCGGCCTGGACGGCCGCCAGCTTCACTTCGTCGATCTGGCGCTGCAGGTCGCTGTTGGCGCGCACCACCTCTGGCACTTCGGTCAGATCCTTCTGGCACAGCGCGCAGGTGGTCTCCCTGATCAGTCGGCCTTCCAGCTGGGCGACCCTGACATCGCTGGCGCGCACGCGCTCGGCGTGTTCGCGCTCGAGGTCTGCCATGGCCTGTGCGATACTGGCGCGTGTCTTCGATTCACGCTCAACCGCAGCCTGCGTCTTCGCGATCTCAGCCTCCAGCGACGCCAGATCCTGATCCCACAGCCCGATCGTTTCGATACCCAGCAGCTCGGCGTGCAGCTTTGCGGCCTGCGCCTGCCGCTTGCCGGCTTCCACCGCCGCGCGCGCCTTTTCGATGGCGCCCTCCTCAGGCGGCAGCACCGCAGGCCGGCCCAGATCGCGGTCGAGCGCATCGATATCGAAGGTCGCCTTCTCGATCGTGCGCGACAGCGCCGCCTCGCTGGCGATGACCTGGCGCGCCTGGTCGACGTCGAGCTGATCGCGCTGCCGCTGCAGCTCGTCGAGCTCCATGCCGGCGCCCGTCACCATTTCGGCGGCATTTGTGACCTCGACGCGCAGCGTCCCAAGGTCTTCGGGGGTCTGGCCCTCGCTTTCCTGTTGGCGCAGCTGGGCGATGCGCGCCTCGACGCCATCGGTCTTGCCGGTGGTGCGCTGGGTGGAGATCGCCTCGGCAACCCGGTCGATCAGATCGAAGTTGGCCAGATCCTCGATCATCTTGCCGGCGGCGGTCGGCCCTTCCTTGAGCGACTCGGCCAGCGACTTCTGCGAGGCGAACATCAGCTTGCCGGCCAGCTTGGCGTCGGCGCCGAACAGGCGCTCGAAGAAAGCGGTGACCTCGTTCTGGCCGGTGATCTTCTCGCGGCCGAAGTTGACCTCGGCGCCGGACTTGCCGCGGTAGCCGCTGTAGGTGACGCCAAGGTGTTCAATCTCGCAGTCGACGCGCAGCCTGGACACCGGCTGGTGGTAGGTGACGACGTCGTCGAGCGACTCGCGCAGGGCGCGCGCGCCGAAGCAGAAGTAGAAGAAGGCTTCGAGCACGGTCGTCTTGCCGGCTTCGTTCTCGCCACGGATGGCGTTCAGGCCCGGGCCGAAGTCGAAAGCGCGGTCGAGGTGCTGGCGGAAATTCTGGAGGCGGATCTTTTTGAGCATGATTATTTGTCCAGTGTGACAGCGTCGGTGACGGCTTCGCCGGCGGCCTTCAGCAAGGCGCCAGTGCGGCTGTAGGGCAGATCGCGCTTTTTGTCGTACGAGCAGGCATCGGGGATGAACATCACGGTGTCGACGACAACGGCGAACGGCGTGACGACAACCGCGGTCGCGGCCTTGAGCAGGTTAAGCAGCATTGCTTTCTTCCTTTTTAACTGGGCGGCCGACATCAGCAAGCCATTTATCCATGCAGGGCACGCACACTTTGTAGTGGCCCCAGTAATCGCCATCTACGAGTGCACGTTCAGAGCGATATATCTCCCCAGGCTGGATCTGATGGTTGTCACCGCCTGGTGCGGTGCCGAGGAAGCAGGCATGCGATATACGCGCCGTCCGCAGCTTTACTTTGCGAAGGGTGATGACGGCGTCACTCCCTTCGCAAGGGTCATACCGCAGGTAGTCCGCTTCAGGAAACTGCATCTTGTTCTCCCATAATTTTGTCGATCTCGGCCGCGTCATCGGGCCCGAGGAATTCGCGCAGCGCCTCCATCACGTTGAAGGACGTGACCTCCTCGTGCGACAGCGTCATCTCGGCGCCGTCGTCGATGCCTTCGATCTTCACCGCGTTGGTGATGACCAGGGCGTCAGCTTCGCGCCGGAAGCGCCCCAGCACCGTCACGACCTTGTCGGCTTCGGCGGCCGTGGCGTGGCCGGTCACGCGAATGAAGCGGCCGACGTCGACCAGCTCCCGCCAGTCCTGCTCGGTGTAGTCGATCTTGCCGGTACGCTCGTCAATATCCTGCCAGGTCGTGTGCAGGCTGTATTTGCCGTCCGCGATGCGCAGCAGCTGCTTGTCCGTATTGCCCAGGCAGTCGCTGATCGAACTCGGGAACTGGTTTCCGACGATCACGACCTTGCCACCCAGCTCGGTGCGCGCCTGATGCTCGTGGCCGAACACGATGTATTCGACCGGCAGCTGCTGGGCCTGCTCTTTCGACAGATTCAGCGAGTGGTCGGATTCGACCGCAAACTGGTTGTCGTAGTTGGCGTGCACGAACAGGAAGCGGCACGGCGGGACATTGGCCAGCTCGATGTTGAACAGATCCTGGTTGGCGCGATGGGGGATCACGTAGGCGTCGTGCTCGATGATGCTGGTGCCTTCCTCGACGTGCGTCACGCGTTGCGGGTATTGCCCCATCAGCAGTTGGGCGAAGAACTGGAAGGACGACAGGCGCGTCGAGTTCTTGTCGAGATCGTGGTTGCCGTTGGCGAGGAGCAGGCGGCTGGTCGGGTTTTCGTCGAGCCAGTCGCTGAACATGCGGATCGCCTGCAGCAAGTCTGCGCGCGGGATGTCCGGGCCGTCGAACAGATCGCCGTTGACTAACAGATCGCCTTTTGTCTTTTCGAGGATCCGGCCACCAGCCGCCAGCAGGTCCTGGCGCAGCTGGTAGGCTGTCGCTGGCGTGGTACCGGCGCTACGGATGGCGCCCAGATGCCAGTCGCTTACGCAGGTGAGTGTGTGGGCCATAACTTATTCCTTTTATTGTTGATAATCTCTTCGAGAGACCAGCCATGCCTGTGGCGCCAGCGGGTTTTCTCTTTAGGTAGGCCCAATCTACGGGCCAGCACAACTAGCGGCAATGCCTCACCGTCGAAAATCACGATGTGCGTCCTCCGTGTGTTCAGCATCTGCCCTGCGCGCGTCGCCCATACGCAGTTGCCAGGAAGGTAGCCCTCCTCGTTCCGTTCCCGCTCGATCTCAGTCCCGTCAGGGCGCTCACCCATATCCGCGAGAAAGTTGGCGAAGGTCTTCCAGCGCTCGCACACGGCAATACCACGCCCACCGTAATACGGGTACTCCTCGCGGTTGGGGTTAGTGCAGCGCTGAATCATGTTGTCCCAGGTCTGGTACGTCGGATCCTTACTGCCGATCCTCCGCTTGCCGTGCCGTAGGCTGTGCTCTTTCTTCTTGCAGCCGCAAGAGACAATATAGCTGGCGCCGAGTGCCCAACCCTCCGCGGACTTTTCGACTCCGCAAACACAGCGCACGCGATAGAACTGCTTTCGCCTAGGGTTTGCTGAACGCTCGGCGTCGCGCCCAAGCACCGTCAAACGGCCGAACGTTGTACCTGCAGGGATGCTCATAGTCTCTCGTGGTGGGGGTGTGGAAAGAGGCCCCGGAGGGCCTCTCTGTCATTTTCAGGGAAAGTTTGCCTGCCGTCAACGACTGATCGTGCCGAAAAGCTGCAACATTACGGCGTCGACTGATGTGTGGAACGGAAAAGCCGCAACATCCCAGGACGCCGCCTTCTCGCGAAAATGGCGGAGTGGCACGAGGCGCCACTCCTGTACACCGCCGCGGCCTTCGATACGATGGCAAACCACCACCCAACACTCGTCGCCGGCCAGCTCCCACTTCCACATGCGCGCGATCTTATCGGCCGAAAAGTTCTTCTCCGGCACGCGCCGAGTGCTGGCAGCGGTGATCTTGACTTCCTTCACCTCGACCTTGAAGTGGCCGGTACCCCGCAGCGACGCTTCGAAGTCCGATGGCGCCGACTGCAGGCTGCCAGCCCGGGCATCTGGGTAGCGGTTGTAGGCAAAGCGCACATCAGCTTCACTGCGCGCCCTCATCCAGTCAGACACCCTCCCCTCAGCCCACTTGCCGCGCTGTCCTATGCTTGTTGCCATATCAGTCTCCCAGTTTGCCGAGGGCGTTGTGAAGGTGGTCGTCGATCGTCTCGAGCACGTGCCAGATCTGCCCTGCGTCGACCGTCACGTCGCCATGAGGCAGGAATAGCTCCTGCAGCGCACGCAGCGCGTGCCGCGCCTTAAGCAGCTCGTCGACCGAATGGGTCAGCATGCTGCCGATAGTGTCGAGCTGGACAACGACTTCGTTTGTAGCCGGCCCGCTCATACAGCCATCGGCGCTTTGATCGCCGCGTGGGATTGATAATCGACCAGCTGAATGTCGTCCGGATGCAGATGACGCAGCAGATCGTCCAGTGACGCCATCGTCGGGAACTCGCCCGGCGCGCGGCCGTCAAGGCCATCTCGCAGGATCAGAGACAGTCGCGGCGCCGGCAGCACCTCACGCGTCAGCTGCTCGCGCACCTGGTCGACGTGATTCTCGTAGATGTGGGCATCGGCCAGGAACATCGTCAGCGTGCCGGCGGTGTAGCCGGTCCAGGTGGCGAACAGCTCGAGCAGCAGCGCGTAGCTGGCGATGTTGAAGGGCACGCCGAGGAACATGTCGCAGCTGCGCTGGTACATCGTCATGTGCAGCACCTTCGAGTCGACGTGCGGCAGCAGCTGGAACAACACGTGGCAGGGCGGCAGCGCGGCCTTGTCGATCTCGGCCGGGTTCCAGGCGTTGACGAGGATACGGCGGTTCGTCGGTTCGTTGCGCACGAGGTCCAGGGCGGCAGCGATCTGGTCGACACGCGTCACGCCACCGGCAATGCCGAAGTCGCGCCACTGCGCGCCGTAGATCCGGCCAAGGTCGTCCTCGCCGCGGCGCGCCGGGCTGGCCAGCCACGCCGCATTCTCGTTGGCGTTCTGATCCCAGATGTTGCAGCCCAGCGCGCGGAAGTCGGCCGCCGACGTACAGCCACGCAGGAAGCCGATCAGTTCGCCCTTGACGGCGTCGAAGAACAGCTTTTTCGTGGTGATGGCCGGGAAGCCATCGCGCAGATCGAACTTGAGCGTCTCACCCGGCAGGGTGTAGGAATTGATGCCAGTGCGGTTCGACTGCTTGACGCCGTTGTCGAGGATATTCTGCAGGAGGTTCAGGTAATTTTGTTCCATTTCAGTCTTTCGTGTCTGCGTTGTAGATTTTCGACGGCGCCGTATCGATTACCGACCGACCCTCGTGCGTGGTCCAGGCGGGCGCCGGGCCCAGGTGGCAGGTCTGCGTCTTCACGATGTAATGGATCTGGCAGCCAGCAATCGTCATGTTACCGACCTCGAGGTACCAGTTCGTGCTGCGCGCATTGGTGCGCACGCCGAGCGACTCCTCAGAGGTGCGCACCGCGCGCACCGTGCCGAAGGCGGCCCGGTACTCGCGACCATCCGGCCCGACGAACCAGTTGTCGCAGTTGACCAGCACCTTGTCGCCAGGTTGGATGTGCGAGAGCGGAGCGTTCACGCTGCCTCCACGGCCTGGTCGTTCTTCTCGCGCCGGCGGAAGAAGCGTGCCTGACGCGGCGCGTCCTTCACGCCGGTGTCGAGCGAGACGTATTCGGCCGGCCAGCCGCAGATCTGGGTCGGGTCGTTGAACCAGTCGATGCGCTGCTGGTGCGTGGCGCTGCCCGGCCCCAAGCGGATCGGCTCGCCGGTGGCGACGTCGGTGGCGAGGAAAGTGCCGATCATGCCCTTGCCAACCAGGCCAGCCTTGGCGGTGCTGCGTTCGGTGCGGCCCAGCGCGTTGGTCTTGGCCTCGTTGTTGTTCTGCATGGCTTCCTCGAAGCCGGTGATGATGCAATCCTTGCGCGAGGCAGGCTTGAAGCGCCAGAAGTCGTTGCCCTTGGCGGTGGCGCGGCCGTGCTTGTGGCGCGCAGTCGGGTCGCGGAAGATGGCGCCCTCGTACCCTTCGAGCAGACACTTGTCGATGAAGGCCTGGGCCTCCTCGGGATTGTTGATGACGGCGTAGGGCAGCACGTGCACGTCCGGCAGGCCGCTCGCGACATACTGCAGCGCCTCGTAGCGCTCCTGGTATGACAGGCCGATCACCGTCGGATGCAGATAGTCGAACAGGTTCCACACCAGGTTGGTCGGGAATTCGGTCTCACCCTTTTCGATCTTCTTTTTCGCCAGGATGCCAGTGGACAGGCCACACAGCGTCTTCGGCGCGTCGCCGGGCTTGTCCGGCGCGGAGAGTTCGGCCGGGATCTCGCAGTCGCGCAGGTAGCCGTTGATCGTCAGCTCGCCGTCGAAGCCTTCGTAGGCCGGGCCGCCGAACTTCTCGATCAGGCCCAGGTTACCCAAGGGTTTGAGCGAGCGGCCGGTAAAGGTGCCGGTCACGCGGCAGCCGCGGGCACCGTCGACCTTGACGAAGCCCCAGAGCGGGAAGCGGGCGGTGGCGCAGTCTGGATCGATATCGACGGCGAGCTGCGGGAGGATCTGGGTCGTCATTATTTTTGCTCCACGTCGATGGTGACTTCGGCGCCGAAAGTGTACGGCAGGTGGTGGGTCGAGGTCGACAGTGGCTGCTCGTGATGGTCGTCGATCAGCTTGACGTCGACGCCGTGGCGGATCTTCAGGTCCGCCGCGAGATACCGCGCCAGCGTGGACTTGCCGGACCCGGTCGGGCCGCTTATGGTGACGGTGATTTTGGGTTTGCTCATCTTCTTCTTTCTCGGGTTGATGTCCGGCGCGGCGGCCGGGCTGGGTGGTTATACAGTAAGCGGGTAGAGGCGGCCGATCTCTTTCGCAAGGTCGGCCATCTGGTCGTGCAGTTCCTCGATGCGGCGCTCGACCAGATCGTGATCGAGCAGGAACTCGCAGTTCGGGTGGGCGCCGGGCACGCGCAGCCGATCCCAGTCGAAGCCGGTACCGCTCTTCGGACCTTCGACCTTGATGCCGTGCGGCCCGCGGCCGGCGTACAGGTAGTCCCAGACCTCCTGTATCCGGTGCTCCATGCCCTTGATGTGGCTCTGCTGCGACACCAGCACATAGACAGCACGGCCAGCACTCGCCAGCTGCACCGCCTTCTCGATCGTGCGCGTGGTGCGGCCGGTCTGGATGAGGGCGTTGTTCATCGCCTTCTCCCTTTCTGGTTGCGCCGGTAGGTCGTCATCTGGGCCAGCGACTTGAAAATGTGCTGCGTCTCCTTGCCGTACAGGAGGACCACGTCGAGGCGCGCTGCAACATCGAACGGACGGGCCGAATCGGCGTAGACACTGTTCAGTGCCCAACTGCCCCGGTGCTGGCCTATCTGCAGCCGGTATAACGTGTCGCGGTCAGCTTCGACCTTGACCTGCAGATGCGTGGTCAGCATGCCTGGCGCGCCTCGACGGCCGTCCTGCCGCGCCTCCAGCGACCATCCCGAGATCAGCTTCGACGAGATGCCCAGGGTGCGGGCGACCGCGGCGGCGACGGTATCCCTCATGCCGTCTCCTTCATCGATTCCCTGAGCATCAGCGACAGCTTGGGTGAGGCCATGTGGATCACCACATCCGAGTCGTTACCGCGCCCGAAGATGTCGCCGAAGATGGCATCGAAGGTTTCGCCGATGCCGCCCTTCTTCAGGCCGGATACGATCAGGATCTGCCCATCCGACGTCACCAGTTTGGTGAGCCCTTCCCAGTGCGATTCAGCCATCAGATTGGCGAGCGTCAGGCCGCCCACAGTCAAGGTAAAGATTTCGTTTCGCTTCAGCTGCGCTTTCATGCTGCCTCCAAAAGTTTGGCTTCATTTTCGATCCGCGACTGCTCCCATGTGGTCTCGCCGCGGGCGATCATCCCGAGGTGCATCTCGAGCAGACCGTCACGGATAGCTTCAGGCGTCGGGTAAGCGCCGATCTCGGTCTGGCGATAGAAGTTCGGGCCGAACGAGATGGTCGACACGACTTCCAGATCCATCGTGGCGAACGGCGCCGTCATGCAGCGGTGCATGCGCGGCAGGAAGGCCGGCAGGTCCTCGATCATCACGGATGCCACTACCTCATCATGGATGGGGCCGTAGCAGACGGCGTCGAAGTCGTAGAACAGGTTGTCGTCCCACATCCGGCCTTCCGCAAGCTTGGTCTGCTCGCCGGCCGGGCCCTGCACCTTGAAGTTGACCGCCTGGCGCTCCGCTTTCGACTTCTCGAAGTTGGTGCCATTGAGCAGCTGGTCGGCAAGGTGGCGCACGCCGCCGCCCAGGGTACGGACCACGCCGAACTCCTTGACCTCGGCCTTGATGTCTTCCTTCCACTGCTGGGCGACCGGGTACATCGCCTCGCGCGCGTCGAGGAACATCTGGGCGCGCTCGACCGACACCATCAGCGTGGCGGCCACCTTCTCGGCCATGGCGCCGTATTCGGCCGTGAAGTTCACCTTCTTGCCCAGCTTGCGGGTTTCCTTGGCCAACTCGGCCAGCTCAGGGCCCATCGCCTTGTCCAGCGCCGCCTCGTAATCCTCGTAGGACCAGTCCAGCTTCTGCTCCTCGCGGACGATACCCAGTGCGGTGATGGTGTGCGGCGACTTGCGCTTCTCGCCCTGGAAGCAGGACAGCGCGTTCGGGTCCTGCGACTGGAATGCGATCAGGACCATCTCCTGCGAGTCGAAGTCCATGGAGACGATCACGGCGCCGGGCTTGTGCGGCACGATCACCTCACGAAACTTGGCCTCCTGCCCTTCGATCTTCTGATGCTTGGGCAGCTGCTGCTTGTTAGGCTTCGATTCGCTGGCGCGGCGCGTCACGGTCGAGCACTGGTTGTGCTGGGAGCGCACGCGGCCGTCCTTCCAGTGGGTGAAGTACGGATACTTCGAGTAGTAGAGCGAGCGGCGCGTGGTGACCATGCCCATCAGCTTCAGGGCTTCCAGCACCGGCTTCTCTTCCGGGCCGCACTCCTGCAGGGCGTAGGCCACCGCCAGCAGGTCGGTCTTCGGCGAGCCCTCGCGGATGCCGGCCTTCTTCATCGCCTCGGTCGGCGCGTTGCGCACGCGGATCGGCAGACCCATCACCTCGTACATCAGGCGCTGCATCTGGATCGGCGAACCCTTGTTGAACTGCGGCTCACCCTTGAAGTAGCTGCACACCCACTTCGAGAACATGCGGCCAGCGATCTCCGATGCCTCCTCCCCGGCAGCCTTCGCCTCGATCAGCGTGGCCAGCATCCGCGCAAACTGCAAGTGCTCGGTTGTCGACTCGATAAACTTCACGATCTTCGATGGCGTCCTCATCCTCGTGTCCAGCACTTCGCCAGTCACGATGGTGTAGGCCTCCTTGATCTGCGCCGGCGTGATGTCGACCGTGTACGACGGCGGCGTGGTGCCGGCCCAGCCCTGCTCGATCAGGTACTGACGCACCGTCGCCCAGGCGGCGTCGTAGGTGGCGTCGTCCTCGCGCTCAAGCTCCTTGCAGCGCGCCACCGAGATCTCGGTACCGTCGATGAAGTTCTTTGCGTGTTGATAGGCCGCGCGGATCTCCACCTGCAGGTAGGTCTGCCAGCTATGCTCCAGCTGCATGAACAGCTTGTAGTGGTTGTGCAGGGCAATCGTGCAGATCGTGTCGTCGGCGCCGTAGCCAAGCACGTGCGCCGCCGGCAGCTCGTTCATCTTGTAGCGGCGCGTCTGGGTGGCCACGACCGGCAGGCCGTCTTCACCTTCCACCAGCTGCGTCTTCGTGATCTCCATCGGCTGGACGCCGGCGGCGATCTCCTCGTCGGTCAGCGGCTCGAACTTGCCGGTGCCGATCGTCTCGTAGACGTAGTCCTCGCGCACCAGGCGCCCGCCCGGGAACAGCTGGTCCACCGGCGCCGTGATCTCGCACGTCTCCTTGTAGGTTTGCTGGCGGTAGCCCAAGGTGCCGTGCGACCGCTCCTTCAGGCCGACCGGGATGTTCTCGTTGACATAGTTGGCCTCGAACTTCGTGTCCAGCACGTTGGGCAGGAAGCCGTGGTAGCCGTTGTCCATCTGGCGCGCGCCCCACTCGTTGAAGAGCACGGTCAGCTCGAACGAGGTGTTCTGGATGATCAGCGGGATCTCCTGCGAGATCGAGGCGATGAACTGGCGCAGCAGCTCGCTGTCGACGTTGTCGGTGTCGGCGTGGCGCACCGAGAAGTACAGGCTGTACTGGTTGTTCGGGCCGAAGGTGATCGACAGGCCAACCAGGAAGGATCCGAAGACGTCGACACCGTCCGGATCGCCCAGCGCGGCCAGCCACCCGTCCGACTCGTCCGGCGTCGCGGTCTCGATGTCGAGCGAAATCTCGTGTGACGCCAGGATGTATGGCATGGCCCAGGCGATGGCCTGCTCGAACACGGCTCCGGTGATCAGCCGCGTGCGACCGTACCAGGACTTGAGGCGCGGGTCGTGGTCGGTGGGCGCCAGCTGGCGCACCATGCCGGCCTCCCACTGCAACGGTTGGCGCATGGTGTTGACCCACTCAGGGCGCAGGCGCGCCAGATCGAAGCAGCGGATCACCTGCGGCGCGTTGTCGAGGATCAGCTGCAGGAGCTTGTCTTCCGGACCTGAAATGAAGTCAGCCAGCGGCGACAGATCGCTCCTGAGCAGCATATCGTGCAGCTGCTGCAAGCCGTCGTAGCCGTATTTCTCGCACAGCTTTTCGAACGCCTTTTCGCCGAAGCCTGGGCAACCCTTGATGTTGTCCGACTTGTCGCCGACCAGCGCCTTGTAGGTAGTGACCAGGTGATAGTCGAACACGCCGTACTTGTTGTATTCGAACATCTCGTTGATCCACGTCGAGACGCGCGCGCCGTAGGCGTTCGGATGCAAATTGAGCGCCGTCAGGTCGTTGTCAAACGTGGCGACGATCAGGTCGTCCTCGGTGTTGTGGGCCAGCCAGGCCAGCGTGTCGTCGCCCTCGGCGAAGTCCTGCCACATCAGCTGGGCGCCGAGTTCGCGAAAGGTCGTCTTGAGCATTTCGCGCAGCTTCTCGAACTGCGCGTACGCCTGCGGCGGCCGGCTGCTTTCGCCGCCACCCTTGTACTGGTTGTCGATCAGCAGGCGCTTGCCCTTACTGTTCTGGCCTTCGAACACCAGGATCACGTCGATCGGGTTTGCCTTGTACTGCTTCATCACGTCGAGCATGCGGCCCAGCGTGTTGTCGTAGCCATACAGGGCGCTGTTGATGTAGACGACCTTGCCTTCGTGCTCGACTTCAAAGCCGTTTTCTTTGTCCTTGCCCCAGCTCATCATCGTCCACATGAAGGACGACATGTCGAAGGCAAGGCGGCGATGTTTTTTCATTTATACCCTCCGATTACGGTGGCCATCACCAGCAGGATGTGGCCCAACAGCGTGAATTGTCGGCACCACTCCCAAGCGCCTTCGCGGGCAGCCTTGCGAGCGATCCAGAAGTGAAAGGCGGCCACAGCCATCACCGCTGCAAAGAGCGCCCACTTCATGGCAGCCTCCAGGTAATCATGGCACCGACCACCCAAATAACGGCCAACGTCTCGCTGTGACGGCTGGCCTCCAGCTTCCTGCGATGAAGCTGAACGAGCGCCAGCACACCCTGAACCACGGCAGCGCCGACACACCAGCCAAACGCGCTCATGCCTGCCTCCGCATCTTCGCCAGCCGCTCGACCTCGCATTGGCAATTCGTGCAGCGCACGAATTTGTAGGCGATGCGCACCGGCGGCAGCCCGTCGCCGCAGCCGATGCAGTGCTCACCGTCGAAGTCCGGGTGGCTCTGGGCCAGCTCTAGCCGTACTCGCGCCAGCCTGTCGACGACAGCTTGTTCCCGGTACTCCTCGGCCACCTCGAGTTCGTCGCTGCGCTCGCTCATCAAGCACCCCACAGCGCATAACGCACGTCGGTCAGAGTCTCAGCGAGGTCGCCGCTGTTGTTGATCTCGATGTCACCACCAGCGAAGGCAACACCAGCTTCCGACGCATGCCCGGCGTTAGCGCCCAGCTCGACGGCGCGGCCGGTCACGTGCAACACCTTGCCACCCAGCCGGCGGATCATCGCCGCTTCGTTCTCGAAGCGCACGTCCGACAGAACGAAGCGCGAAAGACTTGGGCGCCACTCGCCAGCCAGTGTCTCGATCTGCTGCTCCACAACCTTGGCCCAGATGTCCGGATCCAGACCGCGACCCCACTCGGTGCCCAGCTTCTGCGCCGCTTCGCGCCAGGTGAAGTCGAAGCCCTCGACCGGCAGCTCCTTGACAGCGCGGTCAGCCGGTTCCGGCATACCGGCGGCCGCCAGCATCGCCTTGAGCGGGCCAGCGAACGACAGCTTCGTGAAACCATGCTCGCGCACGAGGTAATCGGCAATCGTGTCCTTGCCGGCGCCAGCCTTGCCGGTGATCCCTACTAAAATCATGATTTATCCCTGTTGTGGAGCCAGTTGAAGAACCGGCGGAAGTAAAAGCTTCGAACCAGCGAAACGACGGTGAAGAAGACGGTGATGCCCAGGCTGTCCAGCGGCGAGCTGTGCAGATGCCAGAGCGGGTTGACGATGCAGTGCTGCAGCGCCACACTAAGGAGGAACGCCACAGCGGTGCTGCACATCGTCTCGATGAGGGACTGCCTCACGCTCTGCATATGCCCTCCCTCTGCAGGTTGGCCGGCAGCGCGCGGTACTGCTCATCGAACCAGGCGTGAATCGACTCGAGCTTGGCCTGGGCCAGCGCGAACGGAAACTGGCCGCCGGAGAAGATGTGCTGCCGGAACTTGGCTGGCGTGAGTACCTCCGGCACCAGCAGGTTCTGCCAGATCTGCAGCTTGCTGCGGTCCGACATCGACGCGTCGCCCACGATCTCGATGCAGTCGCGCAGCACCTGCTCGTGCCGGCGCAGCTGGCCCAGGTCCTGCGGCAGCAGGCGCAGCTGCGAGATCAGGTCAGGGCAGTGGCCGCCCAGTGACAGGAGGCGCAGCGCCTGCAAGGCGTAGTCCAGCCCCTGGAACTCCTCGAATCGCCGGCGATGCACGTGCAGCACCGAACGCAGCATCGCAAGTTGGTCGAAGCGGCAGCTGTAGTCGGCCTCGCCGCGGCTACTGGAGGCCAGCTCCTGCACCATGCCGGGCATGCGCTCGGTCCAGGGCGACTCGCACGCCGGCCGTCCGTTCTTCACGCCGATGACCGTCTCGTCGGGCAGGATGACGTAATAGTTGTCATCGTCGCTGACCAGGTCCACAACCGGCAGTGAAGCAGCGGCAGCCGACGCCACCTCGATCGAGAACATGATGCCGGCCGTCGGGTCCAGCTGCGACGGGTAGCCGACAGGCGTGGAGAACAGGAAGGCGCGCTGGCCGACCTTGACCTTGGGGAAGGCCCAGCCGCAGTTGGCGAACGCGCCGCGCCGCATCGTGGCGCTGGGCCGATTCCAGAGGTCGTACAGCGTCTTGACCCAGAAGCGATACAGCGCGCCCTGCTCGATCGGCATCGGCACGCTCAGATAGTCGGCCAGCGGTACCTGGCCGATCGTCTCGCGGCAGGCGATCGGCGGCGCCATCCAGGCAAGGTCCGTCAGCTCGATCCGGCCCGGATTGCGCTCCTCTTCGGACAGTGGAGACGCGAGAAAAGCGGCCGAAACCGCTTTCGAGAGGGACCGGATCTGCGCCGCGGCGCTGATCAGGTGGGAGGTCATGGTCAAGCCTTGTCGGCGCGCTCTTCAGCCGCCAGGTCGCTGTAGGCTTCCGGGTAGCGTTTGCGCAGCTTGGCGATGTTGTCAGCGGCGAGTTGGACGATGTCGAGGCCGGCCAGGCCTGCGAGGTCGACCAGATAATGCAGGATGGCGCACACCTCGTCGACCAGGTTGACGTCCTGTAGCATATGCATGGCCTCGCTCTCGACGTAATCGGCGACGCGACCTGCAGCGATCGACAGACGACGGGTCAGGTTGGTCAGCGGCAAGCCGGTACGGGCTGTCAGGCGTACATCCTCGAACACGTAGTTCGCGTCGAGTTCGCTGGTGATGATCGGCAGGTACCAGAGCACGTCACCGATCTCCTCGCCGAGCAGCTGACGGTACGACTTGCCACTATCCTCGCCCTTGTCCATGACGCTGTCCAGCGACTTGCCGTAGATGGCGATGCGCTTGACGAGAGTGCCGATCTCGCCAATCTCGGTGATGAGGCCAAGCGACGCGTGCTCGATGCGCAGGAAGCTGGTTGGCAGTTCTTTTTCAGTGCGGGCCGCGAGGGCCGGATATTCTGCGAAGTTCATGGTGTTCTTTCGTGAGTAGGTAATTATTCTTCGATTTCGACGTAGACCTGGCTGGCCGGCTGATGCTGCAGAACGACCTCATGGGTGCTGAGGTTCATGAAGCTGACCAATTCCAGCAGCTCGCCAGCACCGTTGGTATCGAACACACGCAGCACTGGCGCCCTGGCCACGATGCGGCCGGCGCTGTCCGGCGTCACAGGGATAATTTTGCGGGTCATTTCATCGCCTTCAGCGCTTTCTCGATGCTCTTCTTCAAACTCGCATCGCAGTCCTGCTTCTTGAACCACTGGAGGTATTCCTTGGGCGTCTCCATCAGCAGCATGCCCTTGTGCTTGCCGAACGGCCAGCGATGCACCGTCGTCTCCTGGGTCTCGTAGAAGTCGCGCAAGGTGCGGCGGCCGGCGCGGCCCATCAGTTCGCGCAGCAGGCGATGCGTGGTCGCCACGTCGGCCATGGCGCGGTGCGCCTCGTTGACCGGGAAACCGAAGTGCTCGCGCAGCGTGCCCAGCTGGTGATTGGGCACCTCGGTGCCGACCAGCTGGCGCGAATGGAACACGGTGCAGATGGACGAGACGATGTTGCCGATCCGGTGCAGGCGCTTGACGTCGAACTGGGCGTTGTGGGCGATGATGACGATGTCACGACCTTCGAAGGCGTCGTCGAGGTAGCCGGGCATCGTCAGGAATTCGTCCAGCGTCGGCGCGTCGGCGACCATCTCTTTCGAGATGCCATGTATTTCCTGGGCCCTCGGCTCGATGTCGCACTCCGGGTCGATCAGCGACTGGATCTCGCGGATGGTCTCCAGCGTGTCCGGATCGATCTCGCGCAGCGCGATCTCGCAGGCGGGGCCAGTCAGGCCAGTGGTCTCGGTATCGGCGATGACGAAGGCCAGCGGGCGCAGTTCTTGTTGTTCTTGCATGTCCAAGGGATTTCTCCTGTAGAAAAGGGAGCTCCGAAGAGCTCCCTTGGGTGGGCGTGAAGGAAGATTACGCGGTGTAGCGGCTGAAGTTGGCGACGGTCCAGGTGTTGTCGCCCTTGGTCACCAGGTCGCAGTCGATCCGCACGATCTGGGCGCCTTCCGGCTCGATCAGACCCTTGCCGATCTTGAAGGCCTGATCCATCTGGTAACGCTTGAACGCAGCCTTCGAAGTCGGCGGCAGGTTGATCTGCACCAGCGTGTTGGCCAGCTCGGGCAGATCTTTCTTGCCCTTGACGCCGATGTCGACCAGGGCGCCGCAGATCACCGAACGCTCGCTCTTCTTCGCGTCCGGGAAGCCAGTCGCCAGCAGCTTGGCCAGATAGTCGTCGACGTCTTCGCCCTGAGTGGTGGTCTTGCCGTCGTTGGAGTAGCGAACGAATTCCTTGTTCTTCTCCTTGTCCTTGTCATCGCCGCCCGGCGACACGACCCACTGATCCTGGAAGGACAGCAGTTCCATGCCGATCGAATCGCCCAGGGCCTTGTTGGTCTGACGGTCGACCACGTTGCCGTTGGTGATATACAGATTGCGCAGGGTGTCCCATTCGACCGGGAAGGCATCCTTCAGCGGCTCCAGCGGATTGACCATCGGCTTGGTGACAGCCACCTGACGGCCGGCCTGCGGCGCCACGGCGCGGCTTTCGGACGGCTTGGCTTCTTCCTTCGGCTGGGATGCCTGGTGCTGGGCTGCCGCAGCTGCCAGACGAGCTTGGGCTTCAGCCTTGATCTGCTCGGGGGTCTTCTGCTCGGCGCCGTTCTCGATGACGCCGTCGTCGTCCGGAGCTTCGAATTGAGCGGTCTGGGTGTTTGCTGCGGTGTTTTTGGTCAGTGCCATTTCGTTACCTTTAAAGTTATCGTCTTGCCGGGTCAGGAACCCACGCCCGGCATGTGGGTGAAAATTCAGTATGGCAAACTTCTTGACGCGTGTCAATTGCTTTTGAACACGTCAACGCCAAGACTTGTAAGGTCGTCGGCATCGAACGTGAACACGCCTGGCGACTGCAGCTTCTCGCCGGTACCGCGCTTGACGAACGCGCCGCAGTCCTGCAGGGCGTGGGCAAAGCTCTCGAAACCGCCGAACAAGGCTTCGAGATTCGACGCGCGGCAGTGCATACGGTAGCGCTGGTACGCCGACCGCACTGCAATCTCGATGCGTTGTTTTCCAGCGACCTCGACGAAGGCATACTCGTAGTTTTTGCGGATGGCTTCGGGCCGGTCGCTCTCGATGTGGTGACTCATGCTGGAGATCTCGGACAGGACCTTGATGTATTCCGGCGTGGTCGCCGCGTGCAGGTCGTGCAGGCGGGCAAAGACACCCTGCTCCATCTCGGCCATGATGCCGTCGAACTTCGGGCCGATCGCTTCATTCACCAGGTTGCGGAACTGCTTCATGCCAAAGCGCGCCACCGTGTGGTTGTAGACCGGGCGCTCCTTGGTATTCTGCTTCTCCCTCAACTGCTCGGCGCTCAGGGCACCCTTCAAGTCTTCCTCGGACAGCATGAACTGGCGCTTCGCCTCGCCATACATCGCATCGAACTCGTCGACAAAACTGCCGGCCTCGCCGCCCTGCACGATGCTCATCGCAATGTACTGGCCCAGGATGCCCAGCAGGTGCCGGTTCCTCCAGTACGACTGCCAGTGCGCGTGCCGACGCAGGCCCTCAGCCTGGTGCGGGCGCGCCAGGGTCACCAGCACCACGCGCTCCATCACTGCCGCCTCTTCCTCGGCCGCCTCGGCGATGAACACCATGGGCGCGGCCATCTGCGAGAACTGCAGCACGCGGTAGTCATCGCTCTCGCGCGAGCCGCCACCACGCGCCTGGTCACGCTGGTTGTAGACGTCGCGCAGCAGACCCTTGAGCTGGTCCAGGCGCGTCTTCTGCATCACGTGCGGCTTGTACTCGTCGAGAATCAGTGGGATAGAGCTTGCTCCGATCAGATGCTGCAGCAGCGCGAAGTTGGTCGAGCCGGGCGACAGCGGCCGCGGCTCACCGCGCCAGTAGAACATCGACGCCATACCCAGCTGCATCTCGGTCTTGCCCAGGCCGGCCGGCCCGTTGATATGCAGCAGCGGGAACTTGCCGTAATGCTTCTGGAACAGCTGCTTCCAGAAGCAGGCCACGTACCAGCCCAGCGCCTTGCCCAGCACCTCGGGCTTCTGGCAAGCGAACAGATGGCCAAGGGTGTCAGCCAGCAGCTGCTTGTTGCCCGGCTCCTCCAACCACGATCCCAGTGCCGGCGCATTCGAGATGTCGGTCTTGAACATGCCGCGCGGATCCGGGTAGCCGGCGAACTTGATCTTCAGGCCGGTGGCCTCGATCTCGGGCTCCAGCCGCACGCCATGGCCGTCGGCCCAGATCATGAAGGGCTCGCGCAGCCGCACATCCTCGTGCTGGGGAATGGTGATCATATCGAGGCCCTCGCGGTCCACGACATAGCTGATGTTGCCCTTTCTTTTTGCCTGCTCCACGAATCGCATCATTACCGTCCTCACCTGGGCATCGGTGCCCTGAAAGGCATGCCCGTATTTGCTGACAAACCGGTTGAAGGGCACCAGGCCGGAGAACATGTCGCTCTCGAGCGTGATCGAGCCCACCGATTTGCCGTTGACCAGCACCACCGCGTCGTAGCCGATAATCTGGTCGCTATCCTTTGACATCAGGATCGCCGCGGCGTCGAACGACACCGCACAGATCCGCTTTTTGCCGAACTCGCCGTCGACGTAAATCCCGTAGCGGGACAGCGTCACACCCTTGGCCACGTCGGCATACTCATCCTGCTGCAGCTCCGGGTCGTCCAGCTGGGTGGCCGCGAGCTCGATCTCAGCCTTGACATCTTCCTTCGTGGTTGTGATGCCGTCGAGGTCTGGCGCCGGATGGTTCAGCAGCGTCTTGATGGCGCCGACCGAGAACTCGTAGCAGGGATTGCCGTTCATGTAGCGGTGCATGCGGCGCAACTCGTCAGCGCGCTTTTGCGGCGAGCCGTAACGGCTGCCGTCGCCCTGGTGATTCTCGATCAGGCCCGAGCACTCGACGATGAATCGCTCTTCCGACATCTCGGCCGAGACCGCGGCAATCGCCAGCTGGGTGGCAATCTGCTGAAAGCCCACACCAGCCTTGATGCCCAGGCCCGCCATCATGTACTGGATGGACGCGCAGCCGGCCTTCTCGCGTACGTGCGGATCTGGCTTGAACTTCGCGCGCCTCTTGAGCAGATCTTCGACCTTTTGCATGGCCTTGGAATACTCGATCGACAGCTTGACGCAGAAGCTCGGAGGCAGGACCTCCACCGGCTCTCGCGGCTGCGAGGACAGCTCAGTCGCAAGTTCGGGCGACATGCTGCGCATCTCGTCGACCGTGACTGGCACCTTGTAGCGGCCGTTATCGCGCTGAACGTTGGGCTGGCGCCACATGCGGCCGCGGCCGGTCGAGTAAATCGTCAGGTCGAGGGTATCGACCGACAGCTCCAGCGCCATCTCGCGGTAGATTGACGGCAGGCCGATCACGCCATTCTTCGGCACCTTCTCCATGAAGAGCTCGACCGGTACCTCGACGTGGTAGCCGCGCCCGCCAGTGGTGAACAGCCGGCACATGGCAAGGTTCACACCCAGCTCTTCGAGCTTGCTAAGGAACTCGTTGGTCTTCTCGATGACCAGTGTCTCGTTTTCGGAGTCGAAGTCAGCGTAAAGCGGGCCCATATAGGCCAGCTTGAGCTTTTCCTCGTAAGTGAGGTCGACGACCAGTTTGGAGACCGCCAGCACGGTCATGAACATCGGGTGGTGGTCGAGGATGGTCTGGTCGCGGTGCGATACCGGCACCGGCTGCCACGACTCTTCCCCACCCTTGATCTGGTAGTAGTGGAATGCGCTCATACCGCCCTCACACAGACACGTCAGGCCACTGGGCGCGGAACTCCTTGATCGGCGAGAAACGGATGCAATCCGTCCTCACGTCCTCGCGGTGCGCGGCGCGCACCAGCATGGGTATGGTCGCGCGCCAGGTGCCGCAGGGGTTTTCGTAGTCGCGCGGCGCGAAGCGGAACTCGCAGAAGGCCGGCAGCCAGGCAAACACCCCTGGCAAGATCTCGCGCGGGTAGGCCGAGACGCGGAGCAGCGAGCTGTTGGCGCGGCCCTCGAAAACCAGCGACAGGCCAGTCGTGAAGGAGGCTTCGATGTCGGCGGCGTGCAACACGTCGACGATTTGTGGGCGGCCGGCGGCATCAGGCAGCCAGGCGACGAAGGCACGGTTCTGGCTGACAGTCAGGAGCCGGGGCGTTGGTTCCTGCGCTTCCCAGAGAGGATTGCCCGTCATCCGGGCATTGAGCCAGCGCGCCTGCAGGCTGAGTCTTTCAGCTCTGCCGAGTACGGCGTTGTCCATCTTCTTATTCCTTATACGGTTGAACTACCTATTGAATCCGGAATTCTACAGCTATTTCCTACGGGAAAATCATATTTTTGATGGCACCTTTCGAGCCGGCTGCCTTGTTGACCAGCTCGTCATTCTTGATGAGGTTCCTCAGCAGCTGCTCCTGGATCGTGCCGCGCGCGATGAGCAACCGAATGTTCGGGTTGTAGCGCTGCCCCTTGCGGTCGATCCGACCCGAGGACTGAATGAAGGGGATCGTGGTCGTCGGCAGCTGCACGTAAGCGCATTCCCAGCAAAAATACTGCGGGTTCAGGCCGGCGCCGGCGCTGCCCGGCTGCGCTGTCAAATTCACCGTATTCGGGTCGCTCATGAACTGCTGGACATTCGCTTTCGAGTCGACCTCGGAAAAGGCCATCACACCCCTCTTGCCGATCGGCGCAAGCCGCGCATCCATGTGCTCGCCGATCAGACGCGAGACACTCCTGTGCGTGGTCCAGAGGATCAGCTTGCTGGCCGGCTGCAGCTTCCCGTCCATCAGGATCTCGCCGCCAAGGTTGATCTCGTCGGCGATACCGTCGACCAGGTCGAAGATCGCCGAGCGCTTCGTCTCGTCGCCGGCGAAGAAGCCGTAATCGATCACGATCTGCTGCGCTGCGTGATACAGCCGCGTGGCAGTAGTGGCGTCGATCTTGCCGCCGTCGTCCAGCAGCAGGAGCTGCTCCTCCATCAGGCGGCGGTACAGCGCCATGTGCTCCTTCGACAGGTCGTAATAGATCGGGATGACCTTCGCCTTCGGCAGCGCCGAGTGCACCTCCTCCTTGGTGCGGTGGATGCGCCGCATGTTCAGGTTGGTCTGCAGCAGATCGAGATTGTGCCATTCGATCGGCTGCTTGAAGATGTCGCGCTCCTTGACATGGATGTTCTCGAACTGCGTATAGGTCCCGTATGTGTCTGGCGTGTTGAGCTTGATGTAGCTGTAGTAGTCGCCCGGCTTGCTGGCGATCGTGCCCGACATCGTGATCAAGTCGCGGCCCGCCGCGAAATTACGCACATTCTTGAACAGCACGCCACGACCCTTCAGTGCCTGCGCCTCGTCCACCACCAGCAACACCTCGGCCTTGGCGCAGAGCCTGCGCAGCAGCTCGATGTCATTGTTGAACACCTGGTAACTCATCACCAGCCAGTCCGCGTCCTGCAGGGGCAGCGCCTGCCGCTTCTTCGGCGGGGCGTCGTAGGCCAGCGCCAGCCCGGCGCCGGGAATGCTGCCCAGCCAGGCCACCCACTGCGGGATCAGAACCGGCGGCACCAGGATGATGGTGAGCTGCGGCTGCAGCACCAGGGAGATGGCGGTCGCGATCACCGTCTTGCCGTAGCCGACCGGTAGATCGAGCAGCGCGCGGCGCCACATGACCGCCTTGACGATATCCTCCTTCTGCATCGGTTCGAGTGTCATGACCCCTCCCAGCGGATGCGGGAAGGGGTAGCGCTCGATCACCTGTTCAAGTGTGAGCATCTGCAAGCCTCCGCGCGGCAAGTGTTTTCAGCAGCGGGTAGGCACGCTCAACAGCGAGTTCCGCCTCGCTCGTGGCCGGCAACCTGTCGGCGAACTCGCGCAGCGTCAGGACGCTGGCCCAGTCGGTCAGCGGCTCGCCGTCCAGCATCGCGTTGTGGGCCTGGCTGAGCAGGATGATGTAGAGCCCGTTGTGGCTGGCCTGGTAGACCTGCGGCGGCCGGTCGAATTCCATGGCTAGCCACAGCAGGTTACACAGGCCCGGGCTCGTCCCCGCCATCGGCGCGAAGCCCTGCGGCCGGCCGTCGGGCCCGACCCACTGCCAGGCCGTGGGTCGGTGCATCCAGAACGGGCTGGAGACGCGCCGGACCAGCGCCTGGACCTTGGCCAACTCCTCCAGGCTGCGCCTGGAGTCAGGGCTCAAGCCAGACATCATGCCCGCTCGAGCTTGCGCTCGAGGTCCAGGTCGCGCGCCGGCAGCGGGTGCCAGGCGATGAAGCGGGCATTGCTGCCGATCGCCGGGCCCTTCCATGGCCCGGTCGTGATCGAGCCATCACGCTCGAGCAGGATAACGCGCTGGTTCAGCGGCGCCGGCTTGATGTATTCGAAGGGCAGATCGTCCTTGGTGCAGTTTTTCATACTTTCTCCGGTGGTGCGCCGATGGTCAGCGCTTTGATTCCTGCCTGGCCGAACAGGACTTCCTGGCAGTTGCGGCAGGCGTGGGTATGGTTTTCGACATAGGCATGCGCGCCCTTCGCGGCATCGCCGGCCAGCATCACAGCGACTTCTTCGGCGTGGCCGATCTGGCCGCAGACGGTCTGGCATTTTTCGTAGCCTTCGCCGGGCGCGCGCGGGCAGGCTGGCTGCGGATGCGCGCACCAGTTCTCGCCGACGAAACGGCTGCCGTCGGGCGTGACGATGGTGCAGCGCACCTCCAACTTGGCGCAGGGGCCGAGTCTTCCGCTGGTCATTCGGATACCTCCCGCCGGGCCGCTGCCAGATCGCGCTCGATGACCGCGATCCGCTGCTTGGTCTGGTTGACCATCTCGGCCGTATTGAGGTGCGGGTACTTCGGATTGCTGCAGTCTCGAAGGTCGGACTGCGCCACGCGGAGGCGGTGCTCCAGCTTGGCTATAGTCGACTGGATCATTCAGATGCTCCCGTAGAACGCTTCAATAAATGCTTTCGCGGCATAGACGTTGATCGCATTGCCATAGCCTCGCAGCGCCGTCACGCGGTAGCTCTTTGCTCGGCCAAGGCTTGCTGCATCAAGACCTGCCATGCGTGCCAGTCCTGCCACCCTGGCACCGCACGATCCCAAGCTTCGTGGTAGCCCATGAGCCAGCGGCTGTGTGCCGCATTCAACAGGCCGCCATCGGCTGTCTCGGCAAGCAAGCCAGTCAGCAGCTTCCCAGTAGCCGTTAGTCGGGCCGGGCCCGGCACGGCGATCCCACTCGTCCAGCTGGCCGTGGTCGGCAGATCCGTGCCGCGCAGCGTGTCCGCCGTCGGGTCCACACCCTTGCTGCCATCCACCGCGCGCGGCGTCGGCCAGCCCGTCAGCTGCGCCGCCATGCCCACCGTCACCTGGTTGGAGCAGGGCGTGCCCGCCTTGGCCTCGTTGGCGATCGGCGTGGACCAGCCGCACAAGTTCGCTTGCCGCGGCAGCTGATCCAGGCGCTCCTTGCCATTGTCCGAGCGCGGCTTGATATCGGCTCCCGAGTCCTTCCAGTCGCGGGAGGTCGGTGTCACCCAGCCGGCCTGCCCAGTAGCAGCGGTCGCGGATGTGCGGGGCACCGACGCACGAAGCCGGGAACGCGAGCGCCCCGACGGCGTAGCCCAGGGCTTCCAGATCAGCTTGTACAAGGTCGATCCATGGGTCGACGAGACTGCTTGCAACCTGCTCTCCAAGGATTTCTGCAGGGCGTCGGACGCGGGCATGGTGGTGGAGAGCGGGCCATAGGTGCCGCTCATCATCAAACCCCGCTCCCTCGCCTGCCGAGGAGAAAGGCTGGCAAGGAGCGCTTCCAGTCCAGACTGGACGGCTGTCAGGGACGCCTGCAAGTCGGAGAGCGTAGGACCAGCCGCCGATGCCGGCGAAGAAGTGGCACTGGGTGAATCCGGCAAGGTCTCCGGGTGTGACATCTGCGATGCTCCTTTCGTCGACCACGCCCGGCGCGATCAGCTTCTCTTTAATCAACTCCCGGAGCCACGCCGCGGCGCCGGGATCGAACTCGTTGTAGTAGGCCGTGCTCATGCGAGCAGGGCCGCGAACTGCGCCTTGTGCTCGTTGCGCACCTCGCGCAGCCGGTCGAACTGCGACAGGCTGATGGCGAAGAGCTCCGCGGCCTCCTCCTGGGTGTCGCACAGGGCAACGACGCTGCCGACAGCGCAGAACTTCTCTTCACCATGCCGGTTTTCGAAATACACCCGCTTACCGCTGCGGCGAAGCACCTTCAGCGGCGAGCTGCAGATGTGGTCGCGCATCAGCGGCTCGATGCAGATGTACTGGCCGGGCGTGACCTCGGTGAGCATGCCAATTTTCCGGATCGCCATTACGCCTCCCGCACCAGGCGATCGATCAGCACGCCCAGCTCGCGCGTCATCAGCTCGACGTCGCCAGCGAAGCGGTCGACATCCTTCTCGGCGTCGCGGCCTTCCTGCAGCACGTCCAGCGCCCGAAGCTTGCGGATCTGGTTGTTGTCGGTCATGACGAACGAGAGGCGGCTGCCGAAGGTCATGGCGACCGACTGCACGACGGCGCCGCGCTGCAGGCTGTCCATCACGTCCGTGTCGTCGCAGGACCCGCGCTCGAACTTCACGACCTTGCCCTTCGCACCCGGGTACTGCACCACCAGCGAATCGTCCAGCGTGAAGTCGTGCGGCGCCTCGTCGTTGACCCACTCGGTGATCACCTTGTCGCGCGGCCAGCTGACGTCGCAGATGCCCAGCTCGCCGGTGAAGGTCTTGCGCAGGGTCTTCAGAATCTCGTCGACCACACTGTTCGAGGTCGAGTCGATCACGATGCGATGCTGGACCTGGTCGATCCAGACGAGGGTCGTACGGCGCGACGACAGCGCGCGCGGCAGCAGCTCGTCGACGATCCGCTCCTTGAGCTCCTTACGCGCCTTCTTGCCGGGCGGGAAGCCCTGCTCGTCTTCCAGCGCGGCGCACCTCTCTTCCAGCTTCACCGCCACCGCCGAGCCCGGCAGGTGTTTCTTTTCCGTCATGAAGCGCAGCAGGAGGTGCTTGCCCTGCCGGTATGCCAGCTCGCCCTGAATCGGCACGAAGCCGCAGGACGTCAGCTGCAGATCGCCGACAGGAACAAAACGAGCAGCTTCAAGCTGCTCGACGGGAAATTGTGCTTTCGGGCTGATGCCGAATATGGTTGCGCTCTTGGGCCACATGGTGTTGGACTTTCTCTCGGGAAGGGAATTATTAGGGTAAGCAAACTTTTGAGTTGTGTCAAAACAATTTTCTCTGGGTAATGGCTCCTTAGCAAGTTTCTGTTGCATAATTTCCCGGCTTTACTTCCAGCAAGAAGCGTGCCAGAATTCTTGCATTCTGACATCTTCCCACTGGAATCGCCATGGCCTCCACCGCCTACGACAGCTTTCTCGACCAAGTTCTGAGAGGCAACATCGTCGCATCTGCCGACACCTTCTATGTGGCGCTGGTCGATGCCTCCTACACGCCGAATGTGGGTGCGCATATCTATCGGTCGAGCGTGACCGGCGAAGTGTCCGGCGCTGGCTACACCGCTGGCGGCATCGCCGTACCGATCACCCTGGCCAAGGACACGGTCAACCACAAGAACACCGTCACCTTCGGCGCCGTCAGCTGGCCGGCCAGCACGATCACCGCGCGCGGCGCGGTCTACTACAAACGGCGCGGCGGCGCCGCCGGTTCCGAAGAGCTGATCGCGTACGACGACTTCGGCGCCAACATCAGCTCGACTGCCGCGGCCTTCTCGCTGGCCGCGAGCACCGTCACCCTGCCGACACCGGCATAAGGATCCGCCATGACTTACAAGTTTGTTGACCACCTGAAGGTCGTCGGTTCTGCCGCGGGCGCCGGCGTATTCAATATGGGCGTGGCCTTCGACAAGGAGTGCATCACCCTTTCGACGGCCGTGGCAAATGGTGACCTGACTGCGGGCGACCAGGGCGTACCGTTCGATGTCACCGACGGCCTTGGCGCCTGGGAAATCAGCCTGTTCGACATCACGTCGAGCACCCAGATCACACGCCGCCAGGTGCTGCGCAGTTCGGCTGGTGGCGCGACCATCCCGACCTACACCGGCACGACCCTCACAATCTACAACACCGTGCCGGCGACATACTTGAACGGCGTAGCGGTCAACCAGCTGTCGACGATCACCACGGTACCGCCTGACTACGTGCAGGAGTGGCTGAACCCAGCCACCGGGCAGAGCTATCAGATCACCTACGCGAACCTCGAAGCCCAGATCCTTGCCAAGGTCGGCAGCGGCGGCACGGCCACACCGACGCCGTCGATCACGGTCAACACCCCGGCAGCGCAGACTGCCGGTACCGCGTTCGCCGTCACCGGCGCCTACAGCGGCTACAGCAGCGCGCCGACCGCACTCGATTACTCGACCGACGGCGGCTCCACCTGGACCCAGGCCAGCGCACCGACCATCAGCGCCATCAGCGGCGGTGGCGGCACCTACTCGATTTCCGGTGTGGTCATCAGCGCGGCGAACGCCTCGGCGAGCGTCAAGGTGCGCGACCACAACTCGATCGGCGTGGTGGGCACCTCAGGCACCTTCGCAGTCAATGCCGCAGCAGCTCTGCCGGCATACACCCTGACCGGCTACCCCGGCACGAATGGCGCGAATGCCATCAAGCCGAGCTCGCCGGCAATTGACCTCAGCGTTGCTGCCAATTACACCTTCAACTACGCGCCTGCTGGCAAGGGTCTTGCTGTCGACAAGACGACGATCAACAACAACGGCTACTGGTACTTCAAGCGCGCCTCCGACACCGCCATCCCGGCTCGAGTCGTATCCGGCTGGTTCCCGCTGGGAGTCACGCCAACCGAAGCTGACGTCCTGCACTACAGCGCTACCCCGCCGACCCCGAATCAGAACAGCAACGGTGGCTCGTCGAAGAACGGCCTTGTCAGCTGCGGCTTCAACGCCGGCAATGGCAACTTCGTCGACAACGCGATCCTGTGGATCCCGGCTGGCGACACCCGCAAGTGGTGCGAGTGGTTCGTGGCAGTCGATCCGAACGCAGCCACCGCTACGTTCGTCGGGCAGCCTGTCAATGCGAACCCGGCTGGTCTGTCCTTCACTGGAGCGTAAATGGTCCTGCGCCGAACTTCTGGAGTGCTGCGCAGGCGCAGCGGCGGCCTGGCTTCGGCGACGCCGCGCCAAGCCGCATCGAGCCTGACGCTCAACGAGATCGCAGCCAAGGACCGGCAGGCCCTGCAGCGCGACCTTGGCGTCACGACGGCATTCGTGACCTTCACCGGCTCCTACACCGGCAACCCGGTCGGGCTCGAGTGGCGGCTGTACAATCCCGCGACCAGCGCCGCCTGGACGCCGTGGACGCCTGCAACTTCTCCGTCGTTCACCGGCAGTCAGTTCAGCGCCGGTGCCCTGCTGCCGTCGACACTGGAGCCGCTGGAATTCCAGGTGCGCGACGCCACCGACCCATCGATCACCGCAGCCTGCGCGCGGAAGTTCGGCGTGGGCGAACACGTGCTTCTCATCGGCCAGTCGAACATGGCGTTCCTGTCGCAGTCGACCACCGGGAAGTACCCGACCGGCGGCAAGGGTTCGTACACGACGGCGGCGACCTTCAGCGGGACCACGCTCACCAGCCTCGCCTACAAACGACTTGGCAGCTATAACGATGCCCTGCCGCCGGGCACCGTGTGGGGCTCGCCGGGCTACCCGGATCCGCCGAACGTCGAATCCGGCTCGACCTCCGCCGACGGCATCATCCACATGGCGAACTACCTGTCGACTGCGCTCGGCTGCATGGTGACGATCTCCAACTACGCCGTGACCGGCTCGAAGATCAGCCAGTGGCAGCCCGGCACCGCCGGCAGCGCTTACGACAAGGCCCTGCAGGCCATGGCCGCATCCGGCTCCAAGCCGCGCACCATCTACTACCTGCAAGGTGAGGATGGCGAGCTGGCAGGCTACCAGGCCGCGCTGCAGAGCATGCTGGCCGGCCTGCAAAACGACACCGGCTACGGCGCCAATCTGCGCTTCGGCCTGGTCTTCGTCGGCCCGTCGGCCGGCTACAACACCGACCCGAACTGGATGAGCGTGATCCGTCAGGCGGAACTCGGCTTCCTCGCCGCCAACGCCGGCACGCCGGGCGTGTTCTGCGGCGGCTCGGCGATCGACGCCAATCTGGCAGGCGCCTCCAACATCCACTTCGACGGCCTCTCGCAGGCGCGCCAAGGCAAACGGTATGCGAAGTCGGCGGCAGCCCGAATTCTCGGTACCGGCGACGGCGGCAGCGGCCCGAAGCTCTTGAGCGGGACGCGCAGCAACGTCACCGTGACCGCCAAGTTCCAGCATGCCCTTGGCACGCTGCTGAAGGACGCGGCTGGCGGCGATGGCAGCAGCGTGCCGCTGCAGGGCTTCCGATTCTACGACGGCGGCGCCAGCGGCGCACAGATCAGCTACACCGCGACTAGGATCACCGGCCCGGACACTGTCGACTTCACGCTCGCGTCGGCGCCTGTCGGCGCGCTCACGATGGATTTCGGTCTGATGAATGCACCTTACGGCGCCACCACCGCACTGGCGGCCGTCCTCGTCGACAACGACACCGTGCCGGGCGACACGTACGGCCTGCCGTGCCGGCCGAGCGCCGCCATCACCGTGACGGGAGCCTGACATGATCGCACGCAACGCGGTAGGCCTTGACGCCGTCGGCATGGCCGGCGCCGTAGCAGCCAGCGCCAGCGCGCCCGGCGCGGCGCTTGCCAGCGCCACGAAACTTGTGGCAGGCCTTGCCTCGGCGGGCGGCCAGGGCGGCCCGACCGCCGTCGCCGGCAATGCCCCAGGTGCTGCCCTGTCCAGCAGCACCTCGATCGCCGCCGGCATGGCATCCTCGGCGACTGTCCCGGCCGTCATCACGGTCGCCGCCAGCCGCATCGCCGTGTTCGCCGGCGGCTCACGCGTCGTCCTGTTCGGCACCGAAAACGCGCCCAAATTACTGCAGAACGGTCCGTACCTGAAAAACAAGAAGTGGACCATCAACAAGGCGCCGCTCGACAAGCTCTGGTACGTTGCCGACGTCTCACGCGTCATGCTGGAGGCGGGCACGGTCGCCGTGTCCTGTGTGGCGCTCGTGAACGGCGTAATGCTGCTGGAAGGTCCTGTCATTCAGGGCGGCCTGATCTCGGTGAAGATCGGCGGCCTGAACACGGCCACCAATTTCGACAATTACGTCACGCTGCGCATCTCTTGCGCCAACGGCGAGCAGATCGACAAGTCGATTCACTTCACGCTGCTGGACGATCGGTCCTGGACCTTCCCCAAGGACCCTGATGATCTGCAGTATTTCGCCATCGACTGCAGCGCGGACCTGGGCTACAGCCTCAGCACGCTGGCCTCGGTGCAGGCGCCGACGCCGGTCGGCGTCAACTCGCTGATGCCGCCGGTCGCACAGGACAACCTTGCGATCGTCAAGTTGGGCGGGCTGGATCTGGCCGGCACCAACTCGTGCATGGTGCCGATCACCTTCGCCAGCGGCGAGCAAATCTTCCGCACGATTTACTTTACCCAGACAGACAACTGATGATCGACCCACAAAAACTGGCTGAGGCGGCCGAGAAAGAAATCGCAGAACAGGAAGCCGCGGCGGCGGCTTCGGAAGCGGCACGGCTGGAAGCGGCCAAGCCGCCGCCGAAGCCGCAGGCTTTCATCAAGGTTCGGCCGTAGCTCTTTCCTCGAGCACCCTGATCACGGTGCGCTTACGCGCGCCGTGCGCTTCGAACGCCACGATCGCATGCCGATCTGCCTTCTGGCACAGCTGGCACGTGGCGCAGGTGATGTACTCCTTGTGCTGGGCCGGGCACAGCGTCACGCGGCGCCCGGCCGGCGTCTTCCCCTCCTTCCAGCCCAGCGGCACCACGACCACCAGCGGCAGGCCGAGCGGCGCCAGCCGGTCAGCGTCAGCCAGCGAGTCAGCCGACAGGTTGACCGTGAAGCCGCCCTTAATCGCGGCGCGGATCGCCTTCACGTTCGCTGGCGTCGGCGGGTAATGGGTGTAGGTAAAGCCATGCTTGCCGCGATTCGCCTTCGTCAGCTGGCGCAGCGCCTTGGCGTCGATCACATCGCCTTCGCCGGCAAGGTCTCCAGCCTGGTTGTGGCGCCACAGCTGGCCGGCCTTCAGGCGGCTGATCTCGTCGACGAAGTCTTCCCACAGCAAGCCACGGCCTGCCGTGACGCGGTTCCAGTGGTAGGCGAGCGGATGGTTCTCGGCGTAGCAGCCGTTGCCCTTGAAGGAGCAGGTGGATGGACAGGTAGCGCGGGAGGAGGTGGAGACGGGGATAGGGCCAGTCTTGGCGTTGGCAGATACGCGGGTCAGGTGAACTGGGGAGGTCACATTTTCCCCTTCCAGATGATGCTTACCTCGCGCACGTCGCCGATGAGGCTCGGATGCCCGGACACCATGCGCGCATCCGTCAGGCATAAATGCAGCGCGCGGTCGGCGTCAACGGCCCAGGCGTCGCAGAAATAGACGCCGTCGGTAAAGGTGATCTTCACGTTCCAGAGTTGTTGGGTTGGGTCAGACATTTGGATTCTCCCAGGGAGGTGTGGATCCATCAGGCGGGTACACCAGCACCGGCCCGCCCTCATCCAGCGCCAGATTCGGCAGCGTGCCGGGCGTGTGCAGCCGGAAAAAGTTATTCTCGCGGAGCTGAATCTTCTCCATCAGCGAGAGATGGCCGGCCTGCTGGTTGCAGACGCGATGCGCCAGCGCCATGTTGGCGATGTGGTCCGGGCCGCCGTGCGTGACGGCGACCAGGTGCTCTGGCGACTCTTCCTCGATCGCCACGTCGAGATGACAAAAGAAGCAGGCGTCGCCATCGCGCTTACGCAGGGCCTGACAAACCGGGCTGGAACGCAGCCGGCGCTGAGTCTTCGGCACGGCGCGCCATGGCTTGCCGCCGACATGGGCAAGGTAGGCCTGCGCCGCCTGGTTGGTCCAGGTCAGCTTGCCGTGCTTGTCGGTGTAGACGATCGAGGTGCCTTCCTCGGTGCGAAAGCGCAGCAGCTCCCACTGATTGGTGGGTGTGAGAACCTCGGCGCCACGCGCCGTCAACCAGAGCTCAAAAGCCTGCTGGCGCACGCCCTCATACTGCTTGCGGGTGAGGGTGGGTGTGGGCATTATTTCTGCTCCAGCGCGCGGATCAAGATCGCCTGCCAGCCGCAAACCGGCGAGCCGGGGCCACCCGCGATAGCGTAGGGCTCCATGCCGTCAGCGCGCCGCACGCCGCGCTCATCCAACGTACCGCGCAACACGATGCCGATCGCCACCTCGAGTTCCTCGATGCGCTGGGCCATGGCCAGCACCACGCCAGAGTGCTTCAGGCTGTCGGCAGCCGGCCACGCCGCGCTATGGCGCCGAAAGGTCAGCTGGCCGTTGTCGTTGATGACGGTGTACTTGCCGCCGTCGAGGCCGATGGTGTAAGGGTGGAACATTCAAAGCTCCTTCAAATCAAGAAATCGTGGGATGGGGTAGGTGTGCTGCGGCTTGGGCAGCGGCTTCTTCGGCACCGGCGCCGGCGGATTCCTAGCCAGCAGTGCCAAAGCTTTCTTCCGGTGCACGCGCGCCGCCTCATAGCTGAGGCCAAGGTGGTCGGCCACCTGCTGTACGGTCGCCTGCGGTTGCTGAATCAGGAAAAGCCGGGCCTCGGCAACCGGATCGACCGGATCGACGCCAGCGGCGATCTTGGCGCGGTAGCTGCGCACGGTGCTCTCCGAAACACTCAGCTGGTGCGCCAGCTCGGAGGTTGTGATCCCTGGCCGCTCATGCAGCAGGGCGCGCGCCAGCGCCAGCAGGAAGCGGTACTGGGACCTCGGGGTGCTCATCGGATGCGGCGCATTCGATCAGCGAAGTCCCCGTCTAGACGAACGAACACCTCGCCACCGAGGCTAACGTAGACTTTTAGGTCCTCCCCCAGCCCAGCATCCCGCAGCTTGTCACGGAGCAGTCCGGCCGCGTGGCCGTGGCCCAGCAGCCTATACTCACCACCCTTGCCGATGCACTCGTACACCGGCGCTGGCGCCGGCGCTACCGACACCCTGTTAATGAAGGACATAGCGGCATCGAAGGGCTGACGCCAGCGCGACTCCGGCTTGTCCTTACACAGCTCCAGCAGGTCGGCCAGCGCCGCCTTGGCAGTGATTTTGTCGCGGGTGGTGGTCATGAATGCTCCTTCAGGTAGGCATTGGCCACCGCCAGCATGGCCTGCGCCTGCTGGACGCAGGCCGGAATGGCGACAGTATCGGCCGGCGCCGTGATCTCGTCGATGAAGGCGTTCAGGTCGTCCTTGGCACACTTCACCGTGCGCTCGATCCCGGGAATGTCAGCAGGGTCACCACCACCCTTCCAGCTGTCCTCGATCGCTGCATCGCGGTACGCCTCGATGAGGCGGCATAGGGTGTGGTGCTGCGTCTGGTTGATCATGTCTTCTCCTTCCTCGCAGGGTTGGCGTCATAGTCGCCCGGGCGCTGCACGCGCATGCGCTTATCAGTCTCGCGGCAGACGCGGATGAAGTCGCGGTGCGGCAGGGCCGCCAGCACATTGTCATAGGCCTGCAGCAGGTTCTCCATGATAGCCACCTCGACGCCGACCAGGCGCAGCGGCACACCGTGCTTGTCGGCGTGCTGGCTGGCGCTGTACAGCACCGCCTTGGCATGCTCCAGCAGGCCGTCCTCGCCCTTGACCAGGTCGAGGGTCAGCATGGTCTGGAAGAAGTTGCCGATCGTGGCCAGCACCTTCCAGTTCAGGCGCGACGGCGCGGCGCCATAGGCCAACTGCTCAAGGTGTCGGCGAGCGCCGGTCACGTTGCGTTCGCGCTCGGCGGCCGGCATCGGATGCTCGGGCGAGGCACGGATCTCGTCGAACAGGGAAAAGGCGAAGTCGCCACCGGGGATATTGCGTCGGCGGGTGCTCATCGGTCGTGTACTCCCAGGGTGATGAGGTGGGAAAGGGTGTCGATATGGGCCTGCAACTGCTTGCGCTTGTAGTGGCTGTTGTAGTAGGCGACATGCATACGAAAGCCGTTCACGGCGATCAGCACGAAGTCACGCAGCTGCGCCGGCAGTCCTTCGTTGGCCGCGGCCACGATACCATCAAGCTCTTTTTGCATCTTCGCGGTCAGGTCAGCCATGGGCCACCTCCGGCGCGCGTACTGCCGTGCAGCGGCGCGCCCGGGCGTCGGTCAGGCGGTAGACCATGCCATCCTCGCCCCGGATCTGCCAAGCTCTGGTCAGGCGATTGATCACCTTGTACCCCCGGCCGCCATAGGTCAGGCTGCCACCCACGACGATCTTCGGCCGCGCCCGGCGCGCGGCGTGGTATTCGCGGCAGCGGGCGCGCCAGTCCTTGGCGTGCTCGTATTCGGTCGGCGTGAGCAGGTCGAGAATGCGCTCCGGACAGCGAGCCTCGCAGGGTCCGCAGCTCTCGTCCATATCCTTGTAGCCGAAGTTGTATTCGTCCTTCGGCGCGAAGCCGAGCAGCAGGACTGCAGCCCAGACACGACGCTCGCCGGTCTCCTTGTGCACCTGCTCGACGGCGGCGTAGAAGGTACGCAGCTCGACGATCGAGGTGTCGAGCACCTTGTACTCGTAGGGTGAATCGGACCAGCGGAATACGCCGGCGTGATTGAGGATGAAGTCGGTGACCTTCATGTCCTTCGGTTTATGCATCCAGAGCCAGCCCATGTCACACCTCCGTAGGTTTGTTCTCGATCGCCAGCAGCTGCTGGGCCATGCCCTCCAGCTTGGTCGCCTCAGCCGTCGCCTTGGCCCGGATGTTGGCGGCCTTGGCGCGCAGCGCCAGCACAGCGTTGCCGACGATCTGGTCAGGCGGCAGCAGCTCGACATCGATCTCGACCTTGCCGACATTGGTGTAGCCCATGCTGCTGAAGTCGGAGGTGAGGAAGATTAGGTGCGGCAGCAGCTTGTCGACGTTGGTCAGGTCCTGCAGATTGATGAGGCTGAAGGAGGTTTCGGGAATGGCGGCGTAGAGGGTGGTCATGATTTCTCCTTGGGTGTGCGGTAGTAAAACTGTTGGCCGTCGAACATCACCATCTTGAGCTTGCCATCGCGGCACATGCGGCGCGTCAGCTTGCGCAGCTTCTCGTGGGTGTGGCGGTACTTGTGGACGACGAAGTCGGCATGGCGCGCCATGACCACGACCTCCTCTTCGGACCAGTCGGCAGCGCGGCGCCGGCGTACGAGCATCTGGCGTACGGTTCCGGTATCAGGCATCACAACCTCCTTACGAAAAATTTCCACAGTACCCAGTCAGCGACGTCATGCAGCGCGGCGTAGGCCGGGTACCAGAATGCCCGCGGCTTGCCGGACAGAGCGCCCATGAGGGAGGCCGACAGCACCGCCAGCAGCGCCAGCGCCAGCAGCCAGACGGTGAGGCGCCGGCTCACGACTTGCTTCCTTTCGGCAGCGCGGCGTCCCACGCCGCGCGGTCACACCAGACGATCAGGCCGATCGGGCCGGTGTCGGTGGCAATGTGGGTCGGCGTCAGGGCGTCGGTCAGGAAGGTGATTTTGCTGTCACGTTTGGTTGCTGTGATGTTCGTCATCGCGGCGTTCAGCATCTGGAAATTGATGTTGTCGGCGCCGACGCGCTCGAGCAGCTCGGGAAGGGTCATGATGTTTCCTTAGATTTCGAGAATGATACGAGACCCGATGCCGATCTTGCCCGGCTGCGGGTGAGGATGGTACCAGCACAGCCAGCGCGTATCGCCGTTGGCGCGCAGCCAGCACTTGCCATCGTAAGTGCCAGATGGATAAGAGCTCGAATACTCGCACAGGCCGTCGATTTGTCGCGCCGTGAGCAGCACATGCGTGTCATCCATCGGCGCTTCACGGATGTCAGTCGGCTGATTCCAATAACGCCCAAGTGGGTCGGTGATCGGCGGGATCATACTCTGCCTCCCTCCGTCGCCAGGTATTCACGCCACGGCACCTTCTTGCCGTCGACGAGGAAGCCCCAAGTGCCGCGGTACTGGTAGGTGATGAAGAGCGTCCAGACGCCGCCGGGCGAGACTTCGACGATGCGGTGATACTCGCCGAAGTCGAGGGTCGCGGTGTCGCCCGGGCGCCGCGTGATGCGCTGCGGGGTGCCATCGGCCAGCAGCCGCTCCTCGATGTACCAGCCCTTCAGGATCACAAAGCGGGCATCCCATGGGTGGTCGTGGAAATGCCGGTCGTGATCCTCGCGCAGGATGTGGTGGATCCGAGCGCTGGGCAGCTCGCGCGTGCCCTTCGGTGCGTTGAAGTCGTACGGGTTCAGGAGCCAGTAGCGCTCCATATAGCCCTCGAGATGCGTGTAGGGTGTATTGAATGACCGGCGAATCAGGTACTCAGCGTTGTCGGAAAGCTGCTCGGCAAGGTCGCGCCAGCCCCTCTCGTCGAGGTTTTGGATCGCGAGGCAGGCGAGTTGTTCGAGCGGTTTCATGCTTTCTCCTTCACGCCGTAGCCTTGCAGGACCACGTTACGGTGCACCTCGACCGGCACCCAGCTGACCTTGAGCTCGGCCAGCGCGGCCGCCTCCTTGCGGTCGCCGGCGCGCGGCGCCGGATGGTTGCGCACGGTGGCGTCGTCGATGTCGGCGACCGGCGAGATAGTGATGTGGTGGCCGGTGTGGGTCGTCTGGCTGCTGATGTACAGGAACTGGCCGTCCGGCTGGACGGCGACAAAGCCGCGGGTGATTTTCATGCCTTTCCTTTCAAAATTTTCTGACGCTCGATTGCTGCCGTCGAGTCGGCGACCAGCCAGCGCTCCGCCTTGAAGAGCGCACCACGCAGATCGCTGTCCGTCTTACTGTCCGGCGCGTCGCCGCGGTCACAAACATCAAGGAAGGCCTCACCCATGGCGCGCATCTCAGCCACCAGACCGCGCACTTCCTGCATCGCCGCAGCGTGTTCGGGCCCGACGCCGCCAGCGCGCGCCGCGACCAGCTCCTGACGCGCCAGCTTCAGTTCGCCAGCCAGGGCGAGGTAGCCGGCGCTCAGGGCGCGGATGTCGGTCATGCTGACGCGATCGAGCTGCCCGCCGACACCCAGCCGCGCAGTGAGGAGCACGTTGATCTCGGTTTTGCGATGGCCGCCGACGATGATAGTTGCGACACCGTTATCGTAGGTGACTTCGGTGGTCATGCTGCTTCCTTCACAGTGATCTCGTCATCGTCCAGCTCGAAGTAGTCGAGGTGCGTCAGCCACATGCCGTGCGAGCCGTCCATCGGGTACCAGCCTTCGACCTCGCCGCGGCAGAACATCCCCACCGGGTCAAGGTCGGTGACGGTCATGATGAACGCGCGCAGGCCCAGCATCTTCAGCACAGCCTTCGTGACATCCCCGCCAGCGTCCCGCAGCCGCTCCTCGGCGCCGCTCCAGAAGTTATTCATCTCGTGGAGCTTCTCGTCGGTCATGATCGAATGGTCGATCGTGACACTCATGTCGTACATCCAGGCATACTGGACCAGGTAGTGTTTCTTCATGCTTGCGGTTCTTTCTGGCCCAAGGCCTTGAATTCGTCGAGGGTCACGGAGCGATTGTAGTTTTCGATGTGGAACCTGCCATCGTAATTGCGGAGCATGCTGGCGGCAAGGGTTTCGGATTTGACGACGGTACCGAAGCAGGCCTCGCCCTCGGCCCACAGATCGCGCTGGGCATCGGTAGCGTGGTTGGTCAGCCAGTGGCTGAAGATCGCCTCGAACAGGGCCGTGCTGGCCGCGGCCGGGTGCGGGGCGTGCCGGCGCAGGTAGTTCGGATTTTCGATCAGGTAGTTGTTGCCTGCCCGGAGGTACTGCGGCTCGCGCTTCGTGTCGCCCAGCGCGGCGCGCAGATACTCATTGAAATTGCGCTCGGCGCGCACGTCTGCCGGCTGGCCGTTCCAGTCCTCGGCCTGGATGAAGCCTTCGGCATGGTAGCCGTCGGCGCCGATCGCCGCGTCGACCACGATGTGGGTGTGGCACAGGTTCTGACGGTGGCGGCTGTCCGGGTAGCGCGGCGCCGAGATTTCGAAGGGCGCGCCGCTGTAGCCGGTAACCTTCTTCAGCAGGTCGTAGTAGGGCTGCAGGAAGGAGAAGGGCACGACGGCGAACTGATGGAACCAGGGCCGCTTGGCGCCGGAGACGGTGTGGGTCATCTCGCCGGCGACCAGCTTGTCGGTATGTTTCGTAATGTCGAAGCGAAAGTGCTCGCAGAGTTCGGCCACTTCCTTGGCGGTGTTGGCGCGGATGATCAGGTCGTGGTGGTCGGAGAGTTCGAAATTCATGTCAGTGGTCTCCTTCGTCAGGATTGACGGCGTCGCGAAAGTCCGCCTGGGTCATGCCGTACAGGCTGTAGAACTCCTCCTCGTATTCGCGGCCATGCAGACCGGCAAGTAGTGGGTCCTCGTAGGTGGCCGCCGCGCGCGGCGGGTATTGGTAGTCGCGGCGCGGCGGGCACACCGGCGCATGCTTGGTCACCCAGCGCTCGCCGACCTTGTTGGTGTCGCCGGCGCCGGGCGCGACGGACTGACCACAGGAGGCGCAGGTGGCGCCGAATTTGTTGATCATTTCAGCGCCTCCTCGCACTCTTTGCGCAGCTTGGCCAAGGTGTCTTGGCAGTTCAGGCCGCCCGACAGCACGAGGACCTCATCCGGCTCGCCGTCCTCATCCTTGCGGCCGATGTCGCCGTAGACAATGAAGCCAGCGCCGCCGTCTTCCTCCATGCTGACCTTGACGTTGTTGGCCTTGAACCAGACCGCGTCTTCAGCGTGGACGTTCGGGATGTCGAGGACTTCAGGGCGCCCGTTCGGGCGGTGGTAGATGGTGACTTGCATATCAATACCTCTCGATCCGAAACTGCTGAAGGCCGCACAGGTCCATCATGTCGCGGTCGCTCACGGCGGCCCGCTCCAGCAGAGCACCGACGATGTCAGCCAGGACGGCACTGGGCTCCTGATCGATACGGTGCGCGATAGCGAAGTCGATCAGCTGGCGGCCGCTGCCGATCTGCTTCCAGTCAGCGCCGAGTGGGTGGTCAGCGTCTCTCTGCACAATGTAGAAGTCACGCATCGCGCACCTCCGACTGCTCGGCCGCCTTCAGCATCTCGTCCAGCTCGCGCTGGCGTTCGCGAGAGATTCGCACGTCGCCGATCATCTGCGTGTTGCCCATCGCCGGCGGCTGCAGTGGCCGCTCGACGATCGTCAGGACGATGCCGCGCCCCTCAGCGCCCACGATCAGGCTGTACAGTTCCCGGCGGGCGGCGCGCAGGCCTTGCATCGTGTAGTCCATCTGCAGCTCGTACGCCTTGCGTTCAGGCGTCTTGGTGTTGTCGTCGAGCGCGGCAATGCGCTTGAATACGGGACGGGCTTTCATGTCAGTTCCTTTCATCGCCGAAGTCGACATTGAATACCTGGCTGTCCTCGACACTGCTGTCGAAGATCTTGCAGCCCGGCAGGCTGCCCGGGTCGAGCAGCATCTTGAGGCAGGCGCCGGTGTCAATCTGGCCGGCGTCATCGAGATACGCCTCACGGCCGACCTGGTTGTCGGCCGACGCCGGGTGCGCCAGCGCGGCGGCCAGCAGCTGCTCGGGATCGTTCACCTGCAGGTAAAGGGAGAATTCCCAGTTTTGGCTCGTCTCCTGCCGCACGCACAGCTGCGTGTCCTTGGCGAAGGCCCAGGCCGCGTTCCACAGCGCCTGGTCGGCCTGCTCCTGCGGCGAGTCGCCGCCGTCCATGATCATGTCGCGGCCGACCACTTCGACGAAAGCGACAGCCATCACCATGTTGGCGTCGCAGTAGTCATGGCTGGCGCAGACGCCACCGGCGTACTCGGGCGTACTGTTTTTCTGGCACACCTCAGCGAACTGCTCGGGGTCGAGGTGGTTGCGCAGGGCTCGGACGAAATGGTCGGCGAGTTGGATGACTTGACTCATGGGTTGGTCTCCTGCAGTACGGCCTTGCGGATGTTCTGGGCGCCCGGCACCTTCGGCTGCCCACTCCAGAGAGTTGCCTCGTAAGACTGGAAAGTCACGGTGTCGCCAACCTTCCAGTCGCGGGTCATGACGTTCCACCAGGTGGCATAACGCACACCGCTGATGGTGGTCCACTGGTTGCCGGCGCTGCCGGAGGTGTATTCGACGTTCTCGACGACGCCGGTCTGGATTTGGTTCATGGGTTGGTCTCCTGCTTGTGTCGGTTGAAGAGGTAGTCGACGCGCGCCTTGGCAAGCGTCAGGCCGTCGACGGTGAGCGGGTAGGTGCTGTCGCTGGTGGAGTACGCGGCGCCGGCTTCGAACACCGTGTAGCCGCAGCGCTTGACGTCCTTGTACACCCAGAAGCGACCAACCTCATAGGCGATGTCGGACTCCTTCATGGCTGCTCCCAGTGCAGTGCGTTGAGCAGAGCCTTCAACTGATCCATGCCGATCGCTCGCGGCTCCAGACCATCCCGCAGCGGGTCGCCCAACGCAAGGTTGATGACCTCGTCTTCCAGCAGCTCCTGCTGGGCGTCGTTCAGACCATTACTGGAGATCACGTCCGTCAGGTCGCCGAGTGCTTCGCTGGCGGCCCGAGCGGCTTCCACAGCGCGCTGCAGGCGTATCAGCATCAGTATGCTGGGCGGGTTCATGATCTCACCTTCATGTGCGCGGCGATCAGCGGCTCGATGATCTGGCTGTAGCTGCCGTCTTCCGGCACGCGGGCTTTGAGGAAGGTGTCGACCGCACCCGCAAGTTCAGCCAGCGCCGGCAGGCGCCGCAGCAGCGCCTGGCGCTGATCGATGAATTCGACGCAGTCGCCGCCGTTGATCGGCTCGTCCTTGCTGAAACCCATGTCGTCGAGGGCCATGACGAACAGGCGTGCCTGCGCCGCCAGCTGCGTGGTGGGCGGCGGCACCGGGACGAGGGTGAATTCCATATCGCGCGCATCGGCGGCTTCGTTGCGGAAGCGGCCTTCAGCGTCTCCATCCACAGCGTGCTCGGCTGCCTTGGCCTGGCCATCCATCAGCACCCGCTGCACCAGATCGTGCACGCGCCCCTGCTGCAGCATGGCGCCGGTAGTGGCGGTGAGGGTGAATTGGTGGTTCATTCGTTGGGCTCCTCAGCCGGCGTCACGCCGGCCAGTTCGTCGCTGACCCACAGCCAGCACATCACGTAGGCGCCGTCGTCGCCGCCATCCGAGACCATGACCTTGCCATCGAATTCGCGCTCGTTGGCCAGGTGGTGCTCAGCCGCGCCGGCCACATACGGGTTGCTCTCGTCCTCGCCCAGCAGGTTGACGACCTCGCCGAACGACAGGCCGGTGTGATTCAGGCCTTCGCACAGCTGGTCGATGGCCTTGTCGTCCAGCGGGGTAACGGTGCCGCCGTTGGTGGCGATGTCCTTGATCGCGCTGGGGATGCTGTAGCTTGGCGTGTTCTGCAGGTTGCGCAGCGCCGCCAGCACGGTGGCATGCTGGGCATCAGTGAGGACGTAGAGGGAAGGTTTCATGTGTTCTCCTTGGGGGGCCAGACACCTTGTAGCGTCCGGTAGATTTTCGGCAGCAGCGGCTCGCTGCCGTCGCGTGTCGGCATCGTCCACTGGATGTAGTACTCATGCACGGTGCGCCACGGTGGTGAGCCAGCCGGCAGCGTGCGCCAAGTCAGGCCGTACTGCTCGCGCGCCAGGATGGCGCAGACGACGTCGTAGAGGTCGTGCCGGCGCGGGCGAGTCTTCCTGCGGAAGTTCTCCAGCAGCGGCCGCACAAGTTCGAACTGCTCGCGGGTGGTGGGCGGGATCACGGCTTACTCACATCGGTCGTCATATAAGGTTTGACGGCGCCGCCGCAATGCGGGCAGCTGGTTTCATTGTGATGCAGGAAGACATCCTGCTCGAATGTTGCCCCACAATGACGATAATGGCCTCGCACCTCCGGACCGAAAATGACGTCTTGCACGGCGTCGGCCACCGCAAGGTCGTAGTCCTTCAGTGACCTGTGCTCGGACAGGTACAGCCCGGAGGTCAGATTCTGCACCTGATCCGGCAGGAGTCGGCGCGCCTCCGGACCCAGGGACAGCTGGCTGACCGGCGCCGGAGGATTAGTCAGCCAGCGGCCACCTTCGATCTGAATGGCGATGCGCTGGTCGCCCTCGCGGCAGCGGAAAGCCGCATCGAAGTCGCGGTAGGCGTGCACGGTCTGGCCGAGCAAGTCCACCAGATGGTAGAGCAGGCCGCGGCCGTCGTTGGGTTGGTTAATGATCATGGTTGGATCCTTCCGTCAGGCAGTTTCAGGGCTTCGATGCACTCGTGCAGGCGCTTCTTGGCGACGCGCAGCTCCTCCTCGTAGTCGGCGTGGGCTGCTGCCCGGTCGCTGCCCTTCCAGCTGTGCGCAACGGAGGCGTTGACGAATTTCGTGATGCGCTTGCGCAGCTCGCGGGCTTCGCGGACGGTGATAGTCACGGCTGCGTCTCCTCGATGTAATACTGCCGGCCCTGCTCAAGCGCCGCATCGAAGTCGATGCCGCGGCGATCGCACCAGTGCTGCAGACCGTCCAGCAAGTCGCCAAGGATCGTCTCGTCATCCTCACCGGCGGCGTCCATGTTGGTAGCGCGAGCGAAAGCCTTGATAGCCTCACCAGCCCATTCGGCGCGGTCGTCGTTCTGTTTGTCAGGGTCGGGCGGCAGATCAGGCTCGCCGCCCATAGCCTCCTCGGCGGCCGCCCAACGCCGCAGCATCTCCATACGTTCGGTGTGCGCGGCGGTCGGCCACCAATCACGGTCGCGGTCGCCGGAGAAGACCAGGCCGGCGACGCCGCCGTCGTCGATGCCGACGACGTCCATCACGCTGCGCAGCGCCTCATCGAGGTCGTTGATGGCCGCGGCCCCGATGAGCATATCGGCGGTAATGGGCTTCATGACTTCGGCTCCAGCTCAAAGCGAGAGGTGAACCACCGGACGATCCCCTCGTAGCTGACGTAATCGGCGCCGGCCAGGTCAATATCCTGCTCCAGCTGGGCGGCGAGACTGCGGCAGTAGTCGTGATCCTCCGCGGCCTGCCGCGTGGCGTGCTGCTGGCCGTCGTCGGTGACGAAAACGGTACGCTCTTCGATAAGTCTCATGGGTGTCCTCTCAGATCTGGCCGTGTTCGGCCATGGAGTGGGTGCGCATGCCAGCCACGATGACGTGGTCCAGCACGCGGATGTCGACCAGTCCCAGCGCCTGGGTCAGGGCGCGCGTCAGGCGGTGATCCGCCTCGCTCGGCGCTGGATCGCCGGATGGGTGGTTGTGCGCCAGGATCACGCTGCTGGCGTTCAGTTGCAGTGCCAGCTTGACCACTTCGCGCGGGTAGACGCTGGTGTGCGTGATCGTGCCGGTGAACATGATTTCGTGCTTGAGCAGCCGGTTCTTGACGTCGGCAAACAGCGCGTCGAAACGCTCGGCTTCGAGCGTGGCCAGATGCAGCGTCAGGTAGTCCTTGACGATTGTCGGCGACGACAGCATCTGGCCAGGCTGCTTGAGGCGCTTGGCCAGAATCTTCATGGCCGCGGCCAGCACGGCGTCGTCGGCGCGGTACTCGGCGCGCGCCTCTTGAACTTGGGAAGGCATGGGTGTCCTTTCACAGATTATGAACGATGATGTCGTTCTGGTAGTCACGAGCGCGTTTGCGCTCCATCTTGTAGCGGCAGCCATTGACAGCAACATCAGCAAACCAGTTGCGCAGCTCGATGCCGTCCCAGTTTTCTGGCACCTTGTCGAGATGGTCCATCAGATATTTGCGCTGCGATTCGAGGCAGCTCTCGATGTACTGCTGCTGTTCTTCGCGGGTCATGGGTGTCCTTTCACAGAACGAAAATGGCTTCGGTACCGGCGCCGGCCGCGAACCACTTCAGTTCGATCAGCAGGTCGGTGGCAAGGTCTTCGGCCTCGTCGGCATCGATCTCGCAGCCGGGCAGGCAGCTCCAGACGGCGACGACCATCGGCACAAAGCCGGCGTCGTAGCCGACATAGCGCACCCGGTCGTGGTCGGGCACGTCCTTGGGCTGGCAGTGCTGGGCGGCGTCGTCGACGCCGTGGGCGACGTACTGGCGGGCTTGGGCGCGGGTGATGGTCATGGGTTCCTCCAGGTGTTGGCGGCGAACTTCTCGACCGGGTGCGCCTTGCCGGCGGCGATGCGCAAGGCTTCGGACCAGGTGCAGCCGGTCTGCGATTGGATGCTCCTGGCGTCGCGGATCTCGAGCTGGGCCTTCGCCGACAGCTCCTCCTTCCCGGCTTCCATGCCGGATGTGCCGATGGCGGCGTGTGCGAGACGGCTCATACCAGATTCCTCTTCGATGCCTCGAGTTCGGCGAGATGGGCATAGTCCTGGCGACCGGCCTCACGCTCCTTTTCCAGCACGCCCAGCACCTGGTTGTCAGTGCAGCCTTTCAGGTAGGCGGCGAATTCCTTGCGGTCTTGTGGGGTCATCGCTTTTGGCCCTCCTCCCAGGCTGCCAGTGCGTCGTTCGGCGTCGCGCCGTGATAGGTATCGCCATCGGGGATCCAGCAGGCCCAGCAGCCCTCGGGCCACTCCTCGTCAGGCTGCGGGTCGAAGTAGATTTCAGGCCCGTAGCTGCCCTTCAGATCGGGCACAACAGACGGGCGCAGGATAGGTTTATTCATTTCAGTCCTCGCAGGTGTAGGTCAGGCCGGCCGCCAGCGGCTCGTCGGCCTGCATGTCTTTGAAGTGCTCGGAGTTGGACAGGCAGACCAGCTTGCCGCGGCTGTCCATGATGCCGGCGTCAAGCCAGGCCGTCGGCGCCTCGTGGTAATTCTTGAGGTCGGGCTTGAAGTGCGGGCCGTGGTGGCGCGCGACGATGCGGCACTGGCCGGCCTGGTCGGGTTCGGTAATCAGGTAGGTGATCATTCCAGCGCTCCCAGCGCAAGCCGCAGAACCTCGGCCTTGCCGCGCACGGCGGCTTCGGCGGTAGAGATGGACTGGCGCGCCAGGTCGACACCAGCCAGCTCGCGCCCAGCATGAGCTGAGTCGTCCTCAGCTTGGGCCAGCGCGGTACGGGCCATATTCAGGTTGCCACATGCCGATACGAACTCCAGTGCAGCGCTGCGCGCCGCTTCGAGACGGGTTTCGTTCATACTGCCTCCGGAAGTAAAACGACGACCTTCAGGCCGTCGAGGATGCTGTAGCGGAGCCCGGTGTGCCGGGTGCTGTAGACACGACGCCAGCGCACCTCGCCGGGCAGCTGGATCTCCCAGCGCGTGGGCACCTTGTCGGGCCGGTTCTGGCCGTCCTTCGAGAAGTTCTCACGCATATTGAACTGGTTGTGTGAGAACGTGCGTCGGCGGCCGTGCACACGGAGCTCGAAGCCGTCGGCGTCGTAGGCGCGCACCTTGCGGATCGCGCGCTCGGGGCAGCGCTCGGCAGCCATGACGATGGCACGCGCGGCATCGTCGCTGGCTGCCGGCGTGTGGATGTGGACGATGCCGCGGTCGTGTTTGACGGTGAGGGCGTAGTTGAGCATCACAGACCTTTCGGCGGCCGGATAAAGCTGACCGCCTCCTCCAGCGTGAGGTTGGATAGGATCTCAAGGGCGCGGCCCGGGTGCATCGGTTTGTAGATGTAGGCATCGATCATGCTGCGCGCCAGATTCTCGGCGTAGGGCAGGTTGTCGCGCACATCTTCCGGCTGCACCACAGCCTCGGCGCACACGTCATGATCGATCATGTGTTGGCCGACGGCCATGAGGAAGGCGCCGACTTCGGCGTGGGTGAGGTTGGTGGGGATGGTCATTTGGATCCTTGCGAGCGACGTACCACGATCCGGCTGTCGTAGCCGTTGTGGTCGATCAGGGAGCGACGCACGTACTCGGCGTCGCAGTCAGGTGTGTAGAAGACCGTGTCGATCTTCCGGTTGTTGATGTAGACGTTCCAGGCGGTCACGGCTGGCTCTCCAGCCACTGGCGCGCGGCTTCCTTGGCCACGCACACTAGGCCGGCCTTCGTCGCGGAGTCGCCGGCCGCTTTGAACGATAGTGCCATTGGCATGCCCATAGCTGCACGGTCCCACCGCTCGAGCGGAATATCGTTCAGGTGCTGGTCGCTCGACTTGCGCAGCGCATCGGCACCGATGAAGCCGACGACAGAGGCTACCGTGTACTGATTGACGAACTGAGCGTAGTAGGTACGGTGCAGCGCGGCGCGCTCAGCCGGGTCGGCGCTGACGAGATGAGTATGTGAGCTCATGTACTCTTTGCGGGTTAGGATAGTCATATATCACCATTCATGGAAAGGGAGGGTGGGATCGACGGCGCCGTCGGCGTCGAAGCGGATCAGGGTGGCGTCACGCAGGCGCGCTGCTGCCAGGACACGCGCGAGGTCTGCAGGCACGGCCTCGCCCTGCTGCAGCGAGTAGTCGTAGGGCACCGTCACGAAGGCGCCGTTATCGTGCGTCACGATGGTCATGGCCGGCCAGCCGAGGTGTAGCGGACTGCTGTTGTACTGGAAGAGCCGCTGCAGCTCGTTGAAGGTCTGCTCGGTCAGGTGGCCGTTGGCCAGGTCAAGATATTGGGCGATCATGGTCTCTCCTTATCGGCTGACATCGACGCTGGCTTCCGGGTGAGCGATGCACGCCTCCAGATACTTGGCGCAGAACAGCAGGAAGTGCTCGAGCTTGCCCCAGCCATTCGGTGCGTTGAACTGCTCGTAATACGACGGCCGCGTCACCATGTCGGCGAGCGCCACGCGCAGCGGCTCGCGCAGCTGGCCGGCCTTCGTAAAACCGCTCTCGTCGGGTCGCCACACGCACTCGTAGATACCGGCCACCTCGGCCATCCGGCCAAGGTTGTGGGTGATATTGCTGGTGTACAGCGCTTCGCCGTCTTCGGCAACAAGGTAGACATCGAGGCTCATTTCTTCTCCAGTTGAAGGGCAGCTTGTTCGAAGACCGCAGCTGCCTCAAGGTGTTCTTCGGTCGCGCTGGCCGCCTGCTCGCGCTCCTGCTTGGCGACACGGCGCAGGGCTGCAGCTGGCGTTTCGCCTTCTTCGGCCGAGATCGAGCGGTAAAGCCCACGTTCTCCGACCATCACGCAGTTGCCAAGCAGTTCGATCTCCAGCGGCGGCCCCAAGCTGGCGGCCGCCAGCTCACGGAACTGGGCGCGTTGGATGTTGTACTCGGCGCTGGCGTAGAGCAACCGGGCACTGCGCAGCAGCGTCTGCTGTGCGGTCTCGCCTTCCTCCATCAGGATGGAGACGTCGGCATCTTCAGTCTGGATACGGACGCGGCCGTCGGGTGTGGTGATTTTCATCGCGTGATCCTTTCGCGGGTGTGAACGTTGAACTGCGTGACGGTGAAGCCCTGGCGCTTCCAGATCCGGATCTGGCGGCGGCGCTGGCGGGCGTTGCCGGAGGCAGTACGGTGCAGGAAGCCGGTATTGTTGATGTCGAGGTCGACCTGGCCGCAGCCCCAGCCGGCCGGGCTGTCGGGGTGACGCCCGAGGACGGCCAGCACCCGCTCCTCGGGATCGCCGAAGTCCGTGCCGATGAAGTGCAGCTGCCATTTCGGCGCCGGCTGGCCGTAAGCCACGGCGAGAGCCGGATGCAGACCTGTGCGGCGGCCGGTGGGTGTAGCCACGATCATGGTGCGGCCGAGGCCCCAAGGTGTTGCGCGAGCCTGCATGACTTCGTCAGGGTAGGATTCGCTATTGCGGCGCTGCTCGATGCTCATGCCGTTGCAGGTACAGCGGTCAGGCAGGTACTGGTTGCACTTCGGGCAGCGCGGCACGTGCGGCTTGAAGGGGATGGTGGGCCAGATCATGGCGTCTCCTTGCGCTGGGCGCGATCAGCGGCGATGCACTGGCGGCCGTATTCGTGCATCTGGTCAATGGTGTAAGCGGTCACGCCTGCATTCGAACAGTGCCTCGGAACCTCCGGCAGCGGCGGCAGCTCTCCAGCACCTACAGCGTCAGCAGGGGTGCGGCGGGCGGCTTGCCAGAATTGCCAGTAGGTCGAGACCACGTAATCGTCGTAGTCTTCGGGCCGGTCTTCGTCGCGCTTGAGTGAGTCAGCATTTGCGCAAGTGATGTTCAGCACGGCTTTTTCGAAGTCTGCGCGCTCGGCTTCAATGCTCGCGCCTTGGTTCAGGTTATTTTCCATGCTGCGGCCCTTTCTGATGCTGCCATGCAGTTGCTTCGCGCCAGTGCGCGGCGAACTGGCTTGCTACGCGTGTCTGCTGTCGCATGGCTGCGTGCAGGGCTTGGTTCAGGTTATTGGACATGGGATTGCTCCTTTCTGCTGTCGGCGACTGCCGCCATGTACGGTGCAATCGCTGCGGTGTACTCGCCAGGGCGGCGATAGTAACGGCTGCGCCAGTGGTGGGCGTAGAGTTTGCCTGCGTAGCGGCCTTCACGTTGGTTCCGGCTCATTTACTCGCCCTCCTGCTGGGTAGCGCGCATGGCTGCGCGATCGATGCGCTCGATGTCGGCCAGGATCAGCGCGCCAGCTTTGACGAGGTTGCGGCGCGGCTCGGCCGGCTTCCACCACTCTGGCGACCAAGACCAGATATTCAGGATGTTGGGATAGATGTGATGAGCTGCGTAGCACGCGGCTGCCAGTGCAAGTTCCCCGCCTTCGTGCGCGTCGTCGTGGGAAAGCGACCAGCCCTCGGATTTCACCTGACGGCTGCGCTCGTTCAGCACATCCTTCGCAGCGGTAGACATCTCTGCGGGCTTGTCGAGCCACTTGACTGGCGCTCTGCGGAAACACGGTTCTGTTCCGTCAACCATTGCGAGCATGTAAGCCATGCCGTTGTACATGCCGTGCATGTAGGGGTTGCAATTCCAGGTGCCGCTCTGCCCTTGGATGTCCAGCATTTCGCGCATCTTCGCGATTAAGTTGCTATTCGCATCCCGCGCATCCTCGCTGGTCGTCGCTGCTCCAGCAGTAGGAGCGGCGAGATTGGCGCTGCTGTCGTTCGTGTTTCCGCCCTGCGCGCGGAACCGGCGAGCTACCTCGGCTTCGACTTCGCGGCCATAAATACGCAGTGCGTAAGGCGCTGGGAGTGATGGCATCAGGGGCATGAAGATAGCGTCCAGTTCTTCATCAGCTAGAGCCTCGGCGGTCGCCAGTTGCTGCTCGGGCGCTGCCTCGGGAGTGCTGGCAGGGGATGCGGCGAGAGCGAGTGCGCGGATAACATCGGTGGCAAGGTAGTATCCGCCGTTCTCGATGCCTTCCTTGAAATGCAGCGGCAGTTTCGACAGATCCACAGCCTGCGCTGCCGGTGCCTCGGGGCATTGCTCGCATTCGTCGCGGCGCTCACCGGGCGCTCGGCCACAACTCGGGCACCCCTGCGCTGCCGGTGCCCAATGGCGCACGTTCTCGGCGATGCGTTTCGCGCCTCCGAGCACATCTTCGCCAGCCAGGTGCACATAGCCGGATGCCGGTGCTCTGACTACGTTTTCGCGCTGCGCCCAGCCGCGCCCCGTTCCGTCGCAGCTTTCGCAATCGCGCGCCTTGTCGCCCTTATGCGCCCTGCTGCCGCCGCAATCGGTGCAGTTGTCTTGCGGCGAACCCTCTGCCGGTGCTTTGTCTGCGCCAAACCAGCCCGCCGATTTCATGTCCATCAACGTGGATGAGCAGTAGTCGCACACGACGACGCCACCGATCACGTTTTCATTGCCGGGTACGCCGCCTTTCGCGCCGAGACACAGCCTGCAGCCATCCTTTTCAACAGTTGTTGCCGCTTTGGCTGCGCCCTGCTGGGCGGATACCGGGGCTGCATAGAGCTTGTAGGTTTCGCCCGCGATCTTGGGAACGTCCGCATAGATGGTGAGCGACCATTGGCCCGCCGAAGGACACCAGTGCATTCCAGCGATAGGCTGGGCGGATACCGGGGCAAGACTGGCGCGGGCAGCAGATGCGAAGCATGCCTGCTCCGTTGCCCAAATAAGTTGGCCCATCGCCTTGCTGGGCGCGTCTTTAAAGGCTGCGGGCCACGCCTTGCGCAAGGCGGCTTCGATCTTGTCGCGCTGGTCCTCGGTCAGAAGCTCTCCCTTTGCGGGCAGGTCTACCGCTTCTCCAGCCTGTACCGGCTGGGCGGCGCGGCGAGCAGCCTCCCTGTAGTAACGGGTGAGTGATTCGACGTTGACCAGCACTTCGGCGGGGGACTTGGTATTCCGCGCTTGTCTCACGCCTGCGTCAGGGTGATTCGGCAAAGCCTTCAGGACAGTATCGTTAATGCGCCAGATCAAGCTGAGTAACGGGTCGTCCCCGCTCGCGCTTGCCGTGGTATCCGGCATGTCCGAGGTAGCCGGTGCAGCTCGGCGAGCGAGAGCGATCATGGCGGCCATGTGTGTTTTTGCCGCTACGATGAAGTCAGCATTGCGTGACATCTGCTCATAGTCGCGGCCTTCGGTGGTGCACACATGGTAACGGTCAAGTCCGCCATTCGACTCGTTCGGGGCGACTACATTCCAGTTGCCGAAGTTGCGGACCCAAGGCCCGGGGGTAGTGGCATTCAGCAGTGCTTCCAGCTTGTCCAGGTCAAAGCCTGCTTCTGTGCCTGTAGGGGCGATGTTATTGTTCTCGTTCATGCTGCATCCTCCATTGGGTACGCTTCGCAGCTCTCGCTGCATCCGCCATTCTCAAAATCCAGCCCGAACTGACGGGCATCCATGCTGCGGGTTTCGCGGATCGGGATGAACGGCTGCACGCCAAGCTCCCGTGCCTGCGCCAGCACTTGCTCGGTCGAGCGGTTCCCGCGCCAGAAAGTGCGCGCATGTCCAGCTTCATTCGGCTCGCCGTACCAGGGCGCTCCATGCCAGCCGTACTCGGCTTCCATGCGCGCATTCCACAAAAAAGCGTAGGGATTGTCGGCATACACCTGAAACAGCTTGCGATCTGACTTTTTAAAGCAGGTTACGCAGTTCCCTAGGTGCTCAGGCAGGTCAAGCTGGAAAGGCTGGTTTTCCCAAAAGTTGGCAACATCTTGTTTATCGGTCGGCCAGGTATCGATTAGCGGATACAGGATCTTGTTGACCCCTGCATGCTTCGATACGCGGCGTTGCTCGTCCATTCTGATGCCGAGCGCTGTGCAATAGTCGTCCCAGCCCAGCCCATCGCGTACGTAGCTGTGCATGGCGTTGAGCTTCATTTCGCGGTTGCAGTGGCCGAATGCCGCGTTAGAAATGCCATATTTTTTAATTACTTCTTCGAAGACTTCACCATTGCGGGATGCCGTTTCAAAGGTCACGATACGGTAGCCGCTAGAGGTAGCCTCGCCGTGGAAAACTTCGGCCTCAATCCAAACCACGTTCAGGCCGAATCGCTTATCACACTCGTTCACGAAGATCAGGGTTTTTTCGTCTTCGCGGCTGGTGTTTGCAAAAACAACGACGATCTCGTACAGATCCGACCAATGGTCTTTGATCAGTTTGGCCATGTAGCCGGAAGTCTTGCCGCCACTAAAGCTGACAAATAAACGCGGCTTCGTCATGCATCGCTCCCGCTAGCGGCGTTATCGCTCGCCTTGCTTGCTTCAGCAGTGCTCGGGGCGCCACTGGACTGATTGACGTTGACCTCGGCCTTGCTGCGCTCCCACGTCGCAATTTGACGCTCCGTCATGAACATGTAGCTCGTGCAGCCGCAAGAAGGGCATGCCGACTGCGTTGCGGTCTTGATCGTCTTGTGCGGCACGGAAGTCAAGTCCGTCTCATAACCCTTCCATTGACACTTCGTCTTACCGCAGCGGATGGGTGCGGTGCCGTATGCAGGCAGGCTCATTTCGCGCCTCCAGTATCACCAAGGGCGCTAGTGTCATTGCTGGGTGTAGTGCTCGGAGCTGCGAGATTGCGGATAGCGTGGGCGCATGACTGAACGGCTTGGTTCCAGAAGCTGGTGTCCCAGTCCGTATCGGTCGATTGCTTCGCCTCGCAGATGAAAGCCGCATCTTCCAGCGCCTTCGCTCGCACATCTTCTGCTGCCGGCACCTGGGCTGCTGCTTCCTTAGTAGCGAGAGCGTTGGCGAGCTGCCATGCGAAGTCACCTGCGAGGTGCTCGGCAATGTAGCGGTCAAACGTGCGATCAGTAGGGAAATTGGCGCGCATCCATTTGGTCAGGAATGCGCGGGCCTGATCCGTGTTCTGGATCGGAAATTGCTCATCGGCCGCTCGCACTGCTTCTACCTGCTCTGCCTGGGCGGGGAGTGCGGGGGCAACGAGCCGGCAAGTGTACCCAGCCGCCTTAGCCTTTCCGCCCATGCCAAAGTCGCTTTCCCACGCGCGCTTACGGGTGTCGTGGATCACATCAAGCGTTTCAGGATTCATCCATGCCACCGGCTCTGCATGTGCCTGCTCTGCTTGCACAGGAGCGGCCACACTGGCAGCAGGCTCTTCGCCAACCCACGACCACGAAACCGGCTTGTCCGAATCCGCGTCCTTCGACACGACGATGCGCATGGTGCGGTTGTGCCCACGGTAGGCGCACAGCACGCCTACCTCCGCTTCCTCGCCGGTCATCATGCAATTCGATGCGTAGTTGTTGGCAAAGTCCTCCGGGCCGTCGCCGTAGCAGTTCTCGGAATCCTCCGCGTCCCACAGCATGTTCGGCTCGCCTTGATCGGCGGTCTGCACCGGGGCGGCCAGATTGGATACGATGCGGTCGTTGACGCGGCCCATGCGCTCGGCGTTCCAGTCGCGGTCTTTCTTCTCGGCGGTCTGCTTCCAAGCCAGCATGCCGCCGTAGTAGCGATCGATCTCGTCGGCAGCGGCCAGAACATCGAAGGTGAACAGCGTTGTCGAGCCGAGTTCTCCGTAGGCTTTGGCCGCATTTCGCAGGCGTTTCGACAGATCGGTTTGCAAGGTCTGCACCGGGGCGGCTGGCGCAGCCTTGGCAGCGAGGGCTTTTGCAAGTTGGTAAGCGAAGTCGCCGGCCAGCTGGGTCTGGATATAGACGCCGAAGCTTTGGTCGCTGGGGAAGTTGGCGACCATCCACTGGAGCAGAAAAGCGCGGGCGCTGTCCGTATCCGTGATCTCGATGCTCTCGCCCTGCTGTGGTGCTGGTGCAGCCGACCCGGACCACTTTTCAGCGTTTTCCATCATGGCATTTACGAACTTTTGACGGCTGGTTAGCGGTGCTGGTGCGGTGAGTGGCGGGATGGGAGCGTCAACTGCTTTGCGAAGGTAGAGGATGTAGTCGATCAACTCCTCGCGGCTGCGGCTTGCAAAGTCGCCCTCGTCGCTCGTATTGCCGCCCTGGCGCGCGGCACCGGCAGTGCTCGACAGCGGAACCGCCGGCGCCTCCGGTTTGTTCCAGTCGATCTTCGCGTCCGGAAGGTGGTCTTCGGCGCGGCGTGCCGGGGTGTTCTCGCTGTTCGTGGTCATGAGGCTCTCCTGTTTATTTGGTCTTGTTGGTGTTGAGGGTGCCGGGCTTTTCGCCAGCGCTGATTGCATCCAGATCGCTGTAGTACTTGCTCGAGCGGCGATTCATGCCGTAGACCCGGGCGGCTTCGCGGTCCTCGCGCGCCTGGCGTTGCGCCGGCGTTTCATCCGCGGGAATACGCCGCGGGCGGACTCGGATCATCCTTTTGCCTCGCCGCCGAGGGCTTCGACCAGGTCGGCAAGCAGCTTTGCCAGCTCTCCAGTCATCAGGGCGAAGTCGTTGTCGAAGCGTTCGTTTTGGTCCGCGGCGATCGAATCGTTTTCCCTGATGACGTCGAGCGGCTTGATCGAGCGGATCGTCAGCGACTCGGTCAGGACGAACGAGATCCGGCTGTTCCAAGTCATTGCCAAGCGAGTGCATTGCTTGCCACTGGAGAGGTGCTGCCAAATGTCCTCGGGGTCAAGGCTATGGTTCTTGAAGCCGATTTGCGCTTTGCCTTCGCCGGTCGCCTGCAGCGTCGCATCCTGGTCGATGGTGAAGTCGTAATCGAGCGCAGACGCGTCCTGCTTCAGCCAGGCAGTCATCATCGCTACAGGCGAGCGCTGCACGCGCAGCGATTCCAGCGGCAGCTTGTCGACGGCCTTCAGTAGCAGCTTGATCACGTCGTCGGCTTTGGTCGGGCTCGCGGAATCGACGGCGAGCCAGCCGTTGACAGGATCGATCCACGCATACAGGTCGGAGCGGACGGAGAGGGCTCGCGGTAGGAGTTCGTCCGCGACGCGCTCCCTCAGCTCCTTCATGGCCTTTTTCCCGGGCGGGAAGCCTTGCTGTTCCTCGAGCTCCGCGGCGCGCGCCATTGCGACCTGGTTGACGGCCTTCGACGGCAGGATCTTCTTCTCGGTCGCCAAGGCGATCAGAAACTGGCTGTTCACGGAGTGGACGAGTGGGGAGCCATCGCCGCGAACCTGGGCCCAGCCCTGGCGCAGCAGTTCGCTACTGCCGGCCGGCTCGAAGGACTGCGACTGGAGTGCTTCGGCCAGCTGCTCGGCGGTCAGGGCGTATGGGGCGGGGAGGCGATAGACCTGCAGGTTCTTAAACCACATCTCTTGGATTCCTTGTTGTGTTGTAGTTATTGGGCTACGCGAGCGACGCGCTCCAGCTGCAGCTGCTCGACCTGGTCGCTGGTCATGTCGTCGAGGCGCTGGACTTCTGCGTACAGGAGCAACAGCAGCGAGAGGCCGACGAGGGCGGATGCGATTTGGCGGATCATGCTGACCCCACGCGGCTAGCCAGGATCACGCCAGCAAGGGCGGCGCCGGCAATGCACTCGACCACGTAGACAAACACCCGGGCGTTGATCTGGCGGCGGTTCAGGTAGGCGTGCTTCATTGCGGCACCGAAGGGGCGAGCGACAGCGCCAGGCAGGCAAACAGCAGGGCACCGATAGCCATCAGGCCCGGATGCTTGTCAGTCCATTCGATGCGGTGCAGCAGAAGGAAGCGGATCATCGTGATCTCCTAGATTGGCGTCTTGGGTTGTGGTGTTAGTTGTTGTTGCCTGCCTCAAGCTTCTGGATCGCAGCTCGCACGATCGCAGCCATGGTTGCTGCGTCCTTGCCCGGGTGGTCCTCGTAGCGCTCGGTGACGTTGCGACGTCGACCGCCAGCACTAACGGAAACCGACCCGTCTTCGGGGTCTTGGTAAGTGCTCAGGCCAAGATCAGTGCTCAGCGGGCCAGCTGCGCTCCAGTCACGGCGCCACCGCGGCAGCTCGCCGACGGAACCAAGCCTGGTGCGCGAGTTATTGGCGCTGCCGAAGAAGCCGTTGCTTTTCGGTGGAGCCGGGACGAGCACGGTGTCTCGCGTAAGGCCGGCCGGCGCTGCGAACTTCCCGAGCCTCAGTAAGCGAGCCAGATCGATCTCGTCCTGGGCACACTCGTTCAGGTAGGCCTCATCCCATTGCTTCGGAACTGGAATCATTCCTTGCCTCCTTAAGCCGCCAGCGGCGGAAACTTTGCGCGACGCTCGGCTATGAAGGCATCGAACTCCGCATCGTCCATATCCGTGCAGTCAGTCCAGGTCGGGCAGCGGCCGGCGATCTCAGCCGGGTGGACCCAGTCGGCGTGCTTCCCATCGGGGCTGACCATGAAGCGGCAGCCGTTGAGGTTGGTAATGCTCATCACTTGCTCCTATTCGTCGCCCTGGTCCTGCGCTTTGACGAACTCACCCTCGGCATTCAGCAAGTACCAAGTGCCTGGCTCGATGCCGTTTTCACCGACTTTGCTCGCGCGAATGTGGATCAGGTCGCCGTCGTCGTTGCGATAAGCCAGGACGATGGCGCCCGTTTCACCGGCCATCGCGCGCCCTTCGTAGCCGCACGCCATG